ACTTGCCAAGCCATTTTTTGGATTACGTTCAAGGTCTCCTCAACGAAAACAATTCCGTTGGTTGTGGTTATCTTTGTTCCAACAATACCACTTTTCATATCAGTATCCATATAGATAGATACGATTTGGTCAACGTTTATTAATGTGGGTGTACCTCGGTGTGTTAATTTAATTAACATTTAATTTAATTTTAAGTTTATAAATAATAATTCCATTCTCGCAGGAACGACTTTTGTTAGATTACAAACATCACAACATTCATCATTCTCATTTTCAGTTTGTATTGGACTTGGGTCATTACCATAACCCTCGACTTCCTCACCACAAAAACAACATTTAATTTTACTCATTTTTATTTAATTTATAATTTCAAAAATATCCTCTCCAATAATCAATCCCAAATTTCTACCATTATCCCAACGAACATTTACAACATCATATCCAACATTGTAAACAACCCCCTCACTTCCAACCTCAATAGGTAAAGGGTCATTGTTCATTGGTTCAATTAGTTTAACTCGTTTACCCATTAATATATTTGGGTTTACAACATAATCATTTACTATCATATTATTTAATTTTAGAGATTTTTAATTTGATACCATAAACAACTAAATTGATTAACGATAAAACGAATAGACAAACACAAATACTCCAAAAGATAAAGATAAACTTTTGAATACCCTCTAATTGATTGTAGATTTCTTGATACATAAACATTTATTTATTTGATTAACTAATATTACACGAAGGTAATACAAAGTTTTGATATCACAAATTTATTTAGAATATTTTTGTTAAAATATTGTTAAAGAATTTTTCACCTGTCACGTCCCTCCATTATTGTTTGGCATGTATGACAAACCCCCAAGATCCTGATCGTCGTCCTAAACTTGTTTGGCATATACGATAATATCCGAATTTGCCACACAACATTACAAAACAAGCAGACTCAAGGGGGTTTGTATGACAAAGTTTGCCAAACAACAATTTTCCCATCGGAGAACCTCCTCTTCAAATTTATTTTGTTAAAACTATGTTAAAGGATTTGCCAAACCATATTAGAGATGACGATGACATCTTTGGGTTGTATGACAATTGCCAAACAACAATTCCTGGAAGGAGACGAATATGGTCAAAAAAAACCCCCACCTTTCGGTGAGGGTCGGTTAGTGGGGGAACTAACCTAATCAATAATTGTATACTCTTGTTTGAGTATCTTAATTCTCTTGATGTGGTCTAAAGACATTACCTTATAATTTAAGGTATTCTCTAAACCATTTTGATACTTTGAATAGTCGGTCTTGGTATCAATCATATATTGTTGGAACAATAATTTCTCAATACTATTACCCTCAATCAAATATCTTGTGTCAAGATAACTACTATTGTGGTCTTGATATCTAAAGTAGAATTTAGTCGGGTCGGACTTTAAAAATACTAAAGATTTAGAAACTAACTGATAAGGACTTTCTTTCTTATCCTCATTCACAATAGGGGTAATTCCCTCACTCTTATACTTTCTTTCTAATTGACTATCGTAATCAAAACCCGTTTGGATATTTGATAACTTTTGTTCAACTAAAACCTTATCGTAATAAGGGTTAGGGTTTTGTTTACCACTTTGTTTGAAGTCAAGATATTTGTTCATCTTAACTTTTTTTAATGTTGTCAATCCCACATTAGGGACAAAGATATCTATACCTGATAGTATATCTTTTAGTTCAGTTTTAATAATGTTCATATCTTATTGTTTGTTCCCACAAAGATATAGTATATATCAATACAAAGTTAGAATATACAAATAAAGTTATCCACATTCCATTGTTAATAACTTGGGGTTCACCTTCGGGAACTAATGTGGTTTGGCAAACTCTTGAGAACGAACCCCCTGATGGGATACTCCATTATTGTTTGGCAGGTCGGGTAAGGTATTGATAGTCAAAGGGTTAGGGGTAGGTAGGAGTGTAGGTAGGGATATACCCCCTCCCCCCTCCCGTATCCCCCCTTTATATAGTGTTTTAGGGGGGTCTATAACAGGGGGTCAATGCCACGACTGAAATTTTTCCAGAAAAAATCGGGGAAATTGATCTTACCCCCTAAAGTAGAAATAAAATTTTCCAGATTTTTTTAGGGATATTTATATACTACATGAAACTATTAGATACCATATACGAATCCGTTCTATTAGAATACTCATATAAACTCATTGACCAATTGGTAGATAAGTTTAGTGAGGAAGGTGTAGATCCCGAAGAGGCGAGGGAGTATATCAATTTGTTTCATAGGTTCTCTCAAGGACTTGATCCTAACAAAAGGGACATCATCAAGTATTCGTGGGACGAACTATATAGAACCGTTAATGATAAGAAAGATAGTAGAAGGATTAAGGCAGGGAAAATCGGGGACAAGAATATAGATAAGGATGATGTTGTTTATGGTAAGGATGGTGTGATGATATATAGAGGGGACAGTAAGGAGAAATGTATTAGATATGGTAATGGTTACAATTTATGTATATCTTCAAGAGGAGACGATAACAAATACGATGAATATACGAGTACCACAAGAAACTATTATTTTATATTCAACAATAACTTAGATAAGGATGACCCATTACATTTAATCGTTATACAGAGACTTTTATATCCTTTAACACGTGATTCAAGTCCATATGTACTATGGGATGCTGAAAACAGGTTGATGTTCCCCGCAGACAAATTACCAAGTTTCAAAACAATCGAATTGATATTACCTTGGTTAGAAGGACTTGAATATATCTTTGAATAATAAAATTAGAACTATATTTCTAATTCCTTTAATATTCCATACTACTTAAGGGGTAAAAACCTGTAAATGGAAATATATTTCCAAAATGAGAAAAAAAATTTCCAGAAAATTTTTGTGATATTTATACATATGAAGATAGTACTTACAGAATCCCAACTAAAGACCGTTATAGATGAATCATCACAGAAGGTTAGATACTTTGAAGGTGAGGAGTATGGTATTCCCGAGCAAATCGATTGGTTGATCATGCAGAAGGAGTTTATCTACTTGGGTCAAGGATCAGGTCATAAATTGAAGTTAATCAATAATATCATACATAATTTACAGAAATTAAAGTAGTATGAAGATCCTTATATCAGAACAACAATTAAAGAGTATCGTAAAGAACCAACAGAAAGGTGCAATACTAATTGGTGGTTTGGATGATAGAACAGACAAAAAAACAGGTGAACTTATCGATAAGACCATAGGTGAACAAATATCCCTATTAAAAAGTGCAAGTGGGTTCAGTAATATCATAGGTCTTAGGTATAGTACCTCAGATGGTGATATAAACAAAACCATATTAAATAACCCTAATTTTCCTATTGTATTATTCAGTGCAGGTTGTCAGAAAGCAGATGTGGTTTTAAATACTAATGGTGTTAACCCTAATAAAGTATTTCTTATACAACCATGGGCGGCAAGTAAAAAAAGAATGGACTACTATAATGGATTATCCATACCAAAGAACCAAATATATGTCGGTAAATTTTCAAGTACCGGTAATGGTATACGTGGTGCAACCCGTTGTCCCGAAGGAATGGGTCATTGGGAATCCCTTCCCGCAATTGGTGGAATGGTTTTAAAATTAAGATAATACATAAAGATACCTCGGGTTTGAAGACCCGACTTAGGACCGGGACTAGTTACATAGTACCGTTGGACACGAATTCGCTACTCGTGTCCTTTTTTAATATATTTATATAACATGAAGATCGTAATATCAGAACAACAACTTAGACGTATAATAACGGAACAATCATCTACCGTTGTGGTAAAGGGTAGTTTCACCCCTACAGTTCCAGTAACCCATATTGATTTTTGTGATGAGTTACACGCATTTCAGAGCACAGGTGGTAAGGATATTGGTAACATGAACGTTATTGTTGGTAATAAACTCGAAGAGTTATATAATAACGGTATGAACCCTATGGTTTCTAATGTAAGTGTATCCGTTAAAGATAATAAAGTAAATTGGACCTGTACAATTGTTCCTAGTCCCGATGGTAAAGCGTGGGTTGGTTTCACCAGTCGTGGTGCTGGATGTAATAACGACATTATTAAACGTGCCGAGTCAGTTTCACAAGGAAATGATATTGGGACCGCTAAGAAGAAAATAATGACTAAATTTAAGGAATCTAATATTGATATTGAGAAGGTTAACGATTTCGTGTATAAAGGTGGTAAAAACTCGTTTAAACAGGTCTTCTATCGTTATACTAAACCTAACTCATTTCCACCTGTAAATGGCCCTAAAACAACTCCTATTAACAAATCTAACAATACACCTGTAAGTGGTGGTAACGAGAACTACGATACTTTAAGAATTAACACATCCGATTTAACCTCATTCATACAAGAGGTTAGAACTAAGACACAAGGATTGACCGTTAGTTTGGGTTCATTAAAGACGGACATTACTCCTGATAATTGTTCATTTGAGATTTTATATGTTAAACCTGGTCGTAAGGATGTTAGTGGTACTTGTAAAAAGATTAAAAGATTTACGGTTGCATTATCCACACAAAATGAAGGTGAAGCCGCGGCAGATAATATTCTAAGTAAGAACCCCGAATCTAAAGTTATTCGTAAAGGTACATTTGTTGAGAATGGTAATACAAGAACTTGGAAGTTAATTGCCGTGATGTAACATACCACCCTAGGAGATCTTGGTATATAATATATTTATACATAATGAAACTAATTGACCTGTTAACTGAGGATACTAATGAACCAAGAGTTGTGTATTTTAATACCCCACATGGTTATAATGGTTCACCAGAAGATCATAAGATGATTAAGAAGATGATAAATGTCTATAAGGCCCTGTCTAAGGGTCGTGGCTTGGTTCAGATATATCATACCCTCAGATACCCACCTTTGGATGTATCCTACGAATTACCCCCTTTAAACACCACTGCAATCCTGATTGACTATCCTAGTAAGAGAGCACTTAAAGATGGTGAGGATATTGATTATACATTTGATGTTGTCGGTAAGGTGAAATATACCCTCCATAATTTTGAAACACAATATGATACCGACATTGATAGATTTATGATGCATAAGGGACATGAAATATCATTTGTCTATAAAAAGAGATTTGAGAACTTTGGTGTTGTTATCAGTTCTTAATTTCTGACCTCCGATAACCCCGTTCACGACTTTCCGACGCCGGAACCCCCGTTCGAAATTTATGTCTTTCTATTTTTGTGTCCGTTAATAATAGTGGGATATTTATATGTGTATATGAAACTATTTGATATTATATCTGAAGATGAGGAACTTGATGAAGGTTTTAAATCTGATGAACAATGGTTGGATGAATTAAAACGTAAATTTCCCGATTGGGATTATAGTAATGCGGTAATATATAGTGATGGTAGAAGAAAAAGAATAAATAATGTTTTTTGTACCATACACAATCATTCCTTTCCTGAAGAGGGTAGATCGGAGGGAATTGATATGGATAAACATAAAAATGGTACCGGTTGTTATGATTGTGGAAAGGAAGTATGGAAAGAAAAGTTTAAAGAAAAACGTACATACGGTAAAGAAGATTGGTTGGAAAAATTAAATGGGGTCAAACATTTCAAAAATAAATACGATTTCAGTAAATCAAAGTTTTTATTTGTTGAACCATTAAAAAATGGTCCATTGGTTACACACACATATTGTAAAATACACAAGAAATATTTTAATGGCGGTAAAGATGATCAAGGAATTAGAGCATCACATTACCCGGTTTGGAATTATCCGTGTCCACTTTGTAGAAAAGAAAGTCAATTTGAAAAAAATGCTATTTCTCATGAAGATTGGATTGATAGATTTAAATCTAATGAACGTAATAAAAAATATGATTATAGTAAATCAGAAATCTATTATGAAGAAGGTGATAATAAAGCAAAGGTATATAACATAAAGTGTAATGTAAAAGGATTAAATGGTAAAAAACACGGTGTATTTGGTCAGGAAGGTCTAAGAGCTTTAAATCATGCAAATGGTAATGCTCAATGTCCTAAATGTGAATGTGAAGACAAACAAAAAGAATTTATTCAACAATCAAATGAAATTCATGGTAACAAATATCTTTATGATAAAGTAGATTTTTGTGATAAAGATAGTATCATAAAAAAAGAAAAAGGTAATTATACTTCATATATTAGAAAAGTTTTAATTGGTTGTAAAAAACCAAACCACGGTTATTTTTTCCAAATTGCGGGTATTCATAAAACAGGTGCGGGTTGTCCTATTTGTAGAGAATCAAAAGGTGAGAACTATATTGATTCATTGTTAAAATCTAAATTTGGTGGAAAATATACAATATTAAGAGAAAACGATGCAACATTCAAAACATTAATGGGTAAAAAAGGATTATTACCATATGATTTTTATATACCTGAATTAAAAGTTCTCATTGAATATGACGGTGAACAACATTTTTATCCCGTTTTTGGTTCATCGGATTATACTAGAAACCTTACTTATAACACAACATTCACAAATGATAATTTGAAAAATAATTATATTAAAATTAATACGGAGGGTATTAGATTAATTAGAGTTCCGTATACGATGGAATTTAGTGAAATCAATGATTCGTTATTAGATGCGATTAAAAAAACACCACCAAATACAATTACGTATCTTGGTGAATATCCGAAAAGACATAATCGTAAGGAAGTTAAAAGTAAATTTAAAATAAACGAATCCAAATTATCCCTAATGAGTATATTAGAGTCATAATATCAATAACTTTTTATAATTTTAATATATTTATATAACAAAGAACAATATATGAAAAATAGAGTAATACGTTTAACTGAGTCTGAATTAAAAAGATATATCAATAAAGTTATATCCGAACAATCTACACCACCACCTACAGGTGGAGGGTCAAATTTCAATCAAACAACACCAAAAGTACCTATTGTTGGGGGAACTCCGACTGAAAAGTTGAGAGAATTGGTTGGTAAAGCGGTATTATGTAGAGCGTCAGATAATAGTGCAAGTTACAAATGCGTAATCAGAAGTGCTGGTCAAACTAAAAGTAATTATATTTATTTGACAGTAAGTTGTGAAAATGAACCCAAGGTTCAATGGATTAGATACTATGCTGATGATGATGACGAAAAAGAATTAACAGTAGGTGGTAGTTTGCCAACAAGACCTGTAACATGTAAAGGTTTAACTGATTGGTTACGTACAAATATTAAACCATATATGGAACAGTATGATTTTGCGAAAAAAGGTGGTTCTGACATGAACGCAGATTTTTCATAAATGATTTGATGAAAAGATATATAAACCCTCCACAACGGAGGGTTTTTTATTTAATATTATATTGGGATATTTATATGTGTATATGAAATTATTAGATATTATATTGGAAAGAATCGAATCAAGAACAAAGGAAGATTTTCTATTGAAGATGAAAGAACTTTTTCCTTATCGTAATGGTAGTCTTTATGATTTCGGTAATCAGGAAAACTTTACAAAAAACTCTACGGTAAATGTTCATTGTAAAAAACATAATGTTGATTTCTCTGCACTTGTTGAATATCTATTGAAAGGTCGTACAGGTCCAAATGGATGTGGTGAGTGTAAGAAAGATGATAGTCAAAGTAATGTTAAATCAACTAAAAATGATTTTTATAGTAAGGTAAAAGATATATGGAAGGATGAAAATGGAAATCCGTTATATATCTACAATAGACCAGGTTTGAGAAGATATACAGGTATTAATAATGAATTTGATTTTTATTGTCCTAAAATTGGTTCCGATGGAAAACCCCATGGTAAACAAAGTATAAAAAACGCACAACTTCACATATATCAAAATGTTGGTTGTAGAAAATGTAAAGACGAACAAGGAATTGTTAAACAAGAACCAACCAATCTTTCTCGTGCGGAGTTTATAAGAAAAGTTAAAGAGAGAATGAAATTATACCACATTCCAATAAGTTGGTATGATTGGAAGGGTATGGAATATTCAAATCCATCAAGAAATACTAAAATAAAATGTTTAAAACATAATGAAGAAGTCACAAGAGTAAAGGGTAAATATTTTTACACAGGTGTACCTTTATGTTCAGAATGTAATAGAATAGCGGTTAAAGAAAAAAAATTCATGGATAAAATTCATGAACTATATGGTGACAGATTTGTTTTATTATCAGATTATATCGGTGGTGATTCACCAATTACTCTTGGTTGTACTTTACACGGGAAAACTCCATATCCTGTCGTGGTAAAATCTCCATCATCAATTTGGAAAAGTACTGAAAAATTTGGGTCAATTCAATGTAAAGAATGTGATAGGGTTAATAGTTTAAATAATTACAAAAGAACGTTTGAATCCTCACAGTCTAACAGATCTATTAAATATACTTATCCAAATATTGACAAAGAATTTGTTAATGCGAACACAAAAATACCTATTGAATGTCACGTAAAAGGTCCTAATGATGAAGAACATGGAATGTTTTGGCAAACGCCCGCAAATCATTCTACGGGACAAGGTTGTCCAATATGTCAAGAATCAAGAAATGAAAGACATATTGGTGAACTATTAAGAAAAAATAAAATAGAATTTGAAAAAGAAAAGAATTATCCTGAACTTGGTAATCAAAAATTTGATTTTTATTTGCCTGAATATAATGTTCTTATTGAATATGATGGAAAACAACATTTTGAACCTACGTTTGGTAAATCAGAATACACTAGACAAATGAATTATAATATATTGTACGAAAGTGATAATATAAAAAATGAATTTATTAAAACTAATAATTACGGTTTGGGAATGATTCGTATACCACATACCCTTAAAGAAGGTCAATATGATAAATTATTAGAGAACGCATTGAAAGGTGGAGTTGAGAAAAATGAAATAAAACCATTGGGTGATTATCCGGAAAGAGAAACACCTAAAGAACCAGTACACCCTAAAAAAAGAGGCGAATCCAAATTATCGTTAATTGATACGTTAAAAAATATTTAATATTTATAAGATATGAAGAAAGTTATAAGAATGACCGAGAGTCAATTAAAGAAAATGGTCGAGAATACTATCAATGAACAATCAAGTAAAAACTACTTTGACGTATACAAAAAAACAGGCGGTGAATTAACACAAGTGTCGCCAAATCATATGATGGATAATGAGTCATATGAGGGACAGTCATATCATATATGGGATAATGGTCGTGTTATGAGTGTTGATAATTCTGATAAAACTAATAAACTAATGGGAACGATGGTTATCATTTCCGATAGTTCATATAAATTCGTGTGGGATAATGGATACACATATGATAGTGCGACCGATAAGGTTACTAAAACTGTTACTCAACCAAAGATTAATACAGTTAATTGTGCGCCTCAATTATTGGATATAACTAAAGGTAAGATTTTAAAATTCGGTTGTAAAACACAAGGTGTAAAGGAATTACAAACATTATTGGATTTTACAACACCGACGGGTTATTTCGGTAAAATTACAAAACAAAAAGTAATTGATTTCCAAAAAAAGAATAACATAGAAGATGACGGTATTGTTGGGCCCGAAACATATAAGGCATTAACACCTAATGCCGTCCCTGCACCAGCACAAGATGTAAAAGAATATGATGACATGTATGATGATGATTATAATGAGTTAGATAATTTATTCACTAACAATTTCGATACTGAAGATGATTACGATGGTGAACCACTTAGAGGTGACGATGAAGGGTTTAGTAATAAACTAAGACAAAAACAAATTCAAAAAAAGATGAGATTATCATCAACAGGTTTGGATACATACTATAAAGGTGGTGGAGATTTAAAATCAAATACAATCCCACGTGATCAAGACGGAGAAGAAGTTAAATGGTCACCTATTAGGAGTAATGAAATGCCATTAAACAAATACCTTGAGAAAAAGAAAATGGGTGATTTGGATGAAGACATTTCAATGTTAGATAGTTTATTTGATAAAGATGAAATAAATGAACAAAGTGGTGGAACGTATGAACAAATAAAGGCCGAGTGGTCTAAAGTAAATTCGGACGAGGATACAAGTACTAAAGGATTTGGTGAAGGTAGATCACCTAATGAAAGTATGGCTATGAGAATGGGTCAAATGAAGGCACGTACAATTGTAGCAAAAAAGGCGGCAGGAATTAAACCTTCAGATAATAAACCATTTTCCGCGACTGTAGGTGCGAGTGAAGTTGATGGTAAAATGTTTAACATGAATAACACGTATGTTTATTTGTGTTTAATGGATAAAAATTAAATTTAAAATATATGGGAACAGCAGCAAAAAAACCACGTGCTATGAGAAGTAGACGTTCAGGTGTTAAATCATTTAATATTGTTAAGAAAAACTTAGAAATCTTAAAGAAACTTAAGGGGTAATGAAAATATTATTAAGTGAAGATCAATATAATCGACTAATAGATGAGGAAAGACCTCTACCATATACTGAAAAAGAATTAGAAAGAATTAAAAAAAAGTATAAAGATAAACCTATTTCCGAATTTAGAAACGGAGAAGATAGTTCCGTGTGGAGTTATGTTTATCGTAAAGGTAATGATTATTATCAAGAATTCACTAAAGATATGGTTAGACCCACAAGTAATCATTTAAAATATACCGACGATGTGATAAGACAAATCACTAAAAAATATGATGGTAAACCTATTTCTGATTTTATTAGAGATTATTCAAGTTTATATACTAGTATTGGTTATAGAGGAAAAGAATACTTTGATGATGTCACTAAAAACATGACAAGAAAAATTAGAACTTGGACAGATAAAGAGATTGAAGATGAAGCAAAAAAATACGAACATATTAAAGACTTTGCCGAAAAATCGCCGAAAGCATTTGGGGCAGCCAAAAATAGAGGACCAATTGTTGTAGATCCAAAAACAGGGGTTGAAAAAAATACAATGGGATTCTATCGTAAAGTTACGGCACATATGACACCATTAGGTAATATGTATAGAAGATTAATATATGTTCATGAATTTCGTTATAGAAATGGTAAACCTGCGGCGGCTTATGTGGGTTTAACATATAATAGTGATAAAAGATATAAACAACATACAAGTGGGGTTGATCATAAACTTAAACAAAAAGATACACCTGTTACGTCTTTTATGAGACAAAACCCAACATTGAAACATACTTACAAATTATTGACGGATTATTTAGACAAAAATGAGGCGGTTATACAAGAAAGATATTGGGAGGACAAATATAAAGAAGATGGTTGGTTAATTTTAAGTGTTAAAAGAGCGGGTAGTTTGGGTGGTAATTTTAAAATCAGAGATCAGGACATTAAAGATTTTCTTGATTTATGTTATAGTAAGGGAATGACTTTAACTCAAATAAGACATAAATTTCCTAATCAAGTTAATATTGTATATGCAAGAAATTTACATTTACCTCCACACAATTATCTTGAAAAATTTGAAACATCAAGAAATAAACAATATACCGATCAATCGGCATTTGATGCTGCAATGAAATATAAAAGTAATGGGGACATATACGAAAAAGATAGAAAATTATATGCCGTATTAGGAAAAAGAAAATTACTACAAAAAGTAAGAGATGCATTTTCAAAACGTAATAAAAAGAAATGATGAAATTACAGAACATATTATTAGAGAAGTTAAGAGATATGGTATCTATACCTATCTATCATCATACCACTGAGGAACGTGCTTTAGGTATTATGAATAGTAATATGTTAAAAGGATCTAAACAATACGAGGAGGTTTTAAATTTAGATAGAACATTAAAACAATCCAAACATAAAACGATGGTTTCATTTACTCGTGATAAGAACTTTATACCAGATGGGTCTATTGGTAATTCTGGTGACGGTCCTCGTATTAAACCTGATATGTTGAACGTAATCTTTGTCGCTGATAGAAGTCGTCTTAAATCACGTTATAGGGTGGTTCCTTTTGATTATGGAACAATTGCAAATAAAGCTTGGATGGATACAGTTCCACGTACACGTAAAAACCCTGAGGTTGAGGAAAGGGTATTAACGGATAGAATATACCCATTGAGACAATACCTTACAAACATCATTTATACAGGTCAAGATCCCGAGGTACAGAAAAAGATAGATGAGTATCTATCTGGAATTAAGTAATATTTATATTTAATGAAGCTTCAGGTAACAGAATCACAATTAAAACTTATTGAACAACAACAGTTAAATGAACTGAAGTGGTTGGCTAATATACAATCTCATATTGTTAGAATGGACGTTCCATTAACACCATCTTTAGTTAATTACATTTGGGGTAAACAAAGAGTCACAACATTTCATATTGGAGATGTTCACGGTATTAATGATATGGGATCAATAGTTGGAACAAGAAAATCTTTATCTACATTTAGATTTATGGATAAGGAATTGGTTAAAAATATGAAAGGGGTTCAAACCGAAGGTGGAATTATCTACCAAATTGTAGGTGATTTACAATTCGATTCTCCAACAGATGTTATGAGCGCACCTGATGAGAAAGGTAGAAGATGGGTGAACATTAGAAGTTTTCCACATGATTTTCAAAATAAAGTTGAACATGAGTATGAAAAGTATGAGAAATTCAGACACATGGATGAACCTTCAGGGTCGGCAAAGGATTTGATAGAATACTATAGATTAATGGATCAATTGGTTCGAGAAAATGCGAAAGAAATACGTGAATATTTTACTGATATTAAAAAGAACAGAGGTGGTAGGGAAAGTTTATGGAATGAAACTGTTGTGAATAATATCGAAGTTAAGGACATATTATGGAAAGAAGATATTGTTGCGTTTTTAGATAATTGGGAAACAAAGGAACAAAGATTACGAGTACTTAATGAAATTGGTATAAAGTTGAGTTCAATCTCCACCGGAACGGTTTACTTGGCCGATAAAGGTGGCACATTTGGTTTTAGAGATATTAATCCCGTTAAATGGGTTGAACAAAGAGGAGGATTAACTAATTTTAAAAAATATGTTAAGAAATTCCATGTTGATAGTGAACCAAGAACAATACATATTAACGAAGACAAACCAAATCCTAATAATCCACCACATGTAAAATATGGTCAGGGTTATGTTTTAATTACACCCGACAAACCTATAGATAAAACTGCTTGTGTCATTCTTGGTGGTTGGAACAATACAGATGGTAATCATAAACAATTGGTAAAGTTTATTCCTGAAAATATACAGTATAAAAAAACAATACTAATTACTTTACCCGGATCGACAATGGATGAAATTCAAAAAATATTAGGGAACACTAAAATTAAATCTATAATAGGTTTTGAAGAGGGTGGGACTAATGCATGTAAGTACGCAGGTGAGTATGATTTAGTTGGGTTAATTAATCCTGTTTTAAATAAAGATTCACGTAGATATCATATTAACGATAAAAGAGTTTTCATGTTGTATGACCCAAATAGGAATATTTTAAATGGTAATAAAATTGAACGAGGAGAAAAATACCAAAAAGAATTTGCCTCAATTATGACGGGTAATGCTATACCACTTAAAGACTATAAAAGTGAAAATATGTTAACTTATTTCCTTAATAAGTTTCAAAATAATATTTAAAATTATTTTAACATACTTTTAATATTTTTACCATATGTACCTTTTGGACAATCTGGAGGTGGACAATAGATATCGCTCAATTTGTTAATATATGTTTCTTTTGGTAATTTGCTCATACCATTACTATCTTGCCACAATTTATAATCTTTAACTGAATCTTGCCAATTATTATAGGCAGCATGATTTCCGTGTAATTTGTGTTTACCAATTGCCGTTGTTGGTCTTAGTTTCGCCAATTTCATACCAAATAGATTATTATTATCGTAAAAAATTTCACTTTTAAAATGTTTACTTTCCCATTTTGCTTGAGCTAATGCAACATCAGGATGAACAATATTTAATTTTTTAATTTCAGCTTTTAAATTTTCAGGTGTAAAAGGTAATGGTTTAGGTTCAGTACTTTTCGGTGCGTCATTACCAAATTTAGATTTAACATAATCAACCGCTGATTTACCCATATCAAAAGCCGATTTACCAAGATTAACAGCATTTAAACCGTCTATTTGTTCATTAATTAACCTATCAAGATCACTTTTTTTAATTCTAATAATTTTCATATAAAAATAAATATTTCTATAAATATTTTGAATATTCCAAAATATATACTTATCTTTGTGGTGTAAATTAAAAATATATGAAAAAATTTTATTATTTGGTATTGGTCATTTTAACAGTAAGTTGTTCTAAAACCTTGGAAACCAAGACAATAACTCAACCTATTGGAGACAAGGGTTCGATTGTTTTATTGTCCGTTAACTTGGAGAATCATGTTGACACTTTGTCTATTAGTGGGGTTTACGAACCAAAATTAATAGCAACATACTCTAATGGGTATAAATCTAATGTTAGTGATAGTGCGACTATTACAACATCAGATCCGACCGTTTTTAAATCTAATAAATCGTACTACGGAGCAAAGTCAGGTAAGGCGATATTTGACATTAAATTCAAGGAATATACATTCAAAGATACCGTTACGGTTTCCGAAATAGAGTATGTTGATATGTCTAAGTTCTCGTTCTTAAATACACCATCTAATCCAAGTGCCAATATTGTTGTACCAATTGTTGTTATTAATTATTACCCCACTTTAAATGGAATTGACATTGATACAAAAAGAGCACCTGGTTTAGGTACCGCATCTCCAATAACTTTGGATGGTATTAAAGAAAAAACTGTTCAATTTTTAAATTTAACAAAATATGGTTTAGAACAAGGATCTAAATTTAGGGGATATAATAATCCATCTCAAACTTCATCCGTATCATTTAAGGTTGTTAAATACATAAATGTTTATGAAATTAAAAAAGGAATGATGGACAGATTAGGTGGAGTTGTTTATCAACCTGACTATGTTGAATTATTTACTAAACTTAATTTGAAACAACTTGTTGAAAATGAAGGTGTAAAAGAAGTTTGGTTTTCATTAAGACCAATTAGTAATGAATACCCTGTTGTTAAAAATGAAAATATAAGTCCAGAAAATTTTATAAACCTTCCCGAATCTAATATGTCAAGTCCAACGGGAGACGTATCAAACAGTGTACGTTATCAAAATGATTTACCCGTTTACAATAAAACATATGTTGTTTATGGATATAATTTGGAAACGTCATCTGCGAACATGATACATAACCGAGGACATCAAATTGAAGCACAATTATCACATTTAGATGGTAATTTTTGGGGAAATCATTCAAATAAAACTGATGGTTATGGTGATAGTACTCGTTTAGGTTGTACACACAAACCACCAAATACAACAAAAGATTATGATTGGAATAACAAGTCTTTTGCTATGAGTGATATTGAAGATTGGAAACCGACAGGTGGAACAAGAAAATTAATTAATAGTGATAGATGGATGAACATTAACTATACTCCCCCTACGCCAGTTAATTCTATACCTTACGATCCAAATGATTCTCAAATGAAATGGTTAATATTTTGGCTACAAAGTATTCCAAGTAATAACAGTAATATAAGTGGAGCGTCAAATTGGTGGGATTTATTTTACAATTGGGATGATGCAATAAAAAATAGAAAAAGACTTACGTTTTAAAATACCCAGTATTATACTAGTATTAATATATCTAGTTTAAAACCAGTCTAGTATACTAGATAAATACTGGAAATTTTATAAAAAAATTAAATAATCTTTTAAACCTTTTTCTAAATTATATTGAGGAGTCCAACCGACCATCCAATTTTCAGAATTACTTTTAGTATGAAATTGATATCCCTTTGGGATATCTTTTTCATTATGGTAGGTGTATGGTATTTCTAATATGTCTAATACATCTTCAAAAGTTCTAGCATCCCCACTACCAACCTCATACCATTGACCTTGGTAATCTTCAAACCATTCCATGGCAAATAAATTCGCACTTATGATATCTTTTACATATACAAAGTCTCGTTGTGGTTTTTTGGGGAATAACTTGATTTCTTGACCCTCTTTTTGTTTTTCCAACATTTGATACGCCACCGACGCCATCTTCCCTTTATGGTCTTCTAATGGACCGTAAACGTTAAAATAACGTAAAGCAATACCCCCACATTTAATAACATATTGTTCTGCGGTATATTTGCTCCAACCATATAGATTTGAAGGGTATTCATCATTTGTACCGTAGTTTGCCGCTGACGATGAGTAAATAAACTTTTTACCCAATAATTGACACCATTCCGCAACTCTACGAGTAAACTCAAAATTACGAGTCATCATGTAATTCACATCAGTTTCCAAGGTATCCGAACAAGCACCGACGTGAAATACCACATTAGGATCAAATCGATTTAATTTAAAATATATTTCATTATACCAATCGGAGACATCAAAAATATCCTCATTAATTTCTAATATTTCGTGTTGGTCTTTTAATTCATTTAATAGGTTTTTTCCAATAAAACCATTTGTTCCTGTTATTAAAATTTTCATAACTATTTTTTTTGTCTTACTATTGGTACGCTCACCCCTCTTTTCTGAACAACGATTGAAGCCATTTTATTTGCATATATTATTGATTCCTCAACGTTTTTAGTTTCCAAATATTTTACAGTAAAAGATGCTGTAAATGTATCACCAGCACCACTAACATCAATTGTTTCACGAGGATCTGGTGATGGGTATATGTTATCCATATATCTAGCACCTTTTGACCCTAACGTAACTAATATTTTATTTAACCAACATGTGTCAAAATCGTGTTTTAAAAACTCAGATTCGTTTAGTTTAATAAAATTGAAGGATGATAAAATTTTATTACCTATTTTTTTCTTTGTATCCATAACAATAAAACGAGAATGATATGCAACTTCTAATAATATTTCTTCGTTCAAATAACCTTTGTTGTAATCGCTCACAATAACTGCGTCAGATTCTTTTATTTCGTCAATTACATCGTCAGTCAATTCCAAAGGTGTAATTGTTTCCTCACCCTCATCAATTCTAATAAACATATGATTAGATTTATCATCCACATATCTTGTCTTCTTAATTGGTTGAAATTGATGTAAATGTTTAATCGTTACATCTTGATCTAGCGACTTCAAATTTTCAACTACGTTTCCCGCCATTCCAAAATTTCTTTCTACATATAATGGATTAAAAACTGGTACAGGGGCTTCAGGACTTAATCTCTTTGTTTCACCATATACGAATATATCCGTACAAAATTCACCTATTACTGTTATTTTCATATTATAATATAATAAAACAAATACTAAAATCCAAGTATTTATATAGAAACACAGATAAAATGGGAAAGAAATTTAAAATCACAGAAGACCAATTAAAAAGATTGGTGGAAAATAAAAGTAGAATTCAAGAACAAATGGATGAAGAACTTGATGGTCCTTCAAGAGAAGAGTATTTTGCAAAACACGGAGATGATAATATGGGTTGGACAGGTAGTTCAAACAAAACATATCAAGATTTACCTGATGGTGACTATGATGATGAAACATATGATGATTTTGACACATTACATAGTGCTTACCCTAATTTCCATTCACATTATTCAGGTAAAGGTGAGGTAGATCGAGCAAGAGGAATGTTTGGTACATATAAAAACCTTCGTGGTCCATTACGTATAAAGAAAAGAAGATCTATGGATGAGATGGGCATGAAAGAAGATGGTATGATGAACGAATCGATTAAACAATATAAAACCGAATTTGATAGGTTTTTAAAGAAACCAAAACAATAGTTAATGAACCCTTCAGAAATGAGGGGTTTTTTATTATATCTATAGGGATATTTATATACAATGAACTTTAACAACATTTTTGAAGAATTACTACTTGAGTTAAGTGGACAGGAGATATATCAAAAGTATTATTCTAAAATACCATATGAGACTTTTTTAGATATTGTAATGGCTGACCCGAAAACAAACATAAGTGGATCAGGTGAATTACTATCAATAGGAAAATATTCAAAATTATTATTATCATTTTATCAAAAGGGTAGTTTAAGGGATGAGGATTTAGCAAAGGCTGAAGAATATTTGGAATGTGTTTATTCCCATAATATCGCATTAGACGTAAGTAAATTAAAAAATTTAGGGGACTTATATCAAGTAGTTCAAAAATATCTTATTTCGGACACACAAGATCTTAATGAAATTTTAAAGGCACTTGTTATCGATCAAGATTACAAATTACTACATCAAGGTAAGGATTGGGATTTTTATCAACCTCTAACCGAAAAGGGTTCCGCATATTTAGGATTTGCCACCGAGTGGTGTACAGCGTGGGGTCAATACTGTCTTAATAAAAAATATAGAGAAAGACAAAACCATTTTGAAAGACATAACGGACAAGGACCTTTATTCATTATGATGAGTAAAATTAATCCATTAAACAAATATCAATTTCATTTTGAAACAAATCAATTTATGGATCCAAAGGACAGTAGAATTAATTTTACTGAATTTTGGCCAAATAAAGATGAAATTAAAAATTATTTCTTCCCATCATTAGTTAGAGAAACATCTGAGGAAGAAGTAAAAAATGAATTACAAAGAATATCTATTTTACCTGACGGAGATGGTATGGTAATATTAAAGAAATCAATTGGAACTGTTAACAATCCTTTAGTGGAAGCAATCATAAATGAAGATGAAGATGCATTAGAAGATTTGGTTGATGGTGAAGAAAGAGATGGGTCTGTTTATGTTTATAGTGGTAGACTTATTATACAAGTTGACGGGATACCAGGAGACGATGCTGAGGGTGTTGAAAGATCGATAGATCAATATAGAGGAGAGGCGAATAATGGTTGGGAGTGGGTTCATAGTGATATGGAAAATAGATTTTACGACGTAGACGATTATGAAGATGAACTTGAAAAAATTTTTAAATCTTATTACGATAATAATAAAATAATATTACAAGAAGAATTGGGTATTAACTCATATGAAATTTTTAAAGAAGATTATTTTGATAACTATCTTGGTGATGATTATGTTAAAGATACTTTTGTGGATGATATAACAGATTTATCATATCCAAGTTATGAAGCTGAAAATGATAGAGAAGCAGACGCAATTGAAAAGTATTTGTCTTTTGGTTCTTCAGATGAACTTAATTTTTCAATTGTTTTTTTAGTACAATTTTTAATTAAAAGAAATATTGTTGGACTTGGTGGGGATTATGATTGGACAATACAAGACATGGTTAGTAGTTATATTAGTCATTATAATTTAACAACTGAAATAGATGAACCGGTATATAATTATGAGACAACGTATCCAAAATATGGAGACAATAATTATATTACAAAAAGAACTGACGAACATTTCGGTAAATTATTAGACAATCCAGAAACAAATCATCAATGTGTTGAGTTAAGAAAACAATTAAATTACATTATTAAAACTTTATTTAAAGGATCAACTAAATTTGAAAATGATCATGTAAAAATTAAGTTAAAATCAAATAGAATTGATTGTGAAAAGGGAACTGTTAATATTGAATTTGTAAATAAAGATACAGGTCAGGTTTTCTACGATAATAACGTTAAAGTTGAAAATTTACCGAGATATGCAACTAACTACGAATTAAATTTAAAAGAAAATAAAAAAGTGAAATTAGTAATAACCGAATCACAATTAAAAAATTTAAAGAAGTCGGTTAATAAAGGAGAAGATATAGGTGAGAGAAGTCGTAGTTTTGCGTTTACAAGAAAGAAAAGAAAATTTAGTAAACCTGAAAGAATGTCTAATCCACTTAGATATAAGGAAAAGGATAGATTAGAAGAAAATGGAAAAACTAATGAAAGAAAAATATTAAATTTTTTTGATTTAGTTAGTAAAGGTATTGTTTGGATTACAGAACCTCATACTAATGGTGAAAGAGTTGAACCGAATTGGGAACACGATACAAATGTAATAACATTATGGAATGTTGAACACCCCGAATCAGGTCAAGAATGGGTTAGACAAGCAATACATTTTCCAAAAAATAATTCAGTTAAATGGTGGAATGAAGTCGGTCAATTTCAATTAACTGACGACAAATACTATCAAATACTAAGAAGTATTGAATTATATAAGAAACAAAACGAAAAAGACAAGGATGCCAAATTCCTAACTTGTAAGAATTGTAGAAAGAAATTCACTCAAACAACACACAAAGGTAAGAAATCTTTACCTATTTGTCCAACTTGTGGAACACATAATAAATGATATAATTAAGGGTTTAGGTTATTTTTTAGAGGATTACCACATAAATCAGTTCTAAGAAGTATTGTTTCAACCACACTACCTCTTTTCATTTTTACATTAGGTTCGTTATTATATAATAAATCCTTAGATTTATTACTTTTAATTGTAACCCAAGGGGTATCGGCGTGAGATCCCGCCTCATAAAATATACCATACTTACCTTCTCGACTAACCAACGGAACAATAGATAATATAATTTCTTGTGACGGAGCATTATCAATAATTGATTTAGCTTTTACACCATCTAATCTGAATGTTTGTGAACGATCTCCACCAAATTCACCGTCAGATAATCTACCATATTGATTAAACGAATTGCCAATTTTAGTTATATCATTAACAAATTCCATAAAATTATTGTATCCAGCATTTTTTGATAGTTCAGATATTTTACCTATTTTTTCATTTTCAGTAAATGGTTTTTCTCCTACAAGTTTAAAAATGTATTTTGATCTTTTTTCTGGATTTTGGAAGTCTTTGTCTTTTATTTTACCGTTTTGAAAATCTAACATCCAACTTCGTTGAGCGTTTTCTAATTTAGTTTTATATTCCGATTGAGCATCTGTTATTCTTTTAATTTCATTTGATACCTCAGGACTTGTAACGGTATCTAAAACACCATTATTTAAATTAACTTCACCTAATGATACTCCATTCATTCGTAATTCGAATATTGCCTCATCACAATAATGCGTAGCACTATTTCTCCCTTTGTAATACCCAACCGTTATTTCCATACCAACAAGACATTCGTAATCTTTACTAGTACTAATAACTGCACTTACAAATTGTTCTCTTTGATATAAACTTGTTAATTTTGGATCTTTTAAATCGTTAGGTCCATTGTATGGGGTGTCTCCAATTTTTGTTTGTGGGTCGGGTATTTTAGGTAGTTTATCTATAGATCCATTATCAAGAAGATCTTTAAAGTATTTACCTAAATAATTAACCATTTGTTCTCCTCTTTTTTGTGATAAAACTCCAGTTGCTAATTTTGGTTTTGATGGATCTTCATTATCTACGTTTGTTACTTTACTTTCTCCCGCAACAATTTGTATTGTTATATTACTTCCTTTATTCTTATTAATAAAATTGGTTATTTTAGATAATTCAGGATTTAATTTACTTATTTGATTAGAAGTTAATTTCCAATAACCCATCGGCCAAATAGACCCTAACGGAACGGTCAATGATTCTGTTCTAACTTCATTTTGTTCGTTGACAACTAATTTATCAACCATCCTCTTAATCTGATCTTCCGTTAAAATTACTTTCTTCATGTTATATATAAATACTTTAAAAAGATAAGTTGTATTTATTAGTATATAAATAGAAAAATTATGTTATTAAAATTAGGATCAGAAGGAGAAGATGTTAAAAAACTTCAAATTAAATTGGGAGTAGACCCAATAGGTAAATTTGGACCAAAGACCGAAGCGGCAGTAAAAAATTGGCAATCATCAAACGGTTTAACCGCGGACGGTATTGTTGGTGATGGTACTTGGAGTAAGTTATTTACTGAAGGTACTGTAAGTGCACCGACAGTAATTACTGAGCCGGCACCCGTTGCAAATATCGGTGGTTTGAAATTAGAGAAATTGAAAGGTCATATTCCTGATGCGGTAATCAAACAAATTCCCGATACCGCAGCTAAATTCCAAATCAACACCCCATTAAGATTAGCACATTTCTTGGCTCAGTGTGGTCATGAATCAGGTGGGTTTAGACTAACTAAAGAAAATCTTAACTATTCAGCTAAGGGTCTTACAGGAACATTTAAGAAGTATTTCCCAACAGAGGCCGCCGCAAAACCATACGAAAGACAACCTGCAAAAATTGCAAATAAAGTTTACGGAGGTAGAATGGGTAACGGTCCCGAATCAAGTGGTGAGGGGTCTAAATTCTGTGGTCGTGGTTATATTCAATTAACAGGAAAGGATAACTATACGGCATTTGGTAAGTCAATAAATGAGGATATGGTTTCAAATCCGGACAAAGTTGCGTCAGATTATGCGTTATTATCTGCGGCTTGGTTCTTCTCTAAGAACGGTTTACATAAGATGGCCGATGAAGGTTCATCTGATACGGTTGTAACTAAAATCACAAAAAGAGTAAATGGTGGAACAATAGGTCTTGCAGATCGTATTAAACACTTTAAAGAATATTATTCATTACTATCATAAAAAATTTAATTAATACTTAATAATTTTTTAAAATGATTTAATGCATCTTCAAGATTGTGATATTTAAAATTTTTGATTTGTTTTGGACACTGTACTATAAAGACATCACACAATTCGTCATAATAAAGACAATTTTTATTAGTTATTTTATTTTGCATATTGACTTTATTTTCCACCCATCTTAAATTTGAAACGTGATTATTATAAATGTTTCTATCAATGTGATCAACCGCAGGTAAATTGTTAATATTTGGTATATATGTTAACGCCACCAATCTATGTATGTTAAATGATTTTGGTTTACCTTTTTCGATTGGTAAATTTATACAAATTCTTTTGGTGTCTTTATTAATTTTTTGTTTCAATATACGACCGGTTTTTTGATTTCTAACCTCTCCATATTCATTGATTTCATAATTATTTAAATTCGGGATACTTTTATATTTTTCCATAATAATAAATATAGTGGACAATAAAAAAGGGACCTTTTTTGTGGTCCCTTTTTCATTTAATATGTTTCCTTTATATCTACATCCGTTTCAGGATCTAAATCACTGAATCTACGTGAATCGTCATCATCATTTTCTTCGTCTTTAGGATGCATTTTAGTACCTTCTAATTCCGACCATTTCTTAGCACCAATAAAGTGTCCTCCGGCCAATTCATTATCCTCATCGATAGGATAAACACAATATAGAGTACGATTATCAATCGGACCATTCTCACCTACCACATATGTCTCAACTAAATATGATTTATCTTGATCATCGATGTATAATATTGTTGATGATTCGGTATAGTGAGGTTCAAACATAACTCCATCGTAAACAACCCAATTTGTTTTATCTAAATGATATAAACCAAAATTTTTCTTATTTTTCTTACTTTTATATAATCTAATCTTAGGATTATCAATACTTGTTCTGGCGGTAATAAATTCATTCTCCATTAAATGTTGATAAATGAAAGCAACACCTAAATCCGATAAACTTTGATTAACTATTCTTCCATTTTGATCTTGTCTTGAACCGACAGATTTAAGTGTATTATCTAATAATCTAAATTCATTACCCACCTTTTTAATTGCTGACATTAATTCATATGAGGAAAATTTATCTAAAACATCTCTTCCTGTTACTGTTAAAATATATAAATTTCTAAGGTTTGGATCCATACTTTTCCAAGACTTCTCAGTTGATATTACACCACCTCCGTCTAAATAAGCCTTTTTTAATTCCCTTCTTGCAGCGGCAAATTCATTTCTACCGGGATTTTCCGTAAGTCGATTGGCCATGTTTCTATCAAATAATTCGGCCTCATCATATCTTACATATTCGAACTTATCTCTATGTTCAGCTAATTGTGGGTATATTGTAATAACTTCTTGCCATGTTTTAGGATTATCACCATCATTTAACATGCTGGTCATCTTAAAACCTGTATATCCATTATCACGTTCACAATATTGTAATGCACATATGTAATATCTACTAATATCCTTATTTGGGTTGTCTTTAGGATTTTTAGATTCATCCATAACAAACCAAAACGTTCTTCTTGGTCTATATGTTCCCCATAAATTAGAACGAGAATCTGACGTATTTCTACCTGTTACACACCATTGAAGTCCTCCGTGTTTTTCGGCCATTACCTGTTGGTAAAATCCGTATTTAATGGATTCTCTAGCATCAGATACATAGTGTACTTTAAATCCTTCTTCATTAATGATTACATCTCTATCACTTAACCATAATTTTTTAGATGCCGCTACCTTCTTTTCGTCAGATGTTAATTTACCTTTAAATTCATCTTCTTCACCTGCGGTTAATACAGCGTCTCTAAATTCGTGTAATAAAGATTCAATTTCTTCTAAACTATATTGACTAATGTCCATTAATTTAGATGGATCAAATGCTGGAAAACCACGAGTACCGTCGTGTCTCATTAAAAAAGTATAGACAGCCGGATTATTAACGGTTAAACTTTTTTGTTTTTCCATGAATAATGTTAAATCGGTCTCAGCTTGTTGTATTTGTTCTGGTGTTGGATTATCACCAAACCATTTTTTTAATAGAAAGTTAAATAGTTTCTTATTTTTAACCTCTTCTACTATAACGTCATAAACTAAATCTTGTATGTTCATACTACATAAATATATAATAAATACCTTTTTATCAATATAAAAACGGGTATATTATTGAGATATGAACATATCTGAACTTGTTAGGTTTTTCTTAAGGGTAGATAATTCTTCCGTAACCGATTTTAATAATCTTTCAATCATAAGAACTTTCATTAAACTATCGGCATCGGTTGTACTAACATCGTTGGTTTGACCACCAAAAAGAGCTAATTTTATTAAACTATCAGTTTCACTTTTAGATTGTTTCTCCTTCTTTCTTTGAAAATATTTCCTTGAATTTTCTCTTGTACAATCAATACAGTAGTTGCTATGACCATCTAAAACCAATTTGTTCTTGTAAAAATTGTCAAGTGCTTTAGGTGTCTTACAACCCGAACATCTCTTTTCTCTTTTCTCTTCAGACATAAATCTATTTTTTGATTAAGACACAAAGGTAATGTATATTAAAAGAAAAACCCAAATATCATAAAAAATATTTGGGTATAACTTATATTATATTATATTTTAATATTACCACCAACTCTCATGTTTTGATACTAATTTGTCAAAAACTTGTTTTTCTTTTGGAGGCATTTTTTCTTCAGTATCGGGTCCCCATACACCGTCAGTTGGGTAAACGCGAATAATTCCTTGATACATCATAATAGCCTCTTCCGTTGATGAATTACGACCCGTTTTACCGTCAATAGTTAAAGGTTTAAAATTTGGGATTGTTTTTAAACGAAGATTTAAAAACTCCTGTACTGCCTTTATTTTATTTCTCTCGTAGTTCTGTTCGTTAATTTGATCTTGTTTAGTTCCTGTGATCTGACTATCTATAATCTTTTTGATTTGACTTTCTGTGAATATATATTTTTTCATATTATTTAGTTGTTGACCTTCTTTTTTTACTTAAATCATCATTTTCTTTAGTCAGGTATTCAACTTTAACTGTTAGGGCCGCCACTTCTCTCGTTAAATTCAAAACCATTGTTCGTAATTCGTCTTTTTCACTTGCGGATTGTTGTAATAACGCTTCCAATTTAGAAATACGGTCTTTACAGTCATGTCTGATAAAGTCCTCATCTTTCTCTTTATGCATTGCTCTTCTTTCGTAATACCTCCAAGCACCTCCACCACCTAAAATGGTTACTGCGGTGATTAATACTGAATAAACGTTTTCCATATTGTTATAAATAGTGTAATACAAAATAAAATTAAACTTTTTTAGGGACGTTTACCCCTAAAACACAAATTAATTTTTACCTGACAAATCGACATCCTATTTTTAGGTATTTTTCTAATCCATAACTTATTTATTTTTGTTGTCGGGGGACAAAATAAACTTATTAAATTAATATACGGGAGATTTCACAAACTCCCCTTTTTTTTGTATATTAGATAAGATATGAGTAAGATAATTAATTTTTTTGGTGGACCTGGTATTGGTAAATCCACTCAAGCCTCAGGTTTATTTACTGAGATGAAAAAACACCACATGAGTGTTGAATATACATATGAGTTCCCAAAAGAGGTTGCTTGGGAGGGTAATGTATCTCAATTAAGTGATCAGTTCTTCATTACCGCAAATCAACATAGAAACATTAGTCGTCTTTATGGTAAGGTTGATTATATTATTGTAGATTCCCCAATTGTATTAGGTTGTTTTTATGAACAACGATATGGTGAGGGTTATCCCGCATCACACTACTCAATGTCAGGTTTAAGTAATTTCCTTTGGTCTTTATTTAAAAAATATGACAACATAAACATATTATTAAAAAGAAATGATGAGACATATGATACAAATGGTAGATTACAAGGTCTACAAGAAGCTCAGGAGATCGATGAGGACATTAAGCTTACGTTGGGCGTTAACAATATACCTTATAGTGAATTTAGTGTTCATAATGACACTCCTTTGGAGATTTATAGGTATTTAATAGAAAAGAATTTATGAGAAAGAATTTAGGTTCTAAGGTTGGGGTAACTATGATGACATTAATGTTACTATTCATTACGGTTTTCACATTTGCACAGGATGTGGTTGTTTTAAAACACACAAATTATACATCACATTTTAGTAAATCAAAAAAATATCCTGTAATGGTAGAATGGTGGATTACAAGAGCAAAAGTTAGTTGTCCTACACCATTGACAAGAAAAGACAATTTTAAACCCGATCCAAAATTACCATCTGAAACTGATTTATTAAATGATTATAAAGGTTCAGGAACCGATAGAGGACACATGATGCCAGCTGCGGAGAATTTGTGTCAAACACAGGCAATTCAAGACGAATGTTTCTATTTCTCAAATATGGCAGCACAATATCATAGTTTAAACGCTGGCGATTGGAAGTCTGTTGAAACATTGGAAAGAGAATTATCAAAACAACAAGATAGCGTTAAAGTGTGGTGTGGTAATATTGGTGAGGCAAAAAGAATTGGTAGAGTTGCGGTTCCGACCAAGTGTTGGAAGGTTATCTACATAGTAAAAACTAAAGAATGGATGGCATTTTTATTTGATAATAATACGTCAAAACCAGACGGTATCCATAATAATCAAGTAGATAAAATAGATATAGAAAAATTAACCGGTTTTAAATTCAAATATGTTAAATAAAGAATTAGTAAATTATCAAAATAAACTTTATTATATCTATAAAAAGTTAAAACAAGATCGTATTAAAGATGGTCATGTAAATGACTTAAGGGAATATTGGGGATGTGATATTGTTGTTAAAAGTAGAATTAACAATGATGATACTCTTCTCTTTTTAAATGAAATTTCTGAAGCGGAGATTGTAAAAGATTTAGTTTAATTACATATTCTTTTTAATGTGTTTTAAACACATATTAGTATATTTTTCTTCATTACGTTTTGCTTCTTTCTCTAATGGATTTTGAGAATAGTAATGTGTTTTTTCGTAATTTCTATATTTTGTACGAGATTGTAAATAATGAGTATACTCATGGATCATAGTTGCCACAATATCGTGTATAGTGGTGTTATTTGGTAAATATAAAGTTATTGTATTCCTCCAAAAACAGTAATTTCCATAAACTTCACAATTACCCATTTTACGTTTTCTCTCACTAACTTTAAAAATTAACTTTCTTCTTTTTCTATCACATAGCCCAAAATACTTCTCACACCACTTCAAAGTTTGTTTTGCGTAGTATGTTTTGGATCCTATGTCGATAGTTCTAGCCATTTTTCTTATCTATTTTAATCGTCCTGGTTGCTCTTTTAGTTGGTTTTGAGGTTACTTCATTAACTGCGTCGAAGTTCTGTGCAATGTCATTTAAAATTGATGCAAACTCATAATTTTCAGACTCTTCATTCTTTTTCCAAAGAACACTAACGAAACTTCTTAATTCATTGTCCGTTAGTTTAGCCCTAACTTTAACCGCATTTTTCATCAGTTTTAAGACCATATATTGAACCCCTAATTTTTTATCTTGATTTAAGGAGAAGTAATTATTGACTGTCACATTAGATAAAATTGATGTCGATACGTTCTCCAAAAATGAAATGAACGACGGATGGTTAATGTTTACATTCATATGTCTTTTCGTTTTTAATAAATAGTATTGTTATTGTTCTAAAAATGGAAAAGGGGATAAGTTTTTTATTTACTTAACCCCTTGACCTTCAATTTAATGGATAATATCTATTTTCCCCATTTTCCATTCTTCACTAATTGAGCAATAATGGAATAAACCGATAAGTCTTGGTAAGTGTCGTCCACGGCCTCTCCTACGTTGTCCTGAGCCCCTAAAACGACCAATTGTTTGATCCTTTGGATCTTATCATTCATACGGAACCAAAGTCCCATTTGGGACAATTTACGGTCCTCCTCCTTACTTAAATCCTTACCTAAGGCGATGTTATCGGGGCCATAATTCGACTGTTTTTTACAGAATGTCTCATATTGGTCTCTCATAATTTTTTTGAATTCTCGGGTCATTTCGGGATACTTTTCCTCAATTTCTTTGATGACCGGATTTACTTGTAATTTCTCTTCAGACATAAAATATCATTTATATTATAATATAACGATTTTCTTTTGTAATACAAAATATTTATATAAAAACATATACATATGGCTTCTAAGAAATACAAGGAAATGCAGTCTTCAGGTGAAAAACCGCATTCAGACCAACCTAAACACAAACAATTGATTAAAATGTTGACTTTCAGGGTTGTACCGGCTTATTATAAAGAAATTGAGAAGGTTGCTAACCACAAAGACATGACAGTTTCTAAATTAATCAGAACATATATTAAAGAAGGTATGAAAAGAGACGGTGAATTAACTGATAAAGAAGAAAAAGACTTTGGTTTATAGTAAAATTTATGGAAAAACAAATTATTACCGAAAATCAGGTAAAAAACATATTGGATAAAGTTTTAATGGAAGAAACTTCCAAAGTTTCTCGTAATGAATTTAGTCGTGTTCAGTTTAAAATTGAAGAATTACAAAATTCACTTAATGAGACGGTTAGAGAATTAAGAAAATTGGAAGATTCAATCCCTGGAGGATTACAAAACCTTACAAAATCAAGAATTTCAATGATTTCATCAAATTTAACAAATTCACAAAAATTATTGGCTCTTGTTAAGGAAAAAATTAGAAATTATAAGAGAAGTTTATATTCTCAAACCATAGAAGAAAAGAAAAAATGATAAAATTTAGTGATTTATTGTTAGAATCAGAAAAAATTGGATTTGATGAGTTTTCTGCGAAGAGATTGAAGGGAGCAACCAAAATTACTGAAGATGCGAAGAAAAAAGGAGGTCCTTCTATGTTAACTTACCACCATTTTGTGGTAAAATTACCATATTACAAGAAAGCTTCCGAAGGAAAATTCAATTTAGACGAGGCAAAGTCAGAATTTAAAGAAAATCTTGACAAATTATGTAAATTGACTGAAAATGTTGATATTCAACAAGTTGAATTCCAAAGATTAGTCGGTTTAATTGAAGTTTTGGGTGAGTTGATCATAAAACATCGTTAAATTAACCCATCTTTCTTCTTCATTACCCTTTTTCCCTTTTTTGTTAAAAAAAACATCTCCTCAGTCGTATCATCTTCATAAGAATCAACTAATCCTTTCTCTTTTAATTCATACAATACACTACCAGCCACAATTTCACGTAAAACAACCTCAAATTCGTCATCGTTGAACACTCCGAGGAATTCATCGTCGTCCCCTTCTAATTCACCTAAAATAAATTTTTCAGTTAGCTTATCCAATAGGTATTTCTCTGCAAATGCGGTTGATTGAATCTCATAATCCTCAAAAAATAGACTTTCAGTTAAATCACTAATAATCTCATTTGTCATTTCAATTACAACAGGTTGGTAAATCTTATTCATTATCATTAAAATTGGTCTATTACAAATAATAACCAAAAAACAAATAAAAAAGAAATTTGAATGACTTTTATTTTCCACATTTATTTGTTATATTATATAAAAATTAATTATACATGAAGAAAGGTAAAATTTTTGTACAGATCGCATCTTACAGAGACCCTGAGTTAGTCCCTACAATTGAGGATATGATTAACAAGGCAAAAAATCCACAAAATTTAACATTTGGTATTTGTTGGCAATATGATAGTAGTGAACCTATTACCATGTTTGACGGTATCGAACAATTTAGAATTAGTAAACATCACTATAGTGAAAGTGAGGGTTTAGGTTGGGCAAGACACATTACTAATACACTATATGATGATGAAGAATTCACATTACAAATTGATTCACATCACAGATTTGTTCAAGATTGGGATGTAATGGTTTTGGAGGATTTTAAACAGGCGAAAAAATCAGTTAAAAAACCAATTATTACAACATATTGTACACCATTTAACCCAAAAGAATCTGAAGATAAATGGATACCAACTCCGTGTTTAATGTCTCAATATGAATTTAGTGGAGATAGATTATTGATGAGTATGCCTTGGTATATTCAAGATTATAAAACAAGAACCGAGGTTATTAAGGCTAGAACAATGAGCGGTCACTTTTACTTTACGTATGGTAAATTTATAAAAGAAGTTCCATACGATCCAGATATCTATTTTGGTGGTTATACTGAAGAAACAACATTAAGTGTTCGTGCATTTACTAATGGTTATGATTTCTTTAGTCCATATCGTATGATTATGTGGCACGAGTATACAAGAAATTATCGAGTAAAACATTGGGACGATCATGGAGTGAATAGTGAAACAAAGAAAACAAGTGGAGAAAGAGATGTTTTTGCACGTAATAAAACACGTCAATTATTTGGAACTGAAGAATATGGAATTGATATGGGTATTTACGGTTTAGGAACTGTTAGAAGTTTACATGATTACGAAGTTTATGGAGGATTCGATTTTAAAAAATGTTTAATCCAAGATTACACATTGAAAGTTAAAACACCACCAAATCCGTCTGATTGGGAAGCTCAGTTTATTAGAAACAAATACGATTTGACATTAGAGTGGGATTTAGATTTCTTCAAAAAATTTGAGTTTAAAAATCCTAAGTTTTTAACATTTGCCATTCATACGAAATCTGGTGTGGAATTATATCGAAAAGATTTCACAATTGAGGAGGCTCCACAGTATGTCAATTTAGAAAATAATAAAACTACCGTAAATTTAGAATGTATTGAGAAACCTGGTAAGATTGTTATGTATTTATTTGATGAAGATAAACAATGGAGTGATCGATACGAAAAAACAATCTAATGAAAATAGTTTTTATATTAGTCGGAACTGAGGGAAGACCAATAATATTAAATGGGGATACTATCAGAAATGGCGGCGCGGCATGTTCGGGAACGGATCAAAGTATGATCTTAGTTTCCGAATATTTGGCCGAAAAAGGACATGATGTTACTTTGGTTTTAGATAAAACCGACGGTGCGACATGTAGAGGAGTAAAATATGTTGATTTCAATTATGGGGATTTAGTTAATAGTGAAGTTGATATTTTAGTAACTGCATTGTGGTTTGACAAATACAAAGAAATACCGTTTAAAGTCAACAAAGGTCTAATTTACTGGTATCACATGGCTTGGGTATATTGCATTAACGAAATGGTTGATTTTTGTAATGAAAGAAGTATTAAAATGGGATTTTTGAATATTTCAAAATGGGCCGAAGGTCAAAACGATTGGAGTATTAAAGTGGGAGTTGAAAAAATTGAAAACACTTTAGTTAGAATTATACCTAATCCTATTATGACAGATTTAATGGATGAAATATCTAATCGAGGAGTTGAAAGAAAAAATAGAAGTTCAATATTCCACGCACAATACGGTAGAGGAGGGGATGTTGCGGACAGAACAATTAATGAATTAGGGTGGGAACCAATGTACAAGTTTGATTATATCAATCACCAAAACGGAACTGATAAAGAAACATTATTTAATAAGTTATTAGAAACTGATTATTTTATATTTCCTTTATATCATCCAAATGGTTGTGTTTATAAAGATACATTCTCATGTTCCGTTGCTGAAGCAATTGCCGCAGGTGTAATTGTTATAACATATAGTTTAGGTGCGGTACCTGAATATTTTTCAGACGGATGTGTGTTTTTAAATTTTCCACATGGAACGGATATGGAAAAAATGATGACAGAAAAGGTTACATGTGATGCACATTATATGGATTATACCGGTAATGTTAAAGACAAACTTTTAGAAGTGGAACATACGCCAGGTTTAAAAGAAGAAATAAGAAATAGAGCTAAGAATACAATAAAAGAAAGATTTTCAATTTCCGTAGTCGGTAAAATGTGGGAAGATTTAATAAATGAATTTTAATGAATAATCCTTTTAATTTTTTTGACAAGATATTTTATATCAATTTAGATTCTCGTACAGATAGACAAGAATTTATGGAAGAACAATTTAAAAAGTTTAATATCGATGCTGAAAGATTTAGCGCCGTAAGTTTAACTAAAGAACAAAATGATGATTTAGTAAAAAGAGGTTGTAATTTTTACGATGATCCAAGACCTAATTATGCTCCAAGAATAAAATCATGTACAATATCACATCTTTCAGTTTTATTAAGAGGTAAAATGATGGATTATGAAAATATTTTAATTTTTGAAGATGATGCGTTAATAGATGATAACATCATTAAAGATTTAGATGATTGTGTAAATGATTTAAAAAATAAAGAATGGGACATGTTTTATTTAGGTTGTAATCCCTTAGAATATTATAAAGAAACGGAAAATATAGGTAGAGTATTGAGGACTACAACAAATCACGCATATTCTATTAATAGAAGATTTTATGATAAAATATTAACCAACTCAAATTTCTTTAGAAGATATCCATGTAATGATGGATATTATGGTGGTTTAGGTAGAGATAAAAATAATAAAATCTACATGGCATTAAAAAATTTAGTAACACAGAAAGAAAGTTTTTCAGATATTGAGGGTCATGACGTTAATTATACGTATTCAATAAATGATAAATACAAATATAACATTATAGAAAAACCTCAAGGATGGTAATAACATATGACTTTTTAGCGAAACATGGACAATTAGGAAATCAAATGTTTCAATACGCATTATTACTTGGAGTTAAACATAAATTAAATTGCGATATTGTAATCGATACCGAAGTAAGAAATAGATCTTATCTATTTAATTTTTTTGATTTAAAGGAACCAATAATAAAAGATTTTCAAACTGACAATTTATTTAATGAAATCGATTATCATTTTAATTCTAATGTATTTGACATAAAGGAGGATACAAATTTTAGAGGTTATTATCAATCTGAAAAGTACTTTAAACATTGTGAAAATATTGTTAGAAACGAGTTCACATTTAAATCAGAAATTAGTGACAGAGTGTTTGAATTTATCAAACCATTTGAAGGTAAAAGATTAGTATCGGTACATATTAGAAGAGGTGATTACTTAATTAATCCCGACGCTCATCCATTATGTTCTTTAGATTATTACAATCAATCGATGGATATGTTAGACGGTGAAAACGTAATGTTTATATGTTCATCAGATGATAAAGAATGGTGTGAACAAAATATCAAAAGAGATAATATTGTTTTTAATAAGTCAGATCTTGCACATGATATGTGTTTAATATCGAAATGTAATGACCACATTATCGCAAATAGTACGTTTAGTTGGTGGGGTTCTTGGTTATCTCAAAATAAAAATAAAAAAATAATCGCACCAAGTACTTGGTTTGGTCCTAGATATTCACACTGGGATTTAAGTGATTTATATTGTGAAAACTTTATAAAAATATAGACATATGTTAATGACCGATCTACAAAAACATTTTACAAAACCTTTAAAAGGTGCAATCCACATTGGTGCACATCACGGACAAGAAAAGGGGTGGTACAATCAAAATGGTATTAATCCGATAGTTTGGATCGATGCCAATCCACAATACGAATTAGGTTTAAGAACACAATACCCAAATGATATTACAATAATATCTGGTGTTGGGAGTGAGAATAAAATTGAAAAATTTAAAATTGCAAATAATGGTGAATCATCGTCATTTTTAAATTGGGGAACTCACCAAAATGAACATCCACATGTTAACTTTATTGATGAAATAGAAGTTCAAATAAAACCAATGGAACAATTAATTCAAGAAAACAATTTAGATGTTGAAAAATATAATTTTTTAAATGTCGATGTTCAAGGGTATGAATTGGAAGTTTTTAAAGGATTCGGTGAATATCTTAATAATTTTGATTACGTTTATTGTGAAGTAAATGAAGATTATCTTTATGAAAATTGCGCATTAGTTTCAGATATTGATGATTATCTTTCTAAATATAATTTAGAAAGAGTTGAGACGTTTATGACGATACATAAATGGGGAGATGCTTTATATGTAAAAAAATAATATGTACGATTATCTAATAGTAGGTGCGGGATTTTACGGATCCATTTGTGCACATGAATTGACAAAACAAGGTCATAAAGTTTGTGTAATTGATAGTAGAAACCATATCGGAGGCAATTGCCACACTGAGAACAAAGACGGTATTAATATTCACACATACGGACCTCATATTTTCCATACATCAAACGAAGAGGTATGGAAATGGATAAATCAATTTGTAGAATTTAATAATTTTAGTTTAAGAATTGTTGCAAACTATAAAGGTGAAATTTATACTTTACCATTCAACATGTGGACATTCAATAAGTTATGGGGAGTAACACATCCACACGAAGCTAAAAAAATAATTGAAGAACAAAGTTCTGAAATTACCGAAATTACAAATTTAGAAGAACAGGCAATAAAATTAGTAGGTAAAGATGTGTATGAAAAGTTAATTAAAAACTACACAGCGAAACAATGGAGAAAAGATCCTAAAGAATTACCTAAAGAAATTATTACAAGATTACCATTTAGATTAACGTATGATAATAATTATTTTAATGACAAATATCAAGGTATTCCAATTGGTGGATATACACAAATATTTGAAAAGTTATTAGACGGAATTGATGTTAAATTGGGAGTTGATTATTTTAAAGATGAATTACCTTCACATAACAAAGTTATTTATACTGGTCCAATTGATAAATTCTTTAATTACAAATATGGTCAATTAGAATATAAAACCACAAGGTTTGAACATTTTAAATTTGATACAGACAATCATCAGGGTTGTGCAGTTATGAATTATACCGATAGTGAAACAACACACACAAGAACAATTGAACATAAACATTTTGAACCTGATGTTAAAACGGATTCAACTTGGGTAACATGGGAATACCCAACACAATATAAAGCGGATAAAACTGAACCATATTATCCAGTAAATGATAAAGATAATACTGACATATACTTAAAATATAAGGCTGAAGCCGATAAATTAGAAAACATACACTTCGGAGGTAGGTTAGCTGAATACAAATATTATGATATGCACCAAGTGATATCATCAGCACTGAACTTCATTAAAAAAACCTCCAATTAGGAGGTTTTCTTTTTTTCTTCAGGTTTCTTCAAACCTTTCTTTAATTCTTCTTTTTTTTCACGAGCAATCTTTTCAAGTTGTTTATGTTGCTCAGAAATTCTTTTTTTTTCCTCTTCGGACATACCAAATACTGCCATGATTATATTGTTTTATTTTCCATTATTTCTATAGAATCATCTTTCTTATGTTTTAACATCTCACATTTTTCGTATTCTTCCCTTTCTTCAAAAATAACAATCAAGGCGTCTAATATTTCAATATAAAGTTGTAAATCATTATCATAAGATAAGATGGTACATGTATTATTATACTCATTTAATATCTCATTGTCAACTGCAACCATAAAGTTGGAGATCATTTCCAATTCATCCTCATCATAATTGTCGTTATGTAAAACTCTTGTTGATTGTAAAAGAAAGTTGGATGACATACTCATACTATTATCATAAATATCACTCATATAGTGTCTTTTAATTTTTTATCTAATATCCTGAAACACTCAAGAAATCCATCTGTCTCAGTTTCATCTCTAGTGGTTCTTGAATCCTGTGTAGGTCCAAATACAATACCATTTTTAAGTGACACACTAAAAACCCATTGATGTGGGTTATACATTTCTATTGTTAGGTACACACCCTCTTTATCAAAAAACTGATAAAGTTTTTTTGAGTCATATAACCCTAAAGTTGATAGACTTATCACTCCAACATTTGGAAACATAGTATCCTTAAACCTTTGAAAGGCAATAGGATACAAATATTCTATAACATACCAATCCATATGAATAATAATAAGAAAAATATCTCTATTTTGTATCTATAAAAGGTATATTTTTTGATTTTGAATAAAATCCATATAATTATCATTGTTTAGCCCATGTATATAAGAGAATTTTATTATAATGACGACAATAGGATATTGTACGTTGAGTTTTCAACCGATAATGACGGTGACGACACATATAGAGTGTTAGAATTAACAATTGAGGATGTTATGTATTATTCTCCTAATATTATTCATGAGAATGACATGTATAAAATGGAGGAAGATGATGTTATTGAACTAATCGACCAATATGCAACTGAAAATGATTTACCTGAAGAATCAATTTTGTAATATTTATAAAGTATGAGTTTTTTAACTGACGAGAAAAAGGAGATTTTAGACAAGTTTGTCCTATTTGTAAAGGAACAATTGGAACTTAAAACTGTTCCAACCATTAAGATACAAAACCATAGAGACGGTCTAAAAACGACTGCAAACTACGATTACACTAAAGAAAACAAGATCATCAAGGTATGTGCTAAGAACCGAGCACTTGTGGATGTATGTAGAAGTATTGCTCATGAGATGGTTCATCACAAACAATTTGAACAGGGACGTCTTAAGGTTCGACCACCCGATATTGGAGGTGAAATTGAAGATGAGGCGAACGCTAAGGCCGGTCAATACATTAAAATGTATTCCAAGAAAGATCCCAATATCTACGAAGAATAGTTAATTCTTTATTTTTATACTAAAAAAGGGTATTTTTCCCTATACCAATACCGTATTCAAAAGTTTTATTGGATATTTATAAACTATGAAGTTGGGCTTAACCGATAAACAATATAATTTATTACTGACCGTATTAAAAGAACAAGGGGAAACTCCCGCCGCTGAACCCGAAAAAGGTACATCAGATAAACAGTCGGGTGGTCAGGGATATCCTAGTGTGGGTAAATGGGAAAGTGGTGTTACAAGAGGACCAGGTAATCAAGTGGGGGTAACTAAATGGGCTGATGTAGTTGGTTCAAAACTAACAAGAGGTAAAGGTAATCAATTAAAAGAACAAGAAGAACCTCTATTATTCGATAAGGGTGATCAATTAAGAAAAGAAAAAGACGAGAAAACAAAAAAAGAAGAACAAGAATTTTTTAAAAAATTTGTTAATTATCCAACACCATTAGGTTATAACAAATTAAATCAAATAACATTACCAAGAAGTGTGGGGGAAAATAAAACAAAGATTGTTTTATTTGGTGATGACGGTAACAAAAAAGTTAATGATTTTTTTAAAATATATTTAACAGATAGTAGATATAAACAATACGATTGGGTTATACCTACCCCAAAATATTTAAATGAACTATTACCAAGTGGAACAATATCTAAGTTTAATGTGAATAATATTTGGTATTTCCCAATTTTAAAAAGAGTTAGTGATAATCCATTATATTATAAATTTAATGGGTATTACACCAAAGATAATAATTATCCATATAAATTAGATATGTTTTTAAATGAAAAAGACATACCTGAATCATTAAGAGAAAAAACTGGATTTTGGAATGAATGGGGAAATATGATATTAGTATCTGCCGGACTAATTATTTCTTTTTGGGTACCTGGTTCAATAGGATTATGGGTTGGTTTAGGAATTGATTCAGTTGCCGTAATTAACTCTATTTTGTTAGAGGATAGTGTTGGTGCGATTTTAGGTATTGTCTGTGCATTTTTACCTTTTATTGGTATGGGATTAAAAATAGGTGAGGTAAGCGTTTCACAAGCAAGAAGAATCACTGGAGCATTAAAATATTGTAAAACTGAAGAAGAACTTGCTAATTTAATTAATGGAGTAAGTAAAACACCGGGAGGAAGACTTTTAACCAATCAAGATAGATATGTTTTACAAAAATTAAAAGATATCGACCCCAAAGAAATCGGTAAATTAATGGAAGGATCTATATTAGAAAAAATTAATATATTAAAAAAACAAAATACAATTGTATCAAAACAGGAATTACAAAAAATATATGAAAATGTAAATGAATTATATAATAAAGGAATTATAGATAAAGTAAAGGCAGATAAATTTTATAAAAGATTTGGATTTGAAACTTTATCATTTGTTGTAGGGTCAATTTTTGGTATAGGGTTCATAAGTGAAATTTTAAAGGGTTTAAAACAATATTATATGATTAAAAATAAAGATTTTAGTGGAGACCCTAATTATGTAAAATTTATTAATTTACAAGAAACATTTTTACAATTAGATCGTGATTTAGTCGGTGAAAAAAGACAAAAATACGAACAACAAATCGAACCAATACATAAAAAATATCAAGAACTTTGTAAATCAACTTTTTCCGATAATGAATTTGATATTAGACTTTTGAGTATATGTATTGATGTTATGAGAAAATATAACGAAAATGAAAATGTTAATTTAGATAATGTAGCATATCAACAATTCATTATCGAAAAAAAAGAATATGAAAAAAATAAATAATTATAATAAATAAGTAGATGAAACTGAATGAACAAATAAATAGTATAAGTAGGTTATTAAATAATACTAAGATATTTCCTGAAAATAAAAAAAATTTACAAGAAGCAACTGGTAATCCTGTTCATAATCCATTTGATATGGCTCAATTAGTGGGTAGGTTAATTTATAGAAAAATACCAAAAGATGTATCTGACGAGATCGATAATATAATTGATAAATTATCGTTACCAACTGTTAGGGCAATTGAATTTGATGAAACAGGTAGAATTATTAAAGGTATTAATTTAGATAATATTAGTGATTCACAGTTAAAAAATCTTTTTAGAATACCTGAAGTTAGAGGGGCGTTAGAAGATTATGCTAAAAATTATAGAGCAAGAGATAATGGACCCATTTATCCAATAGATTTAAATAATATTAACATTGCGGGGGCAAATCCAAGAAGTCCATTTTCAAGAATTATAAACGCTTATAGGAATTCAAAAAATGATATTATAACTTTAACTAAATTTGATAAAATAGTTAGATTACCTTTTAAAAGATTAATGATAAAATATGGTAATTTTGACAATATATATGAGTTTTTTAAAGATAAAATAAAATATAATTTGATGTTAAGGGGGGTAGAAACCGGCATAAAACCTGATTATGCTCTCAGAATGAAAAAATTATATGAAGATGCCGTCAAAATAACTAAGGATTGGAGCGATGTTCAGGGAAAAGGAATGGTTAACATAGATTCATATAGAAAAAAATTATATGACATACTAAAAGAAATGAAACTTTTGGATAGAAAATGTCAAAGAGACGTTTTTGATAAATTAGTAACATTATTGCCTGAAAATATAAAAAAAGAACTTGATGATACGGTAAAAATTACTGATGACGAATTATCTAAATTATGGGAACAGTTGACAGCAGTATCCAAATCAGGAGCGTCATTTGACGATAAATATTTATTTTATTTAGGTGGTGTTGGTAGAATGTTAAGTGATATTCGTGGAGGAAGAGGTATGGATTTTGCAAAAAGATGGGGTAATTTTTTAATTGGTTTAGATTTTAGACTAAATCGTGAGATGACTAATAATATACGAGTTAAAGGTAGGTTTGGATTTATATGGAGAGAAGCCTCTTTACGTGCCTTTTTATATGCAATTGCGGTTGGTACGGTTGATTATTACTTAGCGTATCAGAAAAAAGAAAAGGGAACAGCCCTTAATATTTTTGGTGCTAACTTTGAACCTAATTTAGAATGGCAAAGACCAAAAGAAATTGAAGATAAGGATGTAAATGGACTTGGTTATTTTTTATCTCATGTTGGTCAAACATCTGGTACATATTTTTTAAAACATCCAATTCATGCATCCACGATGGGTCCACTACCAAGAGTAATAGATGCTTTTTTTAACGATCCAGATAAACAAAGAAATAAAGACATTACCGAAACCGAATTACACGATAAATCTTGGGAAGAGTATTTAAAAAACGTTAGAAATAACGAAGAATATAAACTTTTATCTCCACAAGATAAGATTAAAGCGGAAGAAGAGGCTAAAGTTGCCTTTGAAACACAATTTAAAAAAGTTAATGAAGCAAAAAAAGCATTAAAAAAATTAGATAATTAATGGCACAAAATTTAGATAAATATAGAAGACAACTTTATAAAGTTGTTCGTGAAAATGTCCCCAATTTTACACAAGAGGATTTCAATTCACAATTTATAGATAAAGAAACATTTGAATCTTTTGTAAGTAAACTTGAACAAAACAAAAAGAAAAAAGAAAAAGGGAAAACGTGGAATAAGATCGGTTTTTCTAGTTTGGGTACATACTATAGAACTTATGCGTGTGATATGCCGTGGGCCAAAGACCTAAGTTATTGTGGGGGTAACGGTGAATCCAATGTTAATTTAGATGACAATACATTAAAATCACTAATGGGGAATTACGTTTCCGATCCAAAGACAAACGGAGAATTTAAAATATTCGATTCTACATCATATAATAATGTTGATGATCCGATTAAATTAGGTATATCCTCATATAGTTTTTCTTTTATCTCAGGTACGTTAGATAATCCAAGATATGAGGGTCAAAACTTAACATTTGACATCTCAATAAATACTTCAAGAGAAGATATAACAAGTAGAATTAAATCGTTAGTTCCTGATTTAAATTTAACAAATTTTAAATCTAAAATTATATTTGATAAAGATAGAAAAAGTTTTAGTTATAATTTTTTAGATAAAATTAAAGGTAAGGCAATAAAAACCAAAGAGAACACAACAAGTAAAACAGACACAACAAGTAAAACAGATACGACGAATAAATCTGATGACGAGAAACCATATAAACCACATCAAACAACAATTTATTCAACAACAACAGATTATGATAAAATAGATGAACCTAATTTGACCGTGAAAAATTGTAATAGTTTTCCATTCGCGTTAGGATGTAAAAATTCATTAATTGGAGACCTTAATGAAAAGTTTTTTGGTAAACGTAGAAAAGATACATATACAAAACTTTTACAAAATTATTTAGACGACGATGCATACTTTAGTGTTGATAATGAAGAAAAAATGATTACAAAAGAAATTTGGGATCAAATAATGAAATCTAAAATTGTAAAAGAAACGGTAAAAAAAGTTTTAAAAGAATACATTAATAAGAAAAAATAACATATTTATATTCAGAGTTTGGCGGTTTGGTCGCCGTTAAATGATAACTCTGTAAACGAAAAGGAGGTATTCTAAATCTCGACAAAGGGTCTTCGGACCTTTTGTTGTTTTATAGAAAAACCCATCTAAATGATGGGTTTTATCTTAGGTCGAAAACTCAAAAAAGTCGAAGTGTGGAGACGAAGGGAGTCGAACCCTTGTCTTTCCTGTTCAACAATAAATGACTACACGTTTATTCAATTGGTTCTCAATTGACAAATAGAAGGTTAATTACAGGAAACCAACAATACTGTCCCTAACCGGATTTTCATGAGCCGTCAAGTTTGCTCCAACACTCTTGGGTGGTGTTACACCGTAAGGACTTCTGTTCCAAGGTTATATGTCCGTCGACCCGTGCGTAGAGGCTAATCTAATTAGGCTGCTACTTTAGAAGTTGCAAGTAAACCTGCAATTTCCATTGTGTTGTAAACGTTGTCGTTTAATTTTCTTCACCGTGGATTAAAGTCATAGATGAATTCTGACTACGTGCCATTTACCCCTGATACCTGAAATCAAATCCAAGGCGTCCCCAGTAAATACAATACAAATATAGACAAAAAAGGGTTAAAAAACTAATTTTAACCCTAATAATCTATTGAAAAGAAAAAAACTACTTTGCTTTAGTTTTTTTAACTTTCGGAGCTTTTGCTTCTTTAGGTGCTTTTGGTTTTTTAACCTTAGCTTTAACTTCCGCAACAACTTCTTTAACAACTTCAATTTCATGTTTTACCTCAACTTGAAGTTCTTCCATTGCTACAGTTTTTTCCGCTACAGAACCACTACCTAAAAGTTTTTTAATTAAATCAATAATTTTTTTCATAAAATAACATTTTATATAAATATATGGAAAATTAAGAAATTACTAAAGGGAGATTTTTATCAAATAACGCCTCAAAAAATAGTTTATTCTTTTCCCATTGTTTATTGGTCATACCTACCGATTTATGTGTGACCCCAAATTTGGTAGTTAGACCAATCTTAACCCCTTCTAATTGATTTTCAACACAGAACGAAATATCATAAAAATGGAACCCTTCAAACTGTTCATTAAATTCTTTCTTTAGGAGACTTTTACGGACTATAAAGAATAAACCGTCCACAATTACAACATCCTTAAGAACATCGTTAAAAACACCCTTAGAATAGTGATTAACGTGTCTTTTACCCTCATGGATATGACCAACCACTCCAAACATATTTTCACGGTTTTGCCACCACATTCCACTTGTTAATTTATCTGTTCCAGCAATACCAATAATTCCGTATTCAGGATGTTTCTCAAATAACTTAACAATCTTAGGTGTCATATTGGGTGTCTCCAAAATAAGATCATCGTGCATGAAAACAACGATATCATTAACACTTTCTTTTAACCCTTTGTTATAGACTTGGGTTAATGACATTTGACCGTCATTTTCATACATCAATATTTCTGTATTCGGATGAGAAAACATTCTTTTCACATGATCGTAATATGTGGGATCAATCTTTCTCGTGGATATTACAACACTTACCATTTCATTATTCTTCGACATATATTGCATTTATTTTTCCGTTAATTTCAACTAAGTCAATAACGATTGGTTTATTTGTTGGTTCATATCCTGTAGTACAAATTGCGGCATTTACAAATAAAGTTTTATTCCCATATTGAACACCATAACCTTCGTGAATGTGACCAAACACATTTACCAATGGATTTATTTCACCAATTCTATTTATTAAACATTCACATCCAACGTGAGTATTTGGTTGTCTCCAATTATTAACTAAATCACCGTATCCATTTGGTGGGGTGTGTGTAATTAATACATCGGTATCCTCAGGAATCCTATTCCATTTTTCCTGTAATTCAGTTCCTAATCTTGGTAAGTTAAATGCCCAATCATAGAACCAAGGTTGCCAAGGACTACCATAAAATTTAATAGGTCTTGAGAACTCAGGTGTTTCAATAGTAAAAGAACTATCCTCCAAATAAGTTATATCTGATTGTGATAAATTTTCAGGAGACATTAGAGGACTTAACCAATCATACATATTTTTATAAGAAGGTTTATTGATCCTTTCAAAACAATAATCATGATTGCCGGATATGAATATTTTTTGATTCCATCCACCTAAGTTTTGAAACCATTTTATAAAATCTTTAACATCTTTTTCACCACCTTTATTTGATAAATCTCCAGCATGAATTAGTATATCACCCTTTGGTAAGGGATGTTCCATATCATGATGAAGGCTGTGGGTATCAGATATACATACTAATCTCATAAAACAAATATACTAATTATTTTCGAATATACATAAAAAAAGTCAGAATTTCTTCTGACTTAATTTTGTATAGGCCGTATGGTTTTACATACATTCACCACCACTTTGTTTTTCTAAACAAAGAAAATAAAACTCTGAGAATACAAGTTTTAACAATCGACTTAGGAACATTATTTGTTTCTTTCCCTTTCCACAACCTTTTGAGTTGTACCGATCAATGACGGTCAATTAGATTAACCAATCCTAAAGTCATCAGATACTCTTTTATTACTTATTACTCAACAAATCTGCCGACCTGTTTCAACCTTGCGGGTTTAGAGAACTTTCTTAAAAATCATATTGGGATTGAGTCCCTTTATGGCCGTGAACCCCTCACGACTAAGTAGTCACCTGTCTCCAATGACTGACGAACACTTTTTCTTTTTATGTATGATTTTTATACCAAAATAAAAATTTAGTTTTCCGAATTGAGAAAGTAGTGGTTCGTCACCTAGCCAAGTTATCTTTTGAACAACTCGATACTAAACTACTCTCTGAAGTGTCCCCACCTCCATATTTTTGGTTTCCTTCGAGATTAAACCCTTGGTAGGATTTATTCAAGGACACTAACAGCACCACCTGTTTTTTGTCATACCTTCCATCTTACGATGCTACGGTTTTAAGACCACCATTGTATTGAATTACGCAATAATAAAGTCGGATAACTATACTTCTTACATTAATTCTATGGATTATTCTTATTGATGTTCCCATCTCAACCAAACAACTCGGATTGCTTGGTCATCCAACCCTTTCGCTACGGAGTTACCCTCACTACTTCAGGTTAAATGATATTCCACTTGTCTACTCGAGATCTCTTTCGAAATCCGCAACTTACCCCAACCAAGGGTTTGTCACTTTATCCCACTTTCGTGGTTTATTTTATTGACTATAGACGGCCAATATTTTTATTCAAAGAACATTATCTTTTGGGTTATTCACCCTTCTTTTACAAAGATAAGAAATGTTTTCTAATATTCAAAATATTTTTCAAAGTTTTTTATATTAATTTATTTCTTTTCCCGTTATTTCTTTCTCCAAAAAATACACTTGTTTGAGTTAATTTTTTATGTTCAGTTCTTAAAAAATCTAAACAATAGTAATTAAGTCGTAAAAATTCATATGAATCTTTGTTCCAATCGCCATTATCAAAAACAATAATTGATTCTTTTTTTTTATTTTTATGTATAAACTTAACAAACTCAAATCTTGGTAAAAAACGAGGGTCATTATCAACTAAAAAAACATCGGAAATTTTTACCAAATGTAAGAAAACTTTATCATTTATAATATTCACATCCATTAAATTAAGATTAACGTTTGTAATATTATTTTCTTTTATTTTATCTAATATTTTATCATACCATATAATATCGTTTTCAAATGAATTAACAATATTAAAATGATTTGAAAAAAATAATGTAGAAAATCCTGAACCTATTTCCAATATTGTTTTATTGATAAAATCTTGTTCATTTGTCCATTTAATAAAACCCTCGGAAAGTGCTGGTAACATTATTTTGAAACTTTTTTAGATTTTTTAATCTCATATGACCCACCTTGATCATGACCAACCTCAACATTCTCTTTTGGTGATTCAGTCACAACACCTTTCCATTCTGTTTTAGTGGTATATTTCCAAGTATTACCCGCCATTTGATTGGCTTGAATATCGGATACTCTAATGACGTTTCCTGTTTTAGTATTTTTTAAACACTTCATATTTTCTATTTTTAATAATATAAGAATTTTTTTTTAAAAAACAAAATAATCAATAGGAACAGTTCCTTCACTTCTGTCTTGTAACTCCGTACCACTCAGCACTATTGATATTTGATGGATGAAAAACATCTATTCTTCTTGCGGACTTCCATCGGAGTCCCATATCTTTATTTAATCTCACTAATTGGTAATTCACCATTCTTCACAAAAAGATCTTTCATATGATCAACCGAACATGTATTAAAACAATAAACCATTTTATCCTCATCTTTTTTAGCATTTTCCCATCTACTTGCAAAAACCACTTCCAAATAATCACTATCTAAAATTTCTTGTAAAGAATAATTGTTTAAATTGATTTTATCTCTACCATAGTTATTTATTTCATTTCTGATTTGTAAAGTTTCATTATTTTGGAAATCACTATTGTGCATAGTACCAACAAAACAACACGGCATAACGTTTCCTTTACAATCAACATATATCTCCATACCAGCTTGATGACAGGATTTACAATTTACTGCCTTACCTTTAAATCTTTCAGGAAATTCCAAATTCTTTAAATTATTATTTATTACATCGTCCCATTTTTTATCAATTGATTCTTTAGTTGGTTTATCATTTGGTAACCAAATTTTATCTTCACTGATTTCAAATTTTTTAACTGATTTGTTTAATCTAAATTGTTCAGTTGCAGGTTCTATTCTATAAATAAAATTTCCTTCTTCATCGTAAACCATTAAATCTTGATAAACATCTGGTACGTGTGTTTCAAACCCAAAAGGTCTTTTTGGTGAAAAGGTAACACCAATTTCTTGTGCTAATTTTTCAGCCTCACCCAATTGATGTTCATTATGTTTGAAAATTAAAAAGTCCCATATTCCCATACCTCCTGATTTGACATATGATTTCATATTTTTCATCACACTATCCCATTTTACATTTCTTCTATAAATGTGATTAGTGTCTTCTAATCCGTCTACAGAAAAAACTACATATCTACTATTAGTACAAGGTATTGAAAGTAGTTTACCCATTTTCGCCCAAAACTTTACATCCCTAATTGATCCGTTAGTGTTTATTTGAATTTTAGCATTTGAATTTTTTACAACATATTCTAAAATTTCATAAGCGTCTTTTGCCATCATCGGATCTCCGTTTGTACCACAGAATATCCAACTTTTACTTTTTTGAACAAAGTCTAATGGGAACCAATTTTTAAAACTTTCTAAAGAAACACTACCTAAATCTAATTCAGGGTTTACCTTCAAAGAATGATTAATATATCTCGGACAAAGTGGACAAGCAGCATTACAACGATTAGATAATTCAACATGAACTAAATAAGTATTTTCATAATTCCATGTCATAATTAATATATTACATTTTTATCTTCTTCCGTTAATAAATTTGGACCGAGATCAAAATTACTTTGTCTTCTTCTTGCCTCTTCAGCCTCTCTATACCAACGAATCCATGTTAACGATACGTCAATCGGTGCTAATACCCAAGCCATCATTATTACCATAATAGTATCTAACTCAGGTGAACCTCCTGTTGGGTCGTTAGAATACCTTTTGTCCAAATTTTTAAACAACTGATATAAACAATAAATAACACAAATAACATAATAACCTACAAACATAATTTTAAATTTAGTATTCCCGACGGGATTCGAACCCGTATTACCTCCGTGAAAGGGAGGTGACCTAACCATTAGTCGACAAGAACAGATCCCGTTTTTTTTCTACATTTAGCCCAAACACCAGTAGATCAGTATTTTGGGTTTTGACGCGAGAAGTCTACAAGGTTTCCCCATTAGACCGTTACCACGGGCAAACTCTACAGCGGAGAGAGTAGGATTCGAACCCACGGGCCAGTTTCCCGGCCTCCTGATTTCAAGTCAGGTGCAATAGACCAACTCTACCATCTCTCCGTTGACACCTTTATTTATCCAACTCACAGGTGTCTTAGCTGTCCCCTTTCGGGTTAGGAATAATCATTTCGTCCTCACGAGGTCGGGGTGATGTCCCCTGACGTTCTTCCTATACGTCAATGTACGTTTCCATATGGTTGTCAAACCATTTCTCATCATATTGGACATACTATTCGGTGACTAACCGAATCGTGCGGAATGTACGGGACTCGAACCCGTGGGCTTCTCCGTGACAGGGAGACATGATAACCAACTTCACTAACACTCCGTTTTGTGGGTGAGTTTGGATTCGAACCAAAGACCTAAAGTTTATGAGACTTTTGCTCTAAAACCAGCTGAGCTACACACCCTATTAGTCTTTTCCTTACCTCTTAATAACCACATTGCCATCCCGGTGTTACTGCCGGGTGCTTACCACTTGCGTGGAGTGATTATCACGTTGCGCTCCCTGAGGGTCACGATCCCCCGACTTCAAAATTAACAGTTTTGCGCTCTACCAACTGAGCTAAGGAAGCGTGTTTGATTCCAACCCAACTTAAGTTGCACCATCCGTGTCATGCACTGGTTAACAAAGTCCTCGTTGAGTTAGTTTCAAAAAGTTACAGGTTTTTCGTACCATCTATGTACATCATAACAGACATAGTCTGTGGTTACTTTTCGCTTAATGGTTAATTACTCCAACTTATAGTAACTCTACTCTCACCGTTCTACATCTAGATTCAAACGGATAGTTGAGATTCATAGACAGTGGGGTCACACCACCGTCGTCACCTGTTGAGCCCAAACTCAGACTCGAACTGAGGACCTAATCATTACAAATGACTTGCTCTACCAACTGAGCTATCCGGGCTTATTTTCTACCATTTTATGTCAAAGAACCACTTATTTTACAAAGGTAATAAATATATATGAATATACAAAATTATCTTAAAAATATTTTATAATCAATTATGAATCAATGTGATAAGAACTGATATTTATCAATATGACAAAAATAAAAGGACTCTCTCTCCTTTTATGTACTTTGTTCTTGGCATTCTCTTCATTTGCTCAGGACACACAAAAAGTGTACATATCTGGCGTTGAGAACAAAATTAAAATCGGACGTATGACGTCTAACCGAAACTTAGCTTTCGGAGTTAAAAACATTTTTGAAGAAATTTTACAGGATAAGGACTTCACAATCGTAGAGGTACGTAGTGAGGCTGACGTTTTATTAAACGTTGATTTATTATTTTTTGACGTTAATAAAACTAAAAGAAACGTTTCAGTATTCCATTCTAATGTTGAAGAAACATTGGTAATAATGAAAGGTACTATTACCGACAAATCAGGAAAAAAATTAAAAGAGGTGGTGGCCGAAGAATCAAGTTCAGAAATTTCTACATCAACGTTAATCACTGACGAAGGAAGTGGACAAATAAACCAACAAGCATTGTCTTCCGCAATTAAGAAGACATGTGTTTTACTTGTAGATAAAATATTTTTAAATAAGAAATGAAAAAACTAACATTATTAATGGGATTATTTTTATTAATGTCCCTATCATCATTTGCCCAATTAACAATTAACCAATCTATAACTCCAACTACAGGTTTAAAAGTGGGAGATACATTAACGGTTAAATATACAATTAATAGAGGGGCAACAACACCTCGTTATTTTTGGTTAAGATACTCTTTTAATAATAAAGCATTGTCAATGGTGTCAAATAGTACCACTTTTACACAAGGCAGTTCAACACAAACATTTTATACAGGTTGGGATAATTACAAATTTACACCGGCAGCAAATATTGTGGATACACAATTATATGCACAATATCAAGTTACACCTTGGGGATATGAGGTAAATTCTGATTGGAATGTTGGACAATTAACAATTCAAAGAGCCGACGCTTCAATTAATGGTGACATTGCCACACAAAAATTTGTATTAAAAGACCAAAACACATATAATAATATTCATAAATTAGATTTGGCATATTCAATTAATGCAACAGATGAGTATATTTCACCAATTACAAGAAGTTCAACAAACATATCTTTAACCAATGTGGTAGGTAACACATCTCAATTCAAAGTTAGAGTATTATTTCCACAAGGATATACAATTTCCGACCACAATGTTCAATTGATGAGATTAAAAACAGATGGTAGTGGTGATATTGATTGGTCACAACAACCAATCGCACAAAAAGCATTGGATGCAAGTGGTGAGGTAATATTCACATCGGGTGTTAAAGTCGGTGATAGTGTTGGTGTATTTGTATCTCCCGCTTCCCAAAAGACTTGGATGAACAACGTAATCACAGTTTCAGATGCATATAAAGCATTCTTAGGACACTCTCAAACTGATATTAGTGGAACGGCAAACTTCTTTACAAGACCTGTTTTAGAAAGAAAAATAGGTAATGTAACAAAAAACGATATGACATTTAACGAATCTGACTCATATAATTTATTTGCACACGTAATTGGACAAGATGTATCGGTAAACGCATTTATCCCAACATCAACTTCAACTTCTTGGAGATGGCATAGTGGTTTATTGAATCAAAGTTGGTTAGATGGTGTTACTAAGAATAGAGTATACATTACGGCTCCATCACAAACTGTTGATGCAGTATTTGCGTGGGGTGGTGATTTAAACTGGTCACACTCATCTCATCCTGACACAATTGCAACTAAAATTACACAAGGTAATTTCACAAACTCAATAAACGATAACAAATATCAATCATTCTCAGTAAAGTCGATGTCATATACTCAACCTACATTTGAAAAGGTAACTTTAGGAATTAACTCTACTTTGGAAAATGGTAAAGTTGTATTAACTACTACATTGACAAAAGAAGGATTGGCAGGTTTACAAGTTATAATGAATTATGACGAAAGTAGATTGACGTTGGATAATGTAATATTTGATGCGGGAAGTACGATTACAAACTTCTCAACTCATAAAGATGGTAGATTGACATTTGGATCTATTGATCAATTAAAAACATCAAGAATTAAAGTAGGAACACCGTATAAATTAATTTTCACTCCTAAAGTTCAATTAACAAATACTGCCGGTTTATTCTTCTTTGTATTGGCGGATGCGGTTGATGGATTGGGTAAGAAAGTTGATTTGACAATAGAATAATTTATGAAGAAACTATTAGTAGTATTATTTTTATTTATATCATTTTTAGGGTTTGGTCAGTCGGTTTTGGCACCAGACCCTAAGTCATTTATTGTTAATACCACAGGACAAGATGCAAGTGGGTTTGAGTTAACTGGATTTAATTCAACCGCAACTTTATTAGCATCGGTGAGTTTAGTATCACCACCAGCAGGAACAACATTCTATTTAAACACTTACACAGGTCTAACCGCAGCAAGTGGTTTCAATATGATTGGTAATAAAACTAAATTGGTGTTTACCGGAACAATGGCAAATATCAATACGGCATTGGCATCATTAAAAATTAACACAGGTTCTATTTCGGGTGATATTGTCATATCAGTCGCAGCAACTATAAATCCAACTGGTTTCTTTTACAATGGAACAAACGGACACTTTTATAGACCAATATCAACAGGAACAAGCTATACGGGTGCAAGAGCAGCGGCATTAAATACTACATTTAAAGGACAGACTGGATATTTAGTAACAATAACTTCGGCAGATGAAGATGCGTTTGTATTTAATAATGTACCACAAACAAACATTTGGTTTGCACTAACGGATGAAGAAACAGAAGGCCAATGGAAAATTGATGCTGGTCCTGAAAAGGGAACTTTAATCAAAACATCAAACGGACAAACTGCGGGTAATATACAAGGACAGTACAATAACTGGGCACCTGGTGAACCAAACAATAGTGGTAACGAAGATTATGCGGTAACAAAATGGAACGGTTCTCAATGGAATGATTTACCGAATGGATTTAGTTGCCCTTATGTAATTGAATATGGAACTTGGACCAATCCTGATGATGCAACATTTACCGAATTTTATACTAACAGTGTAGTTCATTCAAACGGAGAAACAATAAAAGCATTATTCAATTTTACATTTGGTGGAGCAACTGATAAAAGTAAATTTTCAGCAAGATTATTTAATAGAAGCGATGCGACATCAACATGGGTAGCCGGTGGTTCTTATAAATCATTAAGTGGATTGGGTAAAGTATATCTTTCAAATCAAATAGATACTGCAAAGATATTTTCAACCGCAATTCAATTAACGCCGGGTACAAATGATATGACACAATTTAGTTCTGCTGATATTGGTAAGGTCTATAAACTAACAACAACTGGAGCAAGTGGTGGTGGATGGGGAACGGACATTTATACAAGTGACTCTTATATACCCGCTATGGCAGTTCACGCAGGAGTTTTAACAATCGGACAAACAAAAGAAATTTATATTAAAATAGTTGAGGGAAAAAGTAGTTATTTAGGTTCAACCCGTAATGGAATCACAACGTCAGAATGGGGTGGATGGGGATTGAGTTATCAATTTGTATCTCAACCATCTTCATACAAGGCAATATCATCACCTGGCCAAGTTGAATGGTGTGTGATATATGACTACGATGCATCAAATCAAAGATATAGAGTTGGGATTGATAAGAGAGAATTTGATGGAACCAACGTATCACCAAATAATGTATCATCACTAAAATTATTTGATTTGTGGGATGGAAATGTAACATTTGATAGTGAAGACATATATTGGGCAAATTATTGGATTAATACACCAACCCAATTTAATTTTACGGGTTCATCATTTTCATCATTTATAAGACAAGGCAATGGATTTTACGGAGTAAGTAGTGAGTTTACCTTTTCACAATTAGGTACATACAAACAACACAAAATGGAATTAAATGAATATGATAATGTACAATTAAAAACATTATATAATAACATTGTAACAGTATCGGATGTTTATTTGGCATTTAAGGAATTATCTAATAAGGGTTTATTTGGTAATCAAAGTGGTAATGAATTTGGATATGGTATTCAATATATAAATGCAGATGTGGATGATAATGGTGTATTCAATGAAGTGGATACATATAAATTATTACAAAATTTAACGGGTGTAAATGATTTAGTTAGCAGTTATACTTTGGATAATACTATAAAAGTAATTCCAGACTCAATCTATAATTTAATTGGTAAATCAACATGGAGTTCATTTACATCATACAAAGGTAAATCATATTCATTTAGTTTATTGGATAATGTGTTGAATTACAATTACAATTTATCTGTGAGTTGGAAAGGTGATGTGAATTTATCACATTCAGCAACACCTCCTTCAAATGGTATAACAACAATGTCGGTTAGAACATCAATGAGTACACCGATATCAAACGAAATAAATTCATCAATTATGTCCGAAATTGTGGGAGATAGTGTTTATGTATATATTACAATAGACCCATTACAACAAGAATTGGTGGGGACACAGTTTAAGTTAAATTACGATAATGATTTATTAAAGTTTAATAATGTAATATATAAAACAAAAGGATTACCAACTAACTATGCGACGGACAAAGGGAATTATATTAATTTAGGTTCTCTAATAACGGATGGTGGAACTTTAGATAATACCACTGAATATAAATTATCATTTACAACAAAAACAAAGTTGGAGAATATATTCGGTTTAATTTCGGTTGGGTTAATGGATGCAGTAAACAAAAGTGGTAGAACATTAAAAGTAATAATGAAATAAAAACAAATTAAAAAACAAAAATTATGGCAGACAGAAACGGAGACGGAGTTGTTTATCATCGCTCAGATTGTGGTGATAATTATGTAAGATGGTATGGGTTCGGTGGAGATGGACCTTGTTCGGCGTGTGATACGTGGGGACTTACCAATAAAGCAATAAGATATATTCATGACCACCCTGAAATAAATCATAGACTTGAAGATGTGGTAGGTAGAGAGTGGGATGAAGAGGTTATGCCAGTATTAACAGAGGTTTATGAAGAAGTAAAAGAAGGTGTAATAGACGCATATAATTGGGTGGACGCAAACGCTTGTAATATAGCTGTAACAGCAGCAATCTCGGCGGGAGTTGTTTACGCATTCACACCAGAACCGGCAAACCCAACAGCGGTGGCAACATCAACTACTTTATCGGCAATGGCATCAACTATTACTAATATGGCAGTTAAAGTTGCGGTAGTAGGAGAAATGAGTGAAATTATAACAAATGGATTTTTACTAATACCATTTGTAAGTGATAGTATTGACCACACTCTATTATACAATATAATTTCAAATTGTTTAGCTAAAAGTTTAGATTCTGCGGAGTTATGGGCAACACCAGCCGGTGTTGGTATTGCGATTGGAGCAGCAATTGCACCTGTTATTGCGGATTTGATATGTAAAAAAACTTGTCCTGAAGGATTTACTAAAGCATTTGGTGCGTAATGAAAAAACTAATAACCATATTATTTTTACTTTGTGTAAGTTTTGTTACAAATGCACAAATACAAAAACCAGATACGTTACAACTATCGGCAAAAGAACTATTTGGAGAAAGTGATGATTGGAACGATGTGGGTATATTACAATCCTATGTTAATTTTTCAAAAGATGTCCTATCATCATCAAACCTTTCAATTGGTGTAATTGGAAAACAAGTATCTACAACTCTTAATTTGGGATATAATAAATCATCATTGAATGGGAAGTGGGGACACTCATTTGCAGCATCAATAAACCCTATTTGGAATTATTATGGTGTAGGGTATGGTCTTAGTAGAAATACCGAAAAGAGAACAACTACAATACAAACATTTTATTCTACGGACTTTGATTTCCAAAAAGATATTAACTTATCATTTATTGATGTATTCAGAACAAAAAAATGGGGAACATTCGGTTATAGTTTAACAGCATCAAAATCATTTTGGGGAACTTATCAGGGTGAGTGGGAAGGGAAATATACGGTTGATGAAAATGGTGATTTTAAAGATTTAATATATCCAATGATACCGGCATCAAGTGAAATAAGTTATAGAGGTATGATGATGTACACTTATACATTGAAAACAAAGAGAGTAAACATCTCACCACAAATATTTGCAATGAGTGATGTATATAAAGTATTTAAAGATGGAACTGAATCAGATTTGGCATATGTAGATGATTTCAATTTGGACTTATATTATGGTACATCTATTGATTGGAAAATAACTAAAAGATTTGTATTGAATACCAATGTTAGATATAATACAACTTGGGATAAATTAAGTGAATCAGTCGGTTATAAAAAAAGTAACCCAATAATGTTTATGATAGGAACAAACTTTCAATTTTAATGAGTAAAAAAGATTTAATATCATTCATAGTAATTTATTTATTAACCACATTTGTAATATTATTTAGTGGTTGTAGAAAAACGCAGACTATTCCAACACCACCACCGATAAATAAAGAATTTTTTAATTCACCCGAAAACAACGTTAAAAATGGGGATATTATTAATTTTAATTTAACTACAGTTGGTGTTTATACTTTGACAATGATTGATACGGTTCAAAATCAAGTTGTGACCAGAGAAAGATTTACGGGTAAAATTGGTTTAAACTCACTTAAAATATTTACAAAAACTTTACCGACAAAATACCTAAGTGTCGTTTTAAAGGATCAAAATAATCAACAGATAGGTAAAACAAGAATAATAATAAATTAAAAAATAACAAAAAATGAAAAAAGTATCTCTCGTACTCTTCGGTTTGATTCTACTTGCTGGATGTAGAAAATCAGATTTTCCAACGCCACCTCAATCAGTTAGCGACGATTTAAAAATTGCTAGTTTATCAGGATTAAAATTACAAACTGCATTTGTAACAAGTGAAGTTTCAATGAACATAAAAAGTGAGACATCTCAGACTGTAACTATCAGAATCTTTGATATTGCAAATAGAGTAGTGTCTAAATCAACAAGCGACGTAAAGTCAGGTGATAATATATTGAAGATATACACTTCATCATTACCGTCATCAGGTTATAGAATAGCAATTTACGATCGTGCCGGTAATATGTTAGGTATTACGGACTTTAATAAAATTTAAGATAATTATAGTATATAAAAACACAAAATTATGGCAGAAGAACAACAAGAACAATCAACCGGTGGTTCAATTAAGAATATACTTATCGGTTTAGTAAGTACCATCACATTAGGTGTGGGTGGTTGGTTTACAACAAAATTAACGGGTGGTGACGAAAAAGAAACTCCGGCACAACAAGCTGCACCTGTAATCAACATTACAAACTCTAATCAACAATCACAAGCTGCAGGAGGTAAGACTGTTATTATTAAAGAAAAGTCAACAACACCAGCACCGGCACCAAAACCAAAACCTAAAAAAGATGGTGACGAATTTAAAGAAGAGACACCAAAATGGTAGGTTTGGGTTTAGAGGTTGAAACTGCAACCTTAATTTTTACGATTATAATAATTGGGATGTCGATAAAGACATCCTTGGAATTGACAAAAAAAGAAAAAAATGGCTGATCAACAACCACCAAGTGGATTTAAAGAATTATTAGCAAATATGATGAAACGTAGATGGTTCATCACTGCAATTGTATTAGGGGGATTTATGATAATCATAATGGGAATATTTGGGGCAATCCTAAATAAATCCGCTATTGAAGGAGAATGGAAAGAACTTCTACTATTGTTATTGGGTGCATTTATCGGTAGTTACGGTAAAATAATCGACTATTGGTTTAGTGATACTGATAAGGATAAAATGTTAGTTCAGAAAATGGATGAAGAAGATGGTGTATCGTTGAGTAATACTAACGATGGTCCAAATACTCCAATCGTACCAATGTCAATAGCACCATTAGTGTTATCAGAATCAACCGAACAAATAACCGAACAATTAGTTGAAACACCAAAAGTAGAAAAGAAGGGTGTTGAAATCGATGAAGATGGTGACGGTGTTATGGATGGTTTAGATTTCGATGGTGATGGTAAAATCGATGAATATTTCGCACACAGACAATGTGAACACGTTTGGGGTGACTTAGACGGTGACGGAACAGAGGAGTGTTTGAAGTGTGGTAAAGTTAAGGATGAATACGCAGAAATGCATATGGAAGGATAAAATAAACAAAAGACAAAAAATAAAAAACTATGAAATTTAAAGAATGGGCTATTGAACTCTTCAAAGACGAAAGAGGTTCAATTTCAGTAAAACCAGTTATTGCATTTGTAGGGGCGATGTTCCTATGTGTGACTATGATCTTAAATTCGTTCTCTCACGCGGATTTCGCCCCATCACCTGAATTGGTGAATGCGGTGATGATTATCACGGGAATTGGGATGGGTGCCGATACGATGGATAAATTCTCTCACAAAAAGAAAGAAGAAACAGAAGGTTAATATGAAGGAGGGTTTATCCCTCCTTTTTTTTTTCATATATTTATTAAAAATGAATTTATGAAAAATTTAAGAGATATTTTAGCTTTAAGGTTTATTCAATTAGTATTTGTATGGGTAAGTTTTGCTCTAACATTTCAGGTGTTTATGATTATAACACATTTTACCAATCCTGAATTGAGTACAAAAATAGGTAATGAAATTATGTGGAAAATAGACGGTACATTTAAAAATGATCCTGATAATATTTGGTATGAAAAAAAATAAAACAAGATGACAAAAAACGAAATATTATATAATGTCGGTTTAACCGATAAAGTATATTCAGAACAAAAAGATATTGATTTTAAAGCACAAAGGTTAAAATTAATTAAATGGATTGAAGATAAAAAATCAGACACACAAGGATTTGTTGCAACGAAAGATAATACAATTTATATTGTGTGGAGAGGTAGTTCTTCTAAAAAAGATTTCCAAAACGACGCCTCTATCGATAAAGTTCCTTTTATTGAAGAAGGTGAGAAAGTTCATATTGGATTTAAAACCTGTTGGGATGCCGTAAAGGATGATACATATAAAGCATTAGATATTGCACTTAAAAACTTAGGTCAAGAACATTCAATAGATAATATTGTTGTTTGTGGACACAGTTTAGGTGCGGCAATTTCTACCTTGTGTGCATATGAAATCTATTCAATTTATAAATCAAATAAAATTATATGTTGTACCATAGGTAGTCCAAGAGTTGGTAATAAAATATTCAAACAAAACTTTGATAAATCACCAATTGAATCGTTAAGGATTGTTAACAATTTAGATATTGTAACTCGTGCACCAAATATTGGATATCACCACGTTAATACCGAATTACGTATTGATAGTGAGGGTAAAGTTAAAAAATGGATGATTGATTGGCAAAGAGTTGGTGAATATCTTAAAGCCGTATTCACAGGTAAGACTGCGAAAGATCATATGACAAATAATTACATAAGTGCATTAAATAAATGGAACCCATAAAAAAAATATATGAAAAAATTATTAATATTATTAAGTGTTTGTTTAGTAAGTCTTGTTGCAAATAGTCAAACAATAGGTAAAACTAAGACAGAGGACTTCAAGGCGGACTTTGAAAAGAAAAAGGATATAAGTACTTACTTAGATTATGACGGACCTCAAATACCCGTTCAAATCCTTAAATGTGGTATTTCTGACGAAGTATATGAGATGTATCCAGAATTAAAGGAAAAACGTGTAGGTTTAGGTGTTGCTAATATCTCTATGGAATATCTTGAGAACTTAAACAGATTTAAATTTACTGAGGACAAGACAGAAATTAAGAATCGCATGGTAAAACAATTCCAAGCATCTCAAGCCGGTATTTCTGAGAACAAATTAGATGGTCGTGGTAAAATCAATTTGGCTAAGTATTTTGTAACTATCGAGTGTTATGATTATTCGGTATCTGAAGATGAAACTATCAACCTAAAAGACGGTATTAAAGATAATATGGTTACTCGTATTGGTTTACAAGTTAGATTTACTGACGCCGAGACAGGACTAGTATTTGCAGGTTCAGGTTTAGGTGAAGCTAAGACAACAAGAGAGTTGACTTTATTATCTGATGCAACTATCGACCCAATTAAATTTAATCAATCAACCATCAGTATCTCAACTAAAAAGGCGTTAGATATTGCGGTTGCTAACATTCTTGATAGAATGATTAAAAAAGGTATTTTCACAAAATAATGAAATACGAAGTTGTTGATATTCCACAACCGGAAAATTGTGAAAAATGTACACCATGTCTTAGACTTAGATTAATGGAAATGGGGTTTATTACGGGAGAAAGAATTGAATTTGGAGAAAGTAGATTAGGTTTATATATGGTTAATATATTAACCGAAAATGACCATATCTCTTCGGTGGTTGCACTTAGACAAGAAGAATTGGATAGAATATGTTTAAAAGGGGTTTTATAACCCCTTTTTTAGTATTTATATGTATGGAAAAATTTTATAGAACATATGACGATAGAGTCTTTTTTGGTATTTGTAGCGGTTTGGGGGTTAGAACCAATATCGATCCTTTAGTTTGGAGATTATTGTTTTTTTTCTTAATTTTTTCACCGGTACCAATAATAACAGGTTATTTATTAACTACAATTTTAACTAAAAGTGTATGAAAAAATTTTTATTAATCGTCGGTTTAATTTTAATTTTAACGTTATTTGTTTCAATAATGTTAAACGCTCAAGTAAGTTCTTGGAGAAATAATTCACAACAAAGAACAACCGCACCAAGAATTCAACCATCAACTCCACAAAGAAATGACGTTAGTCGATGGAGAACACAAACAGAACCAATTAGACCAGGTCAACCTATTCCAAATAGACCTTTAGTGAGAAGATGGAGAGGTGGGGGTGTAAATCCATATGGATTAATGTGGGGAAATTGGGGGTGGTATCAACCATACCCATATATTTGGTACGATGATTATGGATGGAGACATAGAAGTGTAGTTCGTGTTTATGAAAATGGAAAAAGAGATACTGTTAAAAAGGAAACATATTATACTTTAGGTATTGGACATACAAATAACAATCAAGCTTCTTTTTGGGGTGCTGTAGGTGGTAATAAAGGATACTTTATTGTTGATTACGTTATGACCTATGAAATTGATCGCAACCAATATTTTCCAAATGGTAAAATTAATGAAGTTGATTTTCCGTTAAGTAAAAATGACTTTTTAAAAGAGGGTACATTATATCTTGGTGGAGGTAAGAGATTCGGTAAATTAGGTGTCCATGGAATGGTTGGATTTGGAAATGAAATTATTAGATACCAAGGTAAAGATGATTTAGGTGGTATTTCATTTCCTAAATCAAATTCAAATTTTACAACATTTAAATTTGGTATTATAAGAGATTTCAAATTCTTCACATTAAAGTTAGATAGAGACCCAATAAGAAATTACAATCAAATATCAATTGGATTGAATAATAAGTAATGAAAAAAAATCTAATTGTTTTATTAATTTTATGTTTCATAGGTTTTAAATCATATGGACAAACATTTACACAAACATTTATTGATAAATGTACAGGTGAAGTTAAAGTTGCAACAACAACTTATATAAGTGGTAATGCATTTGTATCTTTTTATAATCAAAGTAAAACATTCACACCTTTAGAAGTCCAAACAGGACAATTACAATTATGGTTACAAACAACTTACGCAACATATAACTCGATGGCCTGTCCAACAAATCAGGTAGTTCAACAAACAATACAAAATACAGTTACACAGGCGGCGGCAACCGCAGCAAGTAATGCAGCATCTTCGGCGGCAAGTAATGCGGCATCTTCAGCTGCAAGTAATGCGGCAAGTTCATCGGCATCAACTGCGGCGAGTTCGTCGGCATCAACTGCTGCGAGTTCGTCGGCATCAAGTAGTTCCGCCGCAACATCAAGTTCAAGTACAACAACATCATCTAGTAGTTCATCTTCATCTAGTAGTTCATCTTCATCTAGTAGTTCATCTTCATCTTCTGAATCAAAGACTGAGAGTAGTTCTTCATCATCGGAATCAAAATCTGAAACAAAGAGTGAATCAAAATCTGAAAGTAAATCAGAAGAAAAAAAATCAGAAAGTAAATCAGAAGAAAAAAAAGAAGAGAAAAAGTCAGAGGAAAAGAAAGAGGAAAAGAAAGAGGAAAAGAAAGAGGAAAAGAAAGAGGAGAAGAAGAAGGAAGAAAAAAAAGATAAAAAGGAAGATAAGAAAGAAAAAAAGAAAGGAGGAGTATTAAATCCGATGTTAATTGCCTCAGATTATACTGTTGCTCAAAATGCGGATAAAAGTTTTGGTTCTATGTTAGGGTTGGGTTGGAGTAAATCATCATTAATGGGTGACGAATCTTTTTCAGCAAATGCAATTATATGGAGTAACCTAAAACAATTTGCGTTAGGTGGTGGATATACCAAAATGGACTTTAGTGGTGGTAAATTAAATGCCATACATTCTTATGGTGTAACAACCGCATATTTGAATGGTAATTATATGGGTTTACTTGGTTATACTTACATTAAACCACATCCTAAATTTGGAACTTACGGATACAATATAGGTGTTGTAAATTTATTCATTAAAGATGAAAAAGGTAAATTTAATTATAGTGTTGTAAGTTCAGCTGTTGCATTTTGGACTAAACCATATTCATATTCAAAGAAACTTTCAATATCACCTCAATTATTTGTTATGTCTTCACCATTATCTTATAATACAGTTACGGGAGTAAGTATGGTTAATAGACACGCAGGATATTTGGTTGGAGGTTCGTTTGATTATAAATTAAGTAAAAGATTTGGGTTTACTTTTAATTATAGAATGAACGGATCAACTCAACCATATAGTCCTATTTTACATAACTTCTTGATTGGTAGTAGAATGACATTATAAAAAAATCCCCGAAGTATAAACCACGGGGATATGACAAAAAATAAATGTACCTCTCTCCTGATACAATATAAATTTATTAAAGTTTTTTTATAAAGTCAATTCTTTATGAAGATTTAATACCTGACTACAAATTTCATAATCTTCGTTTTCTTCAAAGTAAGGTAATATGTCTCTTTTTAAAACAATCGTTTCACTACGATGAAATTCAAATTCAGTATTCCAATCCGCATCTTTAAACTTAGCTGAAAGTTTTAAAACTAAAGATTTTTTTCTTGTATTTTTAAACTCTTCAAAAATTTCAATTATTGATTTATAAATGTCTTCTTTGTTTGGTTCATAAAAACTTTTCCAATCCTTATATACTCCATTGATTATCAATTCTTTATAAGGTTTTTTTCTTCTTTTTGGTTGGTCCAAATTTTCCATGTAAGTAAGTGTTTAGTTTGTTTAGTAATTATGTAAAAGTAATGATTTTTTTGAATAACCAAAAATTATTCGTCACCAATTGTACGATCCCATTTTGCTTTACGTTCTTCGGGGGATAACATGTGTATTTCACTAATAGTGTGGTTAATTTGAACTCTTACACAAGTTTGGGGTAATTTACAATTCATCAAATAATTATTAATATAACCCATCATATTTGCCGCACCAATAGGGTTTGCTGAATGTACATATATCTGAGGTAATGGTATTTTTTCATTCATACTTTCACTAACCAAATAACGGCAACAATCCATACCTGTCCTTTCATTAATGTTGTTGTAATCCAACATATAATTATTTTTTACATTTGTATAATACTCAACCATCGCACCTTCACCTAAATCATGATCTAAGGATATTAATTCAAATGTACCTAATCCATGTAATTTTATTTGTGCAACAAATTCGTCATAGTTTCTTACAACAATCCAATCTTCATCTACGGGAGTTCTTATATCGTCAAGGTATAATCTTAATCTTTTATTAATTTTCATCTTTTTTAAATGGTTTTGAATATTTTGGCTTAATTAATTTCCAAATTATTTCGTCTACTTTCGAATTATTATTATCCCACATTGCAAACATTATTGGATGTAAAACTTTTTGTTGTTTCATTACAAATTCCGCAAATTCTTTTTTGGATGGTTCGGGGTCTCTATCACCAAATTTTCCATACCTAAAACCATCGTGTAATTTTCCTGCGGTCTCTCTTAATTGAAAACATGAATACCTTAAATCACTAATTGTTTTTTTAACCCAATCATTAAATTCATCTGGAACTTTTTCAAGTAGTTCATCAAATGGTTTATTATCTTTTAGATATTCCCATATATCTTGATTAGATATGTTTGTTAAAATTTTATGAAGACGTTTATATTCTTCACCTTTGATTTTCATACGAAAACCATTCTTAAATTTAATTACATATCCTTCTCTATCTTTACTTATTTCTTCTTTAAGTAAATCATACGATTCACCCCAAGTCTTGTATGTCATAACAACTTCAAATCCAGAATCTTGTGTCCAAAACAAACTACTATCAGGTATTTCTTCACCTGTTTCTGTATGAATGGCACCAAGAACAACTAATTTTTCTTCACCTTTATAATCAACAACAATTCTATTTTCAGGATAAATTATTTCAAACAAATATGTGTTATCTTTTCTCCACGATCCAATATCGTGTCTATCAAGAATTTCTTTTCCTTTGATAGCTTGTGGTGAGGTAAATGACCCACGAGTTGCCATTATCCATTCACCTTCATAATTAAAAAGAATACCTAATGAACCATCCATCTTTTCGTAAACAACATAATCTTCATTAGGAATATCTTCTGGTTTATGTTCTTCGTAATTAAAAAATTTCTTAAATGGTCTTGCAACAATGTCACCTTTTGAATTGATAACCAACCCACGACATTGTAAAGTAATATCATCCCACAATCTTTCGTATTGAACTTTTGGTGAATAGTTCCATATAGTCAAATCTTTCGTAGGATGTGTTTGTTTGTGTAACAAACCATCATTATAATATTTTTCTAATATGTCTAACATAAATTAGTTTAATCTTTTGTGGAAACCGATGTTGTAGGTATGTTTTAACCAATTGAGTGACAAATATATACCACATATTTTGTTTTTCCAAATAGAAACGTGAGCATCGGGAAAACAAGTTTCAAAATAAAAATAAATAAAAGGTAAAGGATATAATGACCATTGGTTTTTTTGTAAGTTAGCGTGGAATTTCATCTTTGGTTTTGGATTTACGGACTCAAAAAACGAAATAATAAATTCACTCATTAAAGTTTAATTTGAAATCTATTTTTCATTTGTTGAAGTTTATCTTCGGGAACTCCATGAACATTTTCATTCCCGTGTCTATTTTCAACAATTACAGTATGAACTCTGTAATTATATCTTTCTGCCATTTTAAAATACTCATCCATTTCCCATTCTTGAGTAAACGTATTTGCAACAACTATTCTTGCTCTTTGTTGTCTCATTCTTTCTGAACATCTAAATTGACAATAGTTATGTGCTTCCTTTAATTTAGTCGGATCAAAATTGTAATCACCTTCTTTATCTTCAAAAAAATCATCAGCAGATAAAACTTCAGGTTCATCCGTACTTCTAAGTTGTAATATAATCTTTGCTAATGTTGATTTACCCGAACCTGGTAAACCTCGTAATAATATTAATTCGCCCTGTGTTTCGTTTACACTATCCATATGAGAGATTTAGGATTAAAGAATTGGGGTCGGAATAAACCAACCCCGATTTCTTATTTTACTTCTTCAACAGTAGAATGAGAATCACCCTTACCGTTTTCATCTTGTACTCCACCACCTGCACCACCTTGAACAGGTGCTGATGTTGAATCTACTAAAGGAGCCGCTGTTGAGTCAGTTGTTTGAGTTGCGGTTGACCCTGAACCACATGCTGCTAGTGTTAATACAACACCAAGAGCTAAAATAAATGTTACTTTTTTCATATATAGTAAATATACGAAATTTAAATTAGAAAACCAAATCCAATAAAAAAACCCCAACGAGATGTCGGGGTTTAAGGTCTTTGGGTGGGTTCAACCCCACTTACTTTTGAAAAAACGAAAAGGTAATCGACAAAGAGAACCTATAGTGATATAAATATATATAACTTTAGTAAAAAGTCAACTATTTATATTATTTTTTTGAAATTAATAAATTTTCGTCCTTATATTTCAAAGTATACTGTACATTTTCTAAAATATTACCTTTTAAAATTTCTTCACTTAAGAAATCTTCACAAAGATTTTGTATGATACGTTTTAACGGACGTGCACCATATTCTTCTTGTGAATTTAATTCGTAAATTCTATTAATAACAGTTTTATCAAAATTAATTTTGTAATTCTTTTCAACTAAACGTTTATTTAATTTACTCATTTCAATTCCAATAATTTTTCTTAATGTTTCATCATTTAATGCGTTGAATAAGATAATATCATCAATACGATTTAAAAATTCAGGATTGAATTGTTGTTTTAACGCCTTTTGAATCATTGTCTTTCTAACTTCATATTGTTGTTCTTCACTTGAAGATGTTTTAAATCCAACACCTCCACCTAAATCAGATACACGTTTGGCTCCTACGTTAGAAGTCATGATAACAATGGTATTTGTGAAATTAATTTTTCTACCAAATGAATCTGTTAAATGTCCTTCATCTAAAATTTGAAGCAGGATATTGAATACATCCTTATGGGCCTTCTCAATCTCATCAAATAAAACAACAGAGAATGGGTTATTTTTAATCTTCTCAGTCAACTGACCTCCTTCATCATAACCAACATAACCTGGAGGTGAACCGATTAATTTAGATACATTATGTTTCTCCATATATTCACTCATATCAACACGAATGATTTTATCGGGATCTCCAAATAATGTTTCGGCAATTGATTTAGCAAGATATGTTTTACCAACACCCGTTGATCCGATAAAGATAAATGAACCAATTGGTTTGTTTGCTTCTTTAATACCAACACGATTTCTTCTAATTGCCTTAGAGATAGTTTTAACCGCCTCGTCTTGACCAATTACTTTAGAAGTTAATGTTTCTTCTAATTGTAATAATTTTTTAGTTTCTTTCGTATCAAGTTTAGTAATAGGAACTCCCGTCATATCACTAATAATGTCATAAACATCATCTAACGAAACGGGTGTTTTATTATCTTTTTGTTTTTCTGTCCATTTTAATTTTTCATCTTCCAGTTTTGTTGTTACTTTTCTTTCTTCATCACGAAGTTTTGCCGCTTGTTCGTAATTTTGATTTTTTACAACTTGGACTTTCTTTTCTTTAATAACGTCAATTTCCTTTTTTAATTTTTCAATTACTTCAGGAATTTTAGATGATACTCTTTTTTCAGAACCTAATTCATCTAATACATCAATTGCCTTATCAGGAAATTGTCTATCAGTAATATAACGTCCTGAAAGTTTAACAATAGTTTCTAATACACCATCTTCGTAACTTACTTTATGAAAGTCTTGGTATGATGTTGTTAAGTTTTTAAGAATTTCTAATGTTTCCTCTTCAGTTGGTTCTTGTAAAACTATTTTTTGAAAACGACGAACTAATGCAGCATCTTTTTCAATGTGTTTTTTAAATTCATCAAATGTTGTTGCACCAATACATTGTAATTCTCCACGTGCTAATGCGGGTTTCAAAATATTTGCGGCGTCCATCGCACCACTTGCATTTCCCGCACCAACCATAGTATGTAATTCATCAATAAAGATAATTACGTTTGGTGCTTCTTGTAATTCGTTAATAATTGCTTTAATTCTTTCTTCAAATTGACCACGATATTTTGTGCCGGCAACTAATGAAGTTAAATCTAAAGACATAATACGTTTGTCTAAAAGATTTGAAGGACAATCTCCTTTATAAATCATTAATGCTAATTTCTCAACTAGTGCTGATTTACCCACACCAGCTTCACCAACAATTACTGCGTTGTTTTTCTTTTTACGAGAAAGAATTTGAGCAATTCTTTTTACCTCTTTATCCCTACCAATTACAGGATCAATTTTACCCTCTTCAGCCATCTTAATAAGATCACGTGAGAAATTGTCTAAGATTGGTGTATTTGACCCTTTTCTAACCTTCTTGGGGTTTGTGGTTGGTCCGTCCTCAAAAAAATCTACTGACATAATAATAAGTTTAGTTTACAGTACAAACATAACATAAATCGAACTAAAAACAAAACGGATGTGTATAAATTTATTTTAATGACAAGTTGTCAATAAAAATTATAAAACTATGTCAAGTTGTCTAAATCTATGTGTTGGCAAAAATTTTGATGATATAAGGGTATAAAAACAATATATTATGATAACATTATTTAAAGACCCATTTTTTAGAGGAATAGATACGAAGGGATTTCTATCTACTCCTGAAACTAACATCGAAAAAGATGATTTGGGATACACAGTATCCATAAGTGTTCCTGGTTTAACAAAGGAAGATCTTAAAATTTCCGTTAAAGAAGGAGTATTAAAAATTACCTATCAAAAAGAAGAAGGTGATATTACAAGACATTTTATTGGAAGTTTTGTGAAATCATACAATATTCCAGAAGATGTTAAAGAAAAAGATATCGAGGGTAAGGTGGAAAACGGAGTTCTAACTATTTCATTACCAATTGATAAGAAGAAAAGTTTAGAAAGATTAATTTCTTTGAACTAAAATATTTCCTCTAAAATTTTTTTTTACGAATATATTTTTGTAGATTTATAATATAAAATTTATACACCATGTCAGTAAAAAAAGAAAAAATCAACGGTAAGATGATTGAAGTATCAATCAAATCAACAAGTTTAAACAAAGCAACTTACGATGCTTTAAAAGAAAACTTGAGAGTATCTTTCGTAAATGGTAGCATTTACGAATACCAAGGAGTTCCATCTAAAACTTTTACACAGTTTAGATTGGCTAAGTCACAAGGTAAGTTCTTAAACGAGAGTATCGTTAAAGCTTACAAATACAAAAAAGTTAGAACTATCTAATTAAACTTAAACCCCTCTAAATGAGGGGTTTATTTTTTGATATTTATTATCTATAATCTATAAAACATACATTATGGGAATAATATCAGAAAAAATTGATGGTAAACTTATTACTGTCATTGTACAATCATCCAATCTTAAAGAAGCCACTTACAATACCGAAACTGAAGATTTGACCATTATATTCAATAACGGAAGTATTTATGAGTATAATAAAGTCCCTTGGTCTAAGTTCACCAAATTTAGGTTAGCCGAATCACAAGGAAAACACTTTAACGAAAACATCGCTAAAGTACATAAGTACACAAAAAAAGGATGAGTTTATTTGAAGAACTTATTGAGGGTAAAAAGAAAGACAAACAAATTGTAAAATCTTTCGAGACAAAGGAAACTTTATCTAATCAAATATTTGATGAGGTAAAAGGTCATTTTGTTATGCGTGACGAAATTAAGAAAAGACTTTTAGAGATTTCAAATGATTTTATTGAAAGTTTAGGCGTTGAATTTTTTATACATGATATAGTTCTTACGGGATCTTTGGCAAATTACAATTGGTCTCAATACTCCGATGTTGATTTACATATTCTTATTGACTTTGAAGAATCCAAATATGAAATGGATATTTTAAAGGAATTTTTTGATGCAAAGAAAAACGTTTGGAACGAAAAACACGACATTAAAATAAAAGGGTATGATGTTGAGGTATATGTGCAAGACGTAAATGAGGAACATATATCATCAGGAGTTTATTCTATATTACATAATAAATGGGTTGTTGAACCTAAAAAAGATAATCCAAATATAGACGATAGAAAGATCTTAGAAAAGGGAGAAGAGTTCGGAAAAAGAATAGATCACCTAATACAAAATCCAAAAGAGATTACAATTGATCAACTCGAAGATCTTAGAAAGAAAATAAAAGAATTTAGACAGAGTGGTTTAGAATCGGGAGGAGAGTATTCTTACGAAAACCTAACATTCAAATTATTAAGAAGAAACGGATACATCCAAAAACTTTTAAAGCTAAAAACACAACTTAAGGACAGGAAATTGTCTATAACACAATAATTATACCTAATTTTTCTATATATCTATGTATTTATAGGATAAGAATAAGTATATCTTAACAATTTTATAAAATGGCAGAATTAAAACCACTAGGAAGTGAAAAATTAAACGGGGATGAAAAATTAAAAAGAATCCTTGAATTAACATACTTCAACAGTAATAAAAATAACGGTCGTTCTTCGAGTAAACCCGAATTAGTGAAAGAATCTAAAAACGGGGGTGTATATGGTGTCGTTAAAGAAAAAGACGGTTACTATGTAAAGAGAGGATTAAATGAATCATCACTAGATTATATCGGTGGTATGTTCATGAAGAACAAGAATAAGTTCTCTTCGTATGCCGAAGCGTTCAAACGACTTGAATTGTTGAAAGGACAGGAAGAACTACAGGAAGCAACAAAATACGTGTTAAAGCAAAACAAACCTCAACAAGAGGCTCCAATGCCTGAAGCACCAATGGATTTACCTCCAGCACCTGCGGCTGACGCATCAGGTGATGTTCCTCCTCCACCTGCTGAAGGTGGTGACGCTCCAATGGATGCTCCTACAGATATGCCACCTGCTGAAGGAGGTGAAGATGAGGATGCTGGTAAGAGATCATCTTACATGGCCGAAGCTCAAAAATACGCTGGTAAATTAGGTCAAGAATTAAGAGATTTACACGATAGAATGGAAAGTGATGACATCAAATACATTTTAAACATGATCATTTCTGCAGTTGATTTGGATAAATTATCTGATGAAGATATTGAAGATATTTCTAAGAAATTTGAAAGAGAAGAAGAAGAGGGTGGAGTTGGTATGGAAGAACCGACAGGTGAAGAACCTGCACCGGCTCCTGAAGAAACACCGGCGGATATGAATGAATATGATTCTATGGCCGCTTTAGATGAGTTTGTGAACACACCTATGGATACGGACGAAATTGATTTATCAAAATATGCAATTAAGGAAGAAGGAATGGACGAAGAAGAAGTTCAAGAATTAGACTTAGACGAAATGAAAAGTGAAATCAATAATGCAATTGGAACGACGTTAAGCAAATATTTTAAATAAAAAATGCATCTAATATATGTCAATGAAATCGGTTCAGATTACAAAGGTCAAAAACAATACGAATTCGTATTCAGTGAGACCACTGAAATTGATATGGGCGATTGGTTCGTTATACCTGCTTCGGCTTGCCAACGGTCTAAATCACCTGACATCGAATATGTTGACGTAGTTGGTTTATTAAAAGATACAGATTTACAATTAGAATTAGTTCAAGACTCCGATCATTTCGGAGTTATTGATGCTGTAGATGGTGTAATTTCAATGGCTTGGGAAAAGTTTGACTTTGAGAACACGGAAGAAAGATTGACATTTAAATTTGGTGAACCAATAGAGAATGTAACAAAGAAATTAAAATCAAGAGGGTTCATCCTCTTAAAAGAAGAAATAAAATTCAAGGAATCATGAAAAGAACAGAATTAGTAGAGAAATTAATTAAAGAAGGTTTCTCAGAAAAAACATTAGTTAAATTCAGTGATAGCCAACTTAAACAATTGGCATCAAGAATATTATCAGAAGAAGATGTTATGATATCTAAACAAGACCCTCAATATCAACAAAAAGTCGATAGCGCAAAAAAACAAAATAAAACTATTGAAGCTTACGAAGAACTTAAGGGTAATCAATCTAAAATTGATAAAAACCATAATGGTAAAATTGATGCTGACGACTTTGCAATATTAAACAAAGAAAAAAAGGGTGATGTTAAAGAAGGTTTATTTGGTGGTAAACATAAAAAAGTTGACACGATTAAACACGATGGTTATGAGATGGATGTATTCTCAAAAGGAAAAGACAAAGTTTATGGACATCCAAGAAAAGAAGGTTCAAAAAATCAAAATGATAAAGAACGTTTAGTTTATGGTGATTTAGAAAGTTTGAAGAAATCCGCGAGTTTGATGGGTAAAGGTGAAAAAAATATAAATTTCCCAAAATCTAAAAAAATTAGTAATCCAGATTATAAAGCAACAGTTGTTGATATTAATGAAGTTGATATGGGTTTAACTATTAAAGGTTCAAAATCAAGTAGTTCAACGGTATTTGGTGGAACTCCTAAAAAGAAATCTACACCTAAGAAAAAAGAAGTTGATGAGACTGAAGAAACTGAAGTGGACGAATCTTTACATGGTATTATGATAGGTGCGACTAAAGAAAAATTAAAAAAGGATTTAGGTAGAGACCCTAAAGATCATGAAGTTGAAAAAGAACTTGGTAAATTTGTTGATAGTTGGAAAAAAGATAACGAATCAAAAGAAAAAAAGGGAAAAAATCCATACAAACCAGGAAAACCTCCTAGTCCAGATTTTAATGGTTACAATAAGAAAAAAGAAAAGAAAGAAGGTGAAGTAGAAGAGGGCGATTACCACAATGAAAGAAGTAGAAAAGCGTTAGAGAAATCTAAAGAAGATTTTCCGCAACTTAAGAATATTAAAAAATGTGATGATTGTGGAAAGGTAGAATCTAAATGTAAGTGTAAAAAAGAAGAGGTGGATGAGTTATTACGTTTCTACGATGATGATGGGAATCCAATAAAAAATAAAAAAGGTGAACAAGACGCTGTTTCTACAAAGGACAAAAACTTTAAGAAAAAAACTAAAAGTAAAAAATGTTCAGATTGTGGAAAAGATGATAAAGATTGTAAATGTGATCATTCTCATTTAGATGAGAATCGTAAAATAAAAAATTGGGTTAAAGGTTTGGTAGAGAACAAAGAATTTCATAGCTTTACGTCTAAAAACGAAATTATGGAACTTATCCAATCTAAACTTAATGAATCTGATACAATGGTTCAACATGGTCCTAAAGTAAAAAAAGGACATAATGGTATTCCTGAGTTTATGTCATATGATGCTATTGTAAGTGCGGAACCAAAAACTGCACCATCAAAACCGGCACCATCAACTAAACCTGGCACAAAACCAACTCCAACAAGAAGAGAAGACCCAAGAAAAACTCCTTTTCAACCTGGACCTGGAACAAACCCTAAACCAAAGGCTAAAATAGCTGAGGAGAAAAAAAAGTAAGTTAAAATGCAATTTTCTAAGAAAAAACTCTTATCTTTAATTCAAGAAAATTTGAATGAAATGCCAATGGATTTTGATAGTCAGGATAGACCTGACCAAGGACTACAAGATGACTTAGCAGCGGGCGAAACTCCGTTGAAAAAAATACCTTTTCCTAAGACGGGGGACGAACCTAACAAGAATTTCCAAGAACTATTAGCTTCAGAAAGATATAGACAAGTTGTTGCTAAAATGAGACAATACACCGGCGCGAACACTCCTATGAGGGGTATGCAAGGTTTATCTCCTTTGATGCAACAAATGATGAGTGCACATAATCAAATCTTACAATTTGAACAAAATCACAGAAGAGAATTAGAGGAGTTATCTGTTGAGTTAGTAATGAAGGAATTAGGTATTCCTGAAGGATCGGTTCAATATGATGCACGTATTATCGGTATGGGTGAGTTTAACCCTGAAGACTTCAATCACGATGAGGAAGAACAAGGTGGTGAAGAAGAAGGTGGTGAAGAAGAAATGAATTTTGGTAATGAAATTGAAATCGTTAATGATTTAGAGAAACTTGACTTAGAAAAAGCAAAAAGAAGATTTATTAACACAATTATACAAGGTGCGTCTAAAAGAGGTCATTACATGTATCATTATGTTGAAGATAGAGTTAGACAAATTGTTGGTAACGATAGAATTATCGGTCTTTACGGCATTATGATGTCAGTAAATGATGCTTTATATTGGCAATTACCTAACGAAACTATGAAATCAATGGGACAATCTGGTGGTAATATTGCGGGTAGAGAAGATGTTGATAGACAAACAGACCCACCAACAGTTAAAGCGAGAGCGGTAAACTTTCCAGTTTTAATACACGAATTGATTAAAGGAACTTTGGAGTTAGTTGCAATACAAGGAAGACCAAGAGATGAAGAGGGTAATGAAGAAGATTTCACAGATATTGAAGGTTCGGAAGATACTCTTGAAAAAGAAATGTGGGATTTACGTTTAGGGCCAGCAATTTGGGACAGAATTAGATCAACATTCCCTGAAGATGTGTTAACAGATGAAACTAAAGGAATTATCCAATTAATGGTGTTCCAACATATTTTTAAGAAACCAGCAAAAGAATTTTTAGTATTCATGAAAGAAATTGTTTCTAAATCTGAAAACGGAAATCGTTTAATGGAAACATTGGTTCGTGCGATTGAAGAGGACATTAACAATTACGATTATGAACAAACGATGGCGGAATTTGATGAAGATTTAACTGACATCACAGATGAAACTGATAACGATGAATTAAAAGATTTTATATCGGGTATTCCTGGTATTTCATTATCCAACGATGACGAAGAAGACGATGATGATGACAGTCTATTTGATGAATTAGGTTTAGATAGACCTACGAAATAATACAAAGGTGGTTTACAATAACCACCTTTTTTTGTATTTATACATATATGAATAGTAGAGCAGAACAATTAATGGAGTATGCTAAGATCATAAAAGATACCCCATATGCACTTAGAACGTATTTACAAACATTCGATAATACACAGAAGAAATATGTCCCTATGGATTTGTTCGAAGATCAAATTCAATTGATTAAGGACTACGAAGAATATAACGAAAATATTACAAGAAAATATAGACAGGCAGGGGTTACCACTGTAACTGCCGCGTGGTTATCAAAAAAATTACAATTAGCGAAACCCGATAACCCTGAGAGAGTTCTACTTATTGCAAACAAACGAGATACGGCGGTGGAGATGGCAAATAAGGTTAGACATTTTTTAGAACAATGGCCTGATTGGTTAAATGTTGGGTTCTCACCTGATAAAAACTCAGAGAGTAGATTTAGATTAAATAATGGTTGTGAGGTTAAGGCGGTTGCAACATCTCCAGATGCCCTTCGTGGTTATACACCTACCATACTTGTATTTGATGAGGCAGCATATATTGAAGCGGGAGATGATTTTTGGGCAGCATCTATGGCGTCCCTATCAACAGGAGGTAAAATTATTCTTATTTCCACACCAAATGGTTACGACCCAATTTATTACGGTGTTTATGATCAAGCGTTACGGGGTATTAATGATTTTCATATAACAGATTTAAGATGGTTTAAAGACCCTCGTTATACCAAAGATTTACGTTGGATTAAATGTCAGGATATTTGTCACTATATGTTGAACAGAGAACAATATAATGACGATGAAGTTGTTTTATATGACTTTGATATGAAAGAGTATAATAAACTAATTGAGGATGGTTATAAACCATTTTCATCTTGGTTTGAGTCAATGTCAAAGAAATTTAAATACGATAGACGTAAAATTGCTCAGGAGTTGGAATGTGATTTCTTAGGTTCAGGAGATGGTGTCATTCCTGGTGATATTCAAGAAAATATCGCTAAGAACATGATTAGAGAACCTATTGAGAAATACATGCAAGCCACATTTTGGCAATGGAAAGAACCAATCATTGGTCATCGTTATATTATGGGTGTGGATGTTAGTAGAGGAGATAGTGAAGATTTTTCCGCAATATCAATCATAGATTTTGACGATAGAGAACAGGTTGCAGAATATATTGGTAAGATACCTCCTGACGACTTAGCCGCTGTCGCATACAAATGGGCCGTCTTATACGGTAATGCGTTTATTGTAACGGATATTACAGGTGGAATGGGAGTTGCAACATCGAGAAAGTTAACAGAACTAAATTACAAAAATGTTTACATTGAGGGTGTTAATACTCAAAACATTTGGGACTATAATGCTAAGGCCATGGATAAAATACCGGGTCTTAACTTTAATAACAAAAGAACTCAAATTGTTGCCGCATTTGAAGAACAACTTAGAAAAGGATTTATTGTTAGATCTGCAAGATTATTAAACGAACTTAATACGTTTGTTTATATGAACGGTAGACCTGATCACATGAAAGGATCTCACGATGATGCTATTATGGGTATGTCGATGGCGTTATATGCGGCGGATGTATCATTTAATTTATTACAAAAAAATGAAAATGCGAACAAAGCAATGTTAGATTCTTGGACTATGAGTGAAAGATCATATGAGACAAGTAAATCATTTTATTCATACGGTACTGCGTTTGATCAAATAGGTTCTATGGGGATGGATAATAATAATTTATATTATCAAGATAAAAATATGAATGTCAGTAAACAAACATATCAAGAGAATTCTTGGTTATTTGGTAGACGTAGATAATGTTTAGTTTATCATTATTTTAGTTTATATTATAAAGAAAAGTATTTATATAGAATGGCAAATCAAAATTTAACTGTATTTCAGAAATTAACAAAGATGTTTGGTTATCCGGGTAAACCTCAGGTAACACAGGCACCTTCATTTAATTTCAGTAAAGATGAATTATTAAAAACAGATAACAGAGAAGATTATGAGAAAGCAATGTTACAGGCTCAACAAAGTCAATACATTGCCGATAAGTGGACTAAGTTAGATCAATCTCTTTATAACCAATCGGTTTATTATGAACCAAATAGATTGGCTGCTTATTATGATTATGAAGCAATGGAGTTTACTCCTGAAATATCGGCGGCATTAGACATATACGCAGAAGAGTCTACTACAATGTCAGAAAAGGGTCAGATTTTAACGATCTATTCTGAATCAGATAGAATTAAAGAAATATTGGAAGATCTGTTTAATAACAGATTAGATGTTAATACTAACTTACAAATGTGGACAAGAGGTGTTTGTAAGTATGGTGATAACTTTGTTTATTTAAAGTTAGATCCTGAAAAGGGTATTGTTGGATGTCAACAATTACCAAATATTGAAATTGAAAGATTGGAAGGTGCTGCTGGTAAAACTACAACACAAAATAGAGATTTAAAAGTTCCATCAAGAGAATTACGTTTTCAATGGAAAAATAAAGATTTAGAATTTCAGGCATGGGAGATTGCACATTTTAGATTATTAGGTGATGATAGAAAACTTCCTTACGGAACTTCTATGTTAGATAAGATTAGAAGAATTTGGAAACAACTTTTACTTGCAGAAGATGCGATGTTAATTTACAGAACATCAAGAGCACCTGAGAGACGTGTATTTAAAGTGTTTGTTGGTAATATGGATGATAAGGATATTGAATCTTATGTACAACGTGTTGCGAATAAATTTAGAAGAGATCAAATTTCCGATCCAAAAAATGGTCAGGTTGATATGAGATATAATCAAATGGCTGTGGATCAGGATTATTTTATTCCTGTTCGTGACCCATCACAATCTAATCCAATTGAAACATTACCAGGAGCACAAAACTTAGGAGAGATTGCCGATATTGAATATATCCAAAAGAAAATGTTGGCAGCTTTACGTATTCCTAAAGCTTTCTTAGGATTTGAAGAAGTTGTAGGTGAAGGTAAAAGTTTAGCGTTAATGGATATTCGTTTTGCTAGAACAATTAACAGAATTCAAAAATCTGTTATTCAAGAATTAAACAAAATTGCATTAATCCAATTATACCTTTTAGGTATGGAAGATGAGTTGAATAACTTTACATTATCCTTAACTAACCCATCAGCACAATCTGATTTATTACGTATTGAACAATGGAAAGAAAAAGTAACCCTTTATAAAGATGCGACGTCGGATCAGTCTCAAGTAGGTATCTTGCCAGTATCACATACATGGGCTAAGAAAAACATTCTTGGATTTAGTGATTCTGAAGTTATGTTGGATTTACAACAACAACGTTTAGAACGTGCATTAGGATTTGAATTGACAAACACTCAAAATGTAATTAAACGTTCAGGTGTATTTGATGAAGTAGATGCTAAGTATGGTATTCCAGAAGAAGATAGAGAAAAGGCAATGGAAGCCGCAGGTGGGGCTGAAGGCGGAATGGATATGGGTGGTGGAGGAATGGATATGGGAGGTGGTGCACCACCGCCATCAGGTGGAGGAGGAGAAGCACCATTAAGTGAATCAACATTACAAAAAAAATCTAAAAAATCTAAGATTTTAAGTATGTTGGGTGAAGAAAAAGAAGATTTTAATATTCTGTTTGATATGGAAAGAGCACAACAGAATATTTATGAAATAGAGACGAAAATAAATGATATGTTAAACGATTAAAAATGAACAATTTCGGAATTATTAAAACCAAATTATTAAATAAATTAACTGAATCTTACGCTAATGAAAATAAAGCTGAGATTAAAAATATATTAACCACAATTAAAGAAAACAAAGATTTTAAAGAAATGTATTTGTTTTATGAAGAAATTGAAGGTAAGCACATTTCAGATAAAGAAACTGCAAAGTTGTATGTTGAGGGTTTAAGTACAATCTTAATTCAAAGTAATGAAAATTTAAAGACGTTCTGTGAATCATTAGATAAAACTTTAGATAATAATGAAGTTGTTTCAAATGAATTATATCAAGCGTTAGACACTTTAACTGAAAGTGATAAACTAAGTAATATTGAAAAGAAAGTTATTGCTAAGAAAAAATTAGTAGAACACTTAACAACTAAGAAAGAAATTACTGAATCAAAAGATACAACATTAGTACCAAACGAAACATTATTAAATGCTGTATTGGCAAATAATTTTAATGTTTTATATTCTAACACATTATCTGAATCACAAAAAGAAGAATTAAAGAATATTCTTTCTATTCCTTATGAAGATTTATTAACAAAAACAAGTGAATTAAAAGAATCAATTAATAATCAAGTATCAACACTTTTAAGTGAATCAAATGAAACAGATTTAATAAATAAATTAAAAGCTGTTAAAGATGAAGTAAATCAAATGTTTCCGTCGAGATACAATTACTACAGATTAAACGAATTAAAAAATGGACTTAACTAAGTCCATTTCTTTTTTGTTGTATATAAACCGCTTTTAATTTTTGAGTTCTTTTCTTAACTGATGGTTTAACAAATACTTGTCTATCCCTTAATTGTTGAACTTGTTTTACTTTTTGAACTTTATGTTTGTAAGTTCTAAGTGCAGTCTCAATACTTTTTTCTTTTGATAGGTCTACTATAATCATATATTATAAATATAACACAAATATATGAAATTATTTTTGGTTATTCCAACTATTTTATTTATTTTTTATAAACACCATAATAAATAATAATATGAAATATTAATGAAAACAGGTAAGTATATCCCATTAGGGACTTACAATGATGTAAAGATCGGTTATGGTACCGTAGATTTTAAGAATCTTAAAACCATTTATTTGAAATTGAATTCATGGGTTCAGGCTGAAAATGAGACTGATGATTTTGATCATATGATCCATAAATCAAGACGAAAAGTTAAAGAAATAATTTATAATCTTAAAAATCCTTATTTTAAACAACAATCTATTGTTGATTTAGATATTAGAACAAAGGGAATTAAATTAGAAAAAAGATCTTTTATGAACTTGGAAATCACATTATATGTTGATAAACAGTTCGATGTTAAATCAAAAGAAATTAAAAATAACGTAAAAGATATTTTGTCAATTGTAATAGAAGACGGACTTTCTGATAAAAATCTATTCAATTTCTACAAATCCAAAAAATAATAGGGATATCGATGTATTTATAGTAATAAAATCTATAAATGAAGATATTAGGACCCAAAGAACTTGGAACAGGAATTTTAATAGAATACGACGCAGGACACGTATCTCCAGACGAGAATAAAAAAATTATACAGGAAATGAAAGGTGTGGACTTCTCAGAAGACCTAATCCTTTATGCTGTTTTACAAAAATTCGATACTCCAAATAAGAACGGAAGGATTTATCCTGAAATGTTACTTAAGAGAGAAAACGAAAAATATCAAACACTAATTAAGAAGGGAGGAGCTTTAAATGAATTAAATCACCCTTCATCTTCACTAATCGATTTAGATCGAGTATCACATTCAATTTTAGAAACTTGGTGGGACGGTAAAATATTAATGGGTAAGATCAAATTATTCACTTCTCCTGGATGGAAGAAGATGGGTATCGTTTCAACCAAAGGAGACCAAGCGGCAATGTTATTAATGAACGGAGCAACTTTAGGTATCTCTTCACGTGGTGTAGGATCACTTAAACAAGTTAAAGGTGAGAACATCGTACAAGATGATTTCGAGTTAGTTTGTTTTGATTTAGTGTCATCACCATCAACCCCTGGTGCTTATATTTTTAAAGACCCATCAGAAAGAGACCAATATCAAGAGTCTGAAATTAAAAAACCAACACTTGATAGTAGAATGTCAAAACTTATGGGCAATTTAGATACATTTCTATCTAAATAATAAACTTTATAGGGGCAGTAATATTAAAAAACACGATTTTTTACTAAATCGTAGTATTTATAAGATAATAAAAACAATTAATTTTCACAATGAGCGAAAAATCAATTTTAGAACAAGCGTTACTTCAAGTACAAAATCTTGAAGAAGCAGTTAAGCAAAATGCAAAAGGTATACTTGCTTCAACAATGAAGGAAGAACTTAAAGATTTGCTAAAAGAATCATTGGAAGAAGAGGAAGAAGATGAAGTTATGGAACAACCAGAAACTGAAACTGATCCTGAAGGAGAGGAAGAACAAGATGTAACAGCTGACGACGAGTCTGCAGATGATGAATCTGAAGATGAAGTTGATGCAGATGTTGATGCAGATACAGACCTCGATAATTTAGACTCAACAGATGACGTTGATTCAGATGTTGACGCTGACGTTGACATGGATGATATGAGTACCGATATGGATACTGATATGGAATCTATGGATGACGAAGGTTCAATGGATGATGAAGACGTTATGGATATGACAAGTGCTTCAGACGATGAAGTTCTTAAAGTATTCAAAGCTATGAAACCAGAAGATGGTATTGTAGTTAAAAAAGACGGTAACAATGTTGAATTCGGTGACGGTGAAGATGAATACATTATCAAATTAGATGGTGAAGATTCTGATATCGATGCTGGTATGGACATGGGTACTGATGTTGATTCTGACCTTGAAATGGATGAAATGGATATGGAAGCTGATGCTGAAGTTGAAGAAAATTGGAATGAAGAAGAAATGCCTTCTGACAACCAAGAAGAAACTATCTATGAAATCGAATTAGACGAGGAAGAAGAGGAAGAAGAATCTGAAGTTTCTGAAGAAGAAGAAGATTCTAAAAAAGTTGAAGCTACTGAAGCTGCACGTACAAAATCAAACGTTCATGGAAACAAGAACGGTATGAGTAGAGCTGGTTTACCATCTAAAACAAAGTATAAAGCAGGTTCATCTATTAACGAAGAAGTTGAAACATTGAAAAAACAAAATGCTGAATATAAAAAGGCGTTAGTATTATTCAAGGATAAACTAAATGAAGTTGCGGTATTCAATGCAAACTTAGCTTACGCTACACGTTTGTTTACTGAACATTCAACTACTAAACAAGAGAAATTGAATATATTAAAGAGATTTGATACAGTTTCTACTATGAATGAATCTAAAGGTTTATTCAACACAATCAAAACTGAATTAGGTTCAAAAACTACGGTTACCGAATCAGTTGCGACAAAAATCTCTAACACTCCATCAACATCTTCTTCTACAGAGGTATTATCTGAGTCAAAAGCTTACGAGAACCCACAATTCAGTAGAATTAAGGAAATGATGAGAAAAATAAAATAAAACAAAAACAAAATACAATTCAAAATGGGAGCATTATTAGAATCAGGTATGGTTGGTAACATCGGTTTAAAACACCTTAGAGTTATCAAGGAAGATACCATCAAAAAATGGGACGAATTAGGCTTTTTAGAAGGTCTTGACGGTCACCAAAAAGATAACATCGCGCAATTATATGAAAACCAAGCGTCTTACTTAATCAACGAAGCAGCAGTAGCTGATGCGTCTGGTTCTTTCGAGACTGTAGTTTTCCCTATCATTCGTCGTGTATTCTCTAAATTATTAGCTAACGACATCGTGTCTGTACAAGCTATGAACTTACCAATCGGTAAATTATTCTATTTCATTCCTAAAATTCAGGAAAGAGATGGTAACGGTCACTACTCTCCTTATGGTGGAGCAAACAACGATTTAGGTTTACCACAGAACGCACAATCAGGTTATACTGCTGGAAAGAGAAGTTTATATGATCGTTTTTACGAAGCTAGTGATGATTTAGATCAAGGTCTTTTTGATTATTCAAAAGGAGCTTTCTCTGTTCAATCATTAACTGTTAACGGTTTTGCAACTTTCTCTAACGGTGAAGTTACTACAAGTACATCGGCTATCGTGACTGGTACAACTAAATCTTATGTGATTTTAGAATTATCAGGTTTCACACAAGCTGGAGCTGGTAAATTGAAAGGACCAGATGGTAATGAAATGGATTCTGAAGAATTCTTGGCTTCATTACAAGTGTTCACTTCGGACGCTAACTTGTTAAATCACTTAGGTGCTACAACAGGTACTTCATTACCAATCAACATCGTAACTCAAAAGTACGGTAAAGGTATTGTAGAATATGGTGCAAAAACAACTAATGCTACACAAAACTATTATGATATTTGTGATTCTGATGGTAAAATCTATGTTCAAGTTGATTTACAAGTATATAGTGCAACTTCGGGTTATAGTGATTACGAAGTAACAGGTTCTACATTAGCAAAAAGTGAATTCAACGCATCTTACCGCAAGTATGAGACATTAGAATTTGAAGAGCAAATTGGTGAAGTATCTTTTGATTTAGAGTCAGTAACAGTTTCTGTAACTGAAAGAAAATTAAGAGCTAGCTGGTCTCCAGAATTAGCACAAGATGTTAGTGCATTCCACAACATCGATGCTGAAGCTGAATTGACAGCTTTATTATCAGAGCAAATCGCTGCTGAAGTTGACCGTGAAATCTTACGTGATTTACGTAAAGGTGCTGCATGGACTGCTAAATGGGATTACAATGAGTGGAAATACGGTGGAACTGGTGGTGCAACTTTACAAGGTTACACTCAGAAAGATTGGAACCAAACTTTGGTTACAAAAATCAACCAAATTTCAGCTCAAATCCACAAAACTACGTTAAGAGGTGGTGCTAACTGGATCGTTGTTTCTTCAGAAGTTTCTGCAGTATTCGATGATTTAGAGTATTTCCACGTTTCTAACGCAGAACCAGAACAAGATCAATATAACATGGGTATCGAGAAAATCGGTACAGTAGGTGGTCGTTACCAAGTGTATCGTGATCCTTACTTCCCAGCAAACAAGATCTTGATTGGTCATAAAGGTAAGTCTTTGTTAGATGCAGGTTATGTATACGCACCATATGTGCCATTACAATTAACTCCTACAATGTACAATCCATTTAACATGACTCCAATCAAAGGTATCATGACACGTTACGCAAAGAAAATGGTGAACAACCGTTACTTCGGTGTAATCGATGTAAAAGGTATCCAAGTGTTTGGTTTAGATACATTAAGATAATCTTAATATTATCAATAGAAAAACCCTCGAGAAATCGGGGGTTTTTTATTTTTGGTATATTCTAAATAAAGTTGTATATTTGTAATATGGAATACGAAAACCTACGATTAGACATTCTAACCAAACTCATAGATGAGAGGGGAATTGTGTGTAAAAATAAGAAAGACGTAATGATTGAACATCTCAAAATGGATGATGAGGGGAAATATGTACGTGAAACTACCTATGAAAAGTGGGAAGGACGTTTTTTAGTGGGTATAGACCTTAAAAACGGACCTCATTTAATACAGATGGGTAAGTTAGTAGAAAAGAAAGAGGCGTCCCCTAAGGGTCTCTATGCGTCAGATAGAGTATATTTTATTTCTGGTCAAAAATTAATTTAAATTACCAAGTTCTACAAGCCCAATATCTTGGTTTCCAACGAGGACCCGGATTTGAACAATTGTGTCTCGCTCTAAATGATTTACGTCTTTTTGGGTTATTTTTCTTAATAACCATTCTTTTACCTTTTGCAGATTTACCGCCAAAACCAAAGTTTACTTTAACGACTTTACCTTTGTCGTTTTTAACATAAACTTTAAATTTCTTAATGTCTCCTTGCATGATTTTACCAAGTTGAACTTTACGTCCTTGATATTCCGCTTCATTTAAAAGACCTAAATCATATTCATATTTAGTATTTTGTACTGAACCGTTTTCATCTTCGTAAATTAATACGGGGGTTTGTTCATTATATTCGAAAAGTCTTTCGAATTGATCTTCAGATATTTGAATTATTGTTCTCTTTTCCATATTTTCATCAAATTTAGTCATCGTTGGTTTATTACCCTTACCTACTTTAGGGTCTTTTTTTTCTGCTCTTCTTTTTTGTGAAGTCATTGATTTCTTTTCTTTTTTACTATATGAAGATGCAACTTTTGGGGTTTCTTTTGATACTTTTTTAGATGGTCTACATTTTGGATATGATTTACCATCGGCATCTTTTCTACCACAAGGAGGATGTTTACCATCTACTTTTTTACTAACATCTACCCATTTTTCTTTGAACCATCTTCTAAGGTCTTCTTTTAAAACCTCACCTGATTTAATTGATTCTTCTATATATTCTTTATCTTCCTTTGAAACAATTATTCTCATATTATTTAATTTTATTTACCTCATTAACAAATTTATGACACTTATCGGATACCTTACCCTTATCGTGGTCTGTAATGGATAACTTTACATTATCATAATGAACCGTCATATCGGGATGATGATTTTGTTTGTTGGCAATTTTCATTACCTCATTCACAAATGTCATAACCTCCTTATAATCTTTAAAATAAAATGTTTTAATTAGTTTACCACTTACTTCCTCCCAATTACTACTATTCATAATTTTATTTTTTTGGTCTTCGGTTATTATTATTCTCATGTTATAATTTAGTATCTTTTAAGAATTTATTGTGAGAATCTTTATATGATTTTTGACTTTCGTCGTTAATATCTTTAGTATACTGCCAATTCCAATACAAATCATCGTTTGTTTTAAAACCGTAAAATGAATGAACTTGTTTTTGTAAATCAACAACATTACTTCCATTCCAATTATGCCCCGTACAAATGTATCCAGACTCAACATCCTTTACTATATTAGATTCATTTTGTGTTGTATGTCTATTTTCAATCCAATTAAGTCTTTCAATTAGATTTTGATAATACATATTTGCCTGTCCCCATCTAATCGAACTAAAAAATACAACCGTATCAGATTCAAATAGTTCTTTAGATATTTTCCAAAGTTCATCTGATTTGTTATTGATACTAGCCCAACATCTGTGATGACCTGAAGGATTTTTATCCTTATCATCGAGTTTGGATTTCAATACTCCACATGAATCTCCGTCTTTTCTTGATACATTACCTTCACAAGGAAATATCTTAAGTTCAGGTACATCTATTAAAACAGATTTGTCACCCAATTCTTCGTTAAGATACATTGCAATCATTTTAGATTTTGGTATATCAATATCATTTTCGTCCCAATTATGTCTATTAGAACAACTTAATAGTAAAACTTTTTTCTTCTTTTTAAGAACGTCCAATGTTTTCTTTATAGATTTCCAAGCATCAGATTGTACCATCTCCTCAGAAATCATCATTTCCCTAATCCTTTGTATGTTCTCTTGTAAGTTCATCTATTTACATTTTTTCCATCCACCGCCTTTCGCCTTATAATCTTTTGCCGCGAACCCATTTGCGTAGGCTGAAGGGTAGACGTCAAATTTGGCTTTAGCTTTAGCTTTAGATGCTGCCCACTTTGCGGGATCTGTTGGACAGTTCTTACTTTCGTCTATTTCTTCTTCGGTAGTTTCATTTTTAGGCGTTTTACCTTGCTTCTTCATATTGATAGCAATTGCTGCTTGTTGTGCGGGACTACTTGCTTCGTTTGTTGGAACACAGTTTGGTACCATTTTTCCGTTTTTCTTCTTACCACCAACTTGTTTATAACCATCCCAACATTTTTCATTAAGTTCTCCTTCTTCGTTCAAACTAAATTGATCCATGTCAGCGGTAACATCTTGACTATCTTTACGTTTTGTTTCATTCATAAAGAAATCAAAAACTTGATCCATATTGTTTTTAGCTTCGGATACGTGATCGTCAGCCCAATCATGACCATTTTGTATAATTTGATCTAACTCTTGTGGATCCATTTTCATTAACATTTCACATTGTCTGTGAATTTGTTGTAAATTACTGAAAAACATATAGTTTTCAGTCATTTTATTTTCATTTATAATCTTAGTAATATATTTTCTAAGATCGTTTTCTTTTAGTCTAATTACTTTCATAATATATAAATAGTTTTATTTTTCTGAGACAATCTCAAATTTAATATGTTCGTTATAGAATATTTCTTCGGTGTGAGTTTTGGCTTTGATTTCGATAAAGTATTCTCTTGGAATATAAACTGAAGTATCAAAATGGAATGAATTTTCATTAGTTTTATCTAATAAAGTCCAGTCATGTACATTTACATTTGTGGTACCTTCTTTAATAAACATTCTAAAATAAACTTCATTAAATAAGTTGGATTTTTGAACATCTATCGATTTAATGGTTACAACCACTTTTCTCAATTCACCTCTTACAATCTTTTCGTTTTGTTTTATACCAAAGTATTGTATTTTATATCTTTGTAATTCCGTTTGATTTTCTCCAATTGTATATTGTGCGGTAAATGGTTTAGGAACAAATTTTTGTTTCACGTTGGAAATATCAATTCCGTCAATCGAAAGGTTTGTCCATTCATCATAAAAAAATCTCTTACCATCACATAAATTACCATCAATACCTAATTTTACTTTGTAAACTCCCTTTTTAACTCTTGTAACTTCTTGTTGATTACCTAAACCTTCGATAACATTGTTATTAGAATCTAAAATATTAACTATTGGCATAGTGTCTAAATTGTAGAAATTAGTACCTTTAGTAACATATAGATATAAGTAATTATAAACACCCGCAGCAAAATTTGTTCTATTATCGTCAATTCTATCATTTACAAATGTCTCGACGTAAGGCTCAAAAAATGTTTGTGTATATTTTGTAAAGAACGAAACTGACTTATCATATTCAGGTGTGAGATCTTGATAAGGTAAAGAAAACGCCAATCCAAATCCTTTAATTTGACTCAATTTGGTACCAAAATTTAATACTTCATTTCTTAATCTTTGGTTAATATAACTTGTTAAATCAAAATCAATATTTTCGTTTCCATTATCAAAATGTATTGTTCCAACTATAGTTGGGTTTTCAGCATAAATTCCTGATGTTGTCCAAGCATCTACAGTCGTTCTATTAAACCAATTTGAGGGGTTTTGATCAAAAACTGTATCATCATCCACCGTATCTGACGGAGCATTGACATAATCAAATCCAACTCCTTCATCCCATTCTTCAGTAATTTCAAATAATATTAGATCAAAAGAGGTTGCTCTTTGTCTACCAGTACTTCTACCTTGACCTTTAAATCCCTCATCACCAAATATACAATTTGTTAGGTGCAATGTATGTGATACAGTATTACCACTAACACCAATATCTGTAAGAGTCAATTCGCCATTACTTAATTTTCCAATTAAATCTGTAAAATCAACCTTAAATATAAATTTAGAAAAAGTGCTATTACCGTAATAAATCTCCGTAGTTGGATTTTTAGCGGTATTTGTGGTTGAACCCTTTATAATAGTATTGTTCTTTTCAAAATAGGAACGTAAATATGACATCTCTTTTTTATTATAAATATCAAATTAGTTGATTCTAATCGATTTATTTAAAATGTCATTCTCAATGGTCTTAAAAAGTTCCTTAAGTTCATTACCATGATCGTAGTCGTATTGTCCCGATATTGGCATTAATGGGTTATGTCTATGGGTGAAAATAACTTCTATCATTTTACTAAGTAATTTTAATAGATTTTCACCCCTTACCGTTGAAAAGGTTGAAGGTTCAATTTTTTCAATATAATCTTGTTGAGATAACTCATAACCATTTAAATCAACAAATGGTACTGGATTAGAGGATTCGTTCGTACCTAAATCAGTTGATAATAGATAAAGTTTATCCACTAACATAGCTCCGAATGTTTGTTCGGCGCTATTATTATCGATTTTAGCAACCTTCTCAATCGAATTAACGGGGTTAACTTCCGCCTTCGCTCTTGTTGCTGACCATATTAAACCAGCACCAGGACCAATTCTTAATACGTTAATTCCATTCAAAATAGTTTGTTTATTATTTAATTCATCCGTAGTTGATAAAGATCTTTTAAAATTAGTGTATGGTCTAAAAAAGAACGGATGTATATCATCTGAAGGATATTGAGTGTTTAATTCATTTAATCCCTTATCGTGTATTAAAAATATTTTATCTCTTATTTCTCTATAAATGTCGGATATGTCTGTTACGGTTACTTGATAAGTAGGTGTTGTATTTGTGTTGTCGGTATTAATTAACTTAATTAAAGAAGATTGAACCTCGGTATTTTCGGTAAAGTAATTTGTTTTAAACAGATCACCTAACGCTCCATTTACTTTATAGACATACAAACTAATAGTATAACCCGTCGCACCATTTACAAAACTATTTACATCATATTCAATAATATAATTTAAATCTTTATTTTCACTTAAATTTTCGGTAGTTAAAACCTCCTCTAAGTTCATTTTTTTAGGGAATTTTTTTAAATAAATCCTTGATGACTTTTTAGCCATTAAAGGATAATCTAACATAGTTTGTCTATTGACAGTACTAGCTGCTTCTTTGGATAATAATTTACCTCCCCTCAACTGTAATCCATTTTCCGTAAAAAGAACATCAGAACCACTCTTACCATATATTGCAAAATCTTTTTCTTTTGCAAATGTATTTTCAGATTTTTTATTTATATATTCTCCTGTTGAATTTCTAATATTTGCTTTATGTTTAACATTTGTACCGTAAGTGGTGTTCGCTATTTGTTGTGAAAATGTTTGTCCGTTATAATCATACATCGTTGTAAATGGACCAGCAATGTATTCAACGTTTACCGTATCTTTATCAGTATTGTATTGTATTATTTTTACAGATTGATTAATCTCAGGAATAAAATTGACGTTAGAAGGTAAGAAAGGATTGGCAATAAATAAATCTCTATCACTCCATGGTTCATAGTCAATTGCACCTTCTTTCTGTCCCGTATATTCGTTATAACGACTAACCCTTATTCTACCAATACCTAAAGGGTCAACATTATCAATACATTTACCAATATCTATTATTTTCATTTCCCTGTATATCTTTTTTCTATTTCTTTATTAACCTTATTATATAAACTTTCAACACCATCTAAATGTCTAGTTAAATCAATAATTAATTCTTTAGTTTTTTCAAATTCCTCATTTAATTCATCTGCAACAATCATTAAATCTTTATTAGATTTATTTTCAACATCGTTTGCAATTTCAATTAATTTTTGACTTTCCATATCTTAATGTTTCATTAATGCACCAACAGGTACACCTGACGCTTTAGGTATTGATATAAATGGTGTTTTTGCTAAATTATCGGCAAGTCCCTCAATGGCTGCTGAATGTGATAATAGATGATAATTAGGTTCTCCATTTACATCTCCTGTTGGGATACCCATTGCCTCCATTTTTTCATTAACATCCATAGATGTTTTAACGGCACTAAAACCAGGTAATTTATCTGCAATTAATAAAAGGACGTTTGGTATATTCAAACCCCCCGACGCACTTAATGCACCGTCAATTGCAGCACCAATTGCACCAATTAAATCCGCACAGTTATTTATTCCAGTTTCAATTATTCTTTTTAATAATGCAATCAACGCAGCAATTACTATATAATATCTTCTAAACTTATCTCTTAATATTTTTTGTATTATTCTTTTTAAAAAATTCTTAAGATCGGCTTTAACTCTTTTCCAAAACTCACGTAAAAATTTCCAAAACAATTGGTTAATTGTACATAAGAAAATCTTTTTCAATAATTTCATTATTGTTTTTACATCGAATATCAATTGTTTTGCTCCCGCTGTAAATAATTTATAAATTATTACAAATGGTAAAAACATTTTAGGTGATATTACACTCATTATTAAAGCCTTAGGTATGTTGAAGATAAAAGATAAATTTATGGATAATTGAAAACTAGGTAAATCGATCGCAAAATTAGATTGTTCGTATGCATCTGACGCGGCTTTATTTAATGCTCCATCTATCCATGTTCTTTGATCTGTCTTATCTTCTAAATAAATGAAGTCCTCAATATGAACCGTATTGTAAGGAACCTCATAGTTATTACAATCCACAAATTTTAAAACTTTTCTTCTTCTTGCATCTTCAGAATCTATATCAATTCCTTCAACATCGTCAAAATCAAAATAAAATTCATCGGGTTCTTCATTTTCATGAAATAGATTTGTTGGAGTTTGTCCACTCAATTGTTCAGTTTGGTTATTACAAAAAGCGAACAATTTATTTAACATTCTTTCCAAGTTATTAATTGCCTCATCTAATGAAGGGGTAAAATCTAAAGGATTTTCCATTCCTGTTGCAGATCCTCCGACTTTTACACCGGTTTTATCCGCGCTGACACTGGCGGCTTTTAAAGTAAGTAACATCGCTTTCTTTACAATTTCATTTAAATCTGGCATTTCTATATTTGAATAATAATCATTAAAGAAATCTTCTACTTTAATAATACCATATTGTCCAAGACCCGGACCCTGTGTTAATCCACTTATTTGAAATGTTTGATCACTTGTACTCCAAGTTGATGTAAATAATGTTTTATTACTTGGTGTTTCATATTCAAATGTTCCTCCTGTAAATGAATTATATAGTCCTGTATTTACTTGAACTTTATTACCCCCCGTTCTTTTGGGGTTTTCATACATTATTGCACCATAATCACTTTTTGGTGGAACTCTAAACATATTTAAAAAATCAATCTCTTTTGGTGAAATAACTACAGAGTCCATATCGGCACCTGTAAGAAATCGATCAGTACCACATATTCCTCCATTTGCAAAAAACGCACTTTTAACGCAATCCATTAAAATTTGTTTTGCGGAATTAGATGTGACTTCTACAGAATCAATAACGTGTTGTCTTAATCTTTGAGTAGATTGAAATCTACTTGAGTCATTAACTCTTCTACCTGCTTCTAAAAATTTATTTACTACACTAATAACTTCCTCAAAAATATTTTTTTGATTTTGTTTTTTCTTTTTTTTGTTTGCTAACTTAGATTTAAACTGTTCTAATTTAGCATCTAAATTTGGTAATTTAGGGGCATGTTTTTTAATAAAGTCATCAGAATTAATTTCCATTTTAACTGACGCACTATCAACACTTTTCTGAATTAAATCAATTTTGGTCTTTAATTTATCAAACATTATAATGAATAGTTAGTTGATTTATTATCATTTCCGTCATTAACCAATCTATCCAAAATCTCACGATCTTCGTCAGATAAAGTCAATTTACCCATAGAACCTCCACCACCCGGTCCCGCTGTAGTTTGTTTAAGTAAAACACTTTGTAATTTAACTAATGAAATTTTCTTTTCCGTACAATCGTTAAGGATTTTCTGTTGTTCTTTAATAACAGGACCAATTGTACTCATGTCTTCAGCGTCCTTCATAAAACTCATCATTTTTCTTAAAATGGTTGAGGCGGTATTTCTATTCTCAACGACATCGTTGTAGATCTCCTGCATTAAGGCTAACGCCGAATCAACATCTAATGTAATATTGTTTCTTTGTGTTCTCATATCAATAAATAGATTTATTCTAAAAACCCACCCAAAATACCGTCATATAATTTCTTATAACGTTTTAGGGAGACTCTAATCTCTTTTGTTGATAATGAGGTCATTTCTCTTAAAGAGAGTAAAATAAGGTTCTTATTGAATTTATTACCATCTCCTACTTGGAAAATCTTATCAAAATTCCCAAATATCTCTAATAATGCATATCCTAATTTTCTTTCATTATCTGAAATATTTTTCTCTTTCTCAATAAAATTTTCTAAATCAATTGTAAGTTTTGTAATAACAGAACTATAATCAATAATATGTTCGTCAATTATAAAGGACAATTTTGGATCATCTTCAAAATCTGATGAAATATCATCATATGATACTTGTCTGTTCTGTTCTTTAGTATCTTTCTGTATTGCTCCCATAAGGTAGTTTTTACAGATTGTACCAAAATAAGAATAAGCTTTAGTATTTTTTGTGTGATCAAACTTGTTGATCTTGGTTATAAGAAAAGACATGGTATCCGTATGAATTTCTTCAAATTCCATATCTTTTCTATAAAGTTTATAACGTCGAATAATTGATTCGACCATTATAATTAGGGGTTCTCGTAAATATTCGTTGAATATCTTATTTTTTTCTGCTTCATCAGTACTTTCTAAGTAATTGACTACCGCCTTCTCTTGATCCTCCCCAAAATAAATTTTTTGGGTTCTTGGTCTTGGCATTAAGCTACTTCATAATTTACGTCTCGTTTATTTTTAAAGAAAAATTCTTTCTTTGCGGTCTCCAACCAAAACTTAGCTTCATCTTCAGAAAGTTTATTTGCTTCATCATTTTTATATGACCAAAATAATGAATCTTCTCTGAAGTTTAAGTGTTGATATCCTACACGTGGAACTGTCATAATTTTAACATTATTATGTGTTAATCTTAATAAAAACTCATAACCAAATGTTAGTTTAATATTCTCCTTTAATGAACCGTTGTCTTTAATAACTTGAGTCTTATATAATCCTCCACTAATTTGGTAGTTTTGGAAATCTAATAAAACCTCATTATCTAACATACCTTGTTTTTCGGTAAATCCATAAGCCCATGTAGATTCATTTGTAAAACTTACAAAATTTCCCTCAACATTAATATCCTTAACAACTGGTAAAAAAACATCAACATCTTCATATTTTTTAGCATACTCATTCGTGGATTTTAACCAAATAGATTTGTATTCATCATCCATTTCTAAAATACTAAACCATTCGGTATTACATTTTTCAATACCTAAATTAATTTGAGAACAAAAATCAGTTTTACCATTATTAGAAATAATTTCAATTTCTAAAACTTCTGAAAGATTGATTAATTCTGAGGTTAATGTAGTTGGAGCCACGATAAACAATTTAACATCATTATGAAATTGTTCAACTGATTTAATAGAATTATCTAACATTTCTTTATAAATGCCATCTATTTTATGTACAGGTAAAATTACTGTTATATTTTTCATATTATTCTTCTTCTTTTTTTAAGTTTTCTAATGCCTTAGATAAAGTTTCAATCCTTTTATTAGTAAATGAATTGAAAATAGATAAGATATTATTTTTAGTTATTTCAGTATCATATGGTAATAAAGTATCTTTCATTTTTTGTTTTACTTCTTCTGTTAATTCAACACCGTCTAACCAAGCCAAAACGTAAGTACCTAAAATGTCAACTAATTTAGTTTCGTCATATGTCCACATACCATTTTCTGTCAACCAATCAGGTTCAGTATTTGGTATTTTACCAATAACAGGTACATTTGATTTCATAGATTCTAAAGGGAATGTACCAAAAGTAGATTCATCATCAACCCATAAAGAAACCATACAATCTTTTAATGATTCTGAAAATTCTTCATAAGACATTTGTACCATATCTTTAAAAGTAATCCAACGTAAATGTGGATATTTGATATAGAATTCGGAAATTAATTTTCTATGTTTAACTCTATCTCTACAACTAATTGCAATATAAGGTTTAATGATGTCATCACTATGTTTAAAATTATCACCAATAATTGGAGGAATAATGTGAACTAAAGATTCAGGAAACAATTCTTGAACATATTTTTTACTTGATTCAGTGGTTACGATTACACGATCAAATCCATAATCACTCCAACGACTACCTACTGGTAATGTCTCAAAAATATATTCTTTTTGTTGTATTAACATTACTTTAGTACATCTAATATTTGACAATTGTTGTAAGACATTTGAATAATATTCGGGAACCACAATTACATCATCAATTAAGATATTAATTTTATCTTCTTTAATTGATACGACATCTAAAACATTATATTTTTCACCTAACCATTCAGGTGTCGTATATGTTTTATCTTCAACTAAAATTTTTGGATTACTTCCATTTTCTTTTAGAGTTAAAGCAATATCGTAAATGTGTTTTACTGCAGCTCTAGCGTTATTTTTAGTATCATACGTTAAAAAATATATAACGTTTTCTTTTGTTTCTAACCTTCCTAAGGCTGATTCAATTTTTTCTATGTTTTCTTTACTCATCTTCGTCTTCTATTAAAATTTGATTTTTTATTAATGTGTTAAATGCTATTTTGAAAGATACTGATGTTCCTTCTTGTGCAAATTTCCCCAATTCTTCGTCAACTTCGTCAATTTCACCTAAAACTCTATCCAAACACATTTTAATCACTTCGTATTTGAATATGTTTACTTCAGTTACTTCTGTTCCGTCTTCGTCAGGGACTGTTCCTCCTGTTCTACATTTTTCTGTGATTCCGTCAAGGTCAATGTAGTAGGATTTTCCAAAGATTTCAACCATAAGTTTTGTATTTCAATTAATTTAGATATTTCTTTATCATAAGTAAAGAATTGATTATAAGTGGTGTTGAATTTAATTCCAGTTTTATTCTCGGGAACTAAGTCTATAATCTTTTTGTTATCAGTGATCCACATATCACATTGATTCCAATTAGATTCAATATCTTTAGTTCTAATAAATTTTATATTATTACCAAGAAAACCATTTTTAGATAAAAAGAATAATGTCGCAGGTTTTGCTTTACCCATTTCATCTAAACCCACTAATGTAAAATTATGCTCGGGATTATCATACAAAATTTTGTGTAACTCGGTAAAGGTAGTTGAGTAACTTAATCCGGCGTGACCAAATATTTCAATAGGATATTCAATAAATAAAAAGTTTTCAAACTCTTCTTGTGATTGAAATTTGTGAGAATTTAAAAGATTATCATTTTGAATAGGTTCGGTAACAGCATATTCAAATGTATTTTCTTCTTCACCTTCAATTATAATGTCACTATTAAAATATGATTCATTATAATGATAATCAAATTTTTGAATTGTATTTCTTAAAACCCCATCAATACTAATGTATATTTCCATTAGAAAAATATACAACGAATTGAGTTATAAGTAAATACTATTCGTATCTATTTAAAATTTCTCCGATGATTGGGTTTCTTACAATATCTTCCATACCGAATTCAAAGATTCCAATTCCCTTAACATCTTGTAATCTTTTCTTCGCATCGTATAAACCAGATTTTGTTTTATCTCTGAATTTATCTGATTGTTCAAGATCACCTGAAATAAAGAATTTAGAATTAAATCCAATACGAGTTAATAATAACTTAATCTGTGATGGTGTGGCATTTTGAGCCTCTTCAAAAACAAGGATAGTATTATCTACGTTCCAACCTCTCATATAAGCAAGTGCCGCAACTTCAATATAACCTTGATCTTTTAATTCTTCTCTCGCCTCTTTACCTATAATTTTATTTAATAGATAATATGATGGATAAATGTATGGATCTAATTTCTCTTCTAAACCCCCTGGAAGTGATCCTAATTTCTCTTCAGCTTCAACTGCGGGTCTAACTATGATAATCTTCTCATACTTGTTAGAATCGTCATATAATAGGTCTACTGCACGTTTCATTGCTATGTAGGACTTACCCACACCTGCAGGACCGAAACATAATGTAATTTGATTTTCTCCAAGAATATTCCAATAGGTTTCTTGGTTTTTAGTGAGGAACTTTTCTTTAGGACGTTTGATGATTTGTCTTATCCTATCTTTATGTGATATTTTTTTCTCTTCTATTAATACGGGTGGTTGGATTGTTTTGGTTCTAGTTTTATATGCCAAAATTGTTAGTTTTAAAAGTTCTGTTTATTGTTTATAAATATCACTATTTTCCCGTAGATCCAAATCCACCAGATCCTCTTTCAGTATCAGATAATTCAGGAACCTCAGTCATATATATGGTAGGATAAGGTAATATAATAATTTGAGCACCCCTTTCACCAATTTTGTATTTAATTGAGTCTAAACCTTGAGTTTTCTTAAATGTTGCTTGTAATTCACCTCTATATCCACTATCAATAACACCTACACAATTTGATAGTATTAAATCTTGGTTACGTACAGATGAACGTGGAAAAACTAACCCAACATAACCTTTAGGAATTTCCATTGCAATACCAAAACCGTACGATACACTAAGTGATGTGTTTTCAATTTCTTTTGTAATTGTTAAATCCATACCAGCATCACCAACTTTTGAATATGATGGGATTACCGCATTTGTGTCTAATTTTTTAACCTTAACTAAAACGCCACCACCCGTCATCGTTGGTTGAGTGTTAATTATATTTTCTTCAGTAACAGGTTGAATTGGTTGTAATTCTTCTTGTAATTTTGTCAACAATTCATTTAATTCCGACATGAAATTTAAATCTAAATCATCTTCATTATCGGTTCCGATTGTTTTTTCAAAATCTTCTAATTTTTTTAAATATTCTTCAGCTTCTTTTTGGTCCATTTTATTTATTTTTCTTTTCTTCTAACCATTTATCTAACGCCTTAATTCTTTGTTTAAGGTTGTCATCTTGTGGACGTAAACATATTTCCACAAATAAATCGGTAATTCTTACCAATTCTTCAAGAGTAACAGAAACACCAACTGATGTTACATATTCCAACGCCATTTTACTTTGTGATTGACGCATGATTTGTATTTCACGACTATAAAATTCCATATCAGTTGGTGTTTAAATTGTTATTTTGATTTGTAATACTCTGGAGTGTTCTTTGAATCGATGATACATTCAATTGCCATTTTTGCAACTGAAATACTTTCACTAGATCGAACGTCTCCTGCTCTGTATTTCGATGCAACAATCGTCGCCTCTTCTACAGTCTCAGCTTCAATAATGTATTTTAATTTTTGAAGACGAGGGTTTCCTGCTCTGTCCATTTGTTCGGTCTCATAACCGATTGTAACTAAATAATGCATGTTGTTTTATTTTATTATTGATTTAAAAAATTCTACTCTATCTTTACATACTTTTTTTAATGAGTATGTGTCTTTAACTGTTTCATATAAACGATTACCCAAGTCTTCAATCATATTAGGATTCTCAACTAAACGTTTCATATGTTTTGCCCAATCTTTATGGTTCTTCTTAGATCCTACTAATAATGCGTTTCCCTTATCGTTGAACTTACCTTCATCAACTGCAGAAATTAAATCGATTGTAAATGGATCGACATCACTTGCAATAATTGCCTTCTTAAAGAATCCCGCTTCAATTACTTTTAATTGTGATTTGTTTGCGTTAAATACGGACTCAACTAATGGAGCTAATGAAACATCAAACGTGTTATAGTTTGTTGCATAACTATTAATATCTTTTGTCCATCTTCTTCTATATGGTTCATTTATGTCGTTATAATCTCCTTGGGTAAATGTTCCTAAATAAGATTTATATTCAGGACTTAATACTTTAAAATCATCTGTGAAAAATCCTTCGTATTTATACCAAACAGTTTCCATTGGTTGAATCGGTCTTTGTTCTTGTTTACCATTTTGATCAATAACAGTAACACTGCCTCTTGTATCAAATCCACACAAAACAAATTGAACTTTATCTTTAAATAAATTGTGAGTTGATGAAATACCATTTGACATTAACTCTAAATCGTGTAAATGTGATGATCCTCCTAACCAACCAAATCTTACTTTATCTGATTGGACAGGTTTATTTTGAAACTGTGGTTCATCTTCATTTACCGCATTTGGAAAAACAACAACATTATTAATTTTTAATCTTTCCTTAATTGTTTGAGCAAATATTGAAGTGGTTGTTGAAACATAATCAACGGTTTTTAACATGTCGATTTTCATCTCACCAATTTTATTCATTTTAATTGCGTGATACATCGGATGTCTTTGATCAACGAACCATAAATCGTCAATATCCATTACGGTAATAATACCTTTTGATTTTAACCATTTAATTCTATTAATGTTATGTTCGTGATTTGTTTGATGAATAAAAGTATGAAAAACTACAATATCGTAGTTTAAAAAATAATCATCTCTATCTTCCGCATTGTACGAAATATCTACGTGAATATCTTCCGAGTGTTTATCTGAAATGAACACAAATGGATCCATTACTCTAAACTTACCTACACCATGTTTATCCGATGGGATTGCTAAAATTCTAATTTTTGACATTTAAATTAACTTATATGTCTAAAATATAACTAAAAAATTTGAGAAAACAAAATTACTTCGCTTTATTTACACCTGTAATTTTACCCTTAAAAATAGAATCTCCCACCTTTAATACTAAATTCTCATTAATAGATGATGTTGTAGATGCACTAAGGATTTGATTTAATTTTTCATCCATTACTTTACGAACTGTGTTTTCAATAAGAACGGCAATTGCGTTCATATCAATATTACCACCAGACGATTGTCTTTGTTGTGGTTGTGATTTTTTTGATGAAACTCCCTCTTGTTCCATTAAACGTTTTGCACCTTTAACAAAGTCCATATCTAAAGTTTCGTTTAAAGATATAGATTGCATTTGTTCTATTGGGTGGTCGATCATCGCTTGTTTAATTGCAGGAGATAATTTTGAGTTCATTATTTTATCGACATTCATATTACCACCGACAGGTCTTGTATTAGTTTGTTGTGGAAGTTGTGATTCCATCAATTCAGATGGGTCAGATAATAACATTTCACTATTAACATGACCTCTTTCGAAGTTTCCTCCATCTACTTTATTCATTACTTTCTTAGCTTGAACTAATTTTTTCATTAAATCGTTTTGTGATATTGCTCCTTGACCTTGTGACATACTATTAAATATTTTATACTATAATATACTTTTTTAAGAAAACATTAAATGCTTAATCTTTTTAATACTTTCCTGTAAATTTTTATTTTCCTCATCTTCCTCAGGATTTGGTTCTGGTTTTTCTGCTGACTTTGGTTGAGGTAATTCTTTTGGTTTTTCTGAGTCAGGTTCAACCCCCGTTGGTTCAGAAGGTTTTGGTTCTTCTTTTGGTGGGGTTACTAACTTCTCAGGTTTTGTTTTAGGTTTTGGTTGTGGTAATTCTGTCGTCTTCGGTTCTTGCGGAGCAACAGGTTCAACTTTTGGAGTTGGTTCTATTGGAGTAGTCACCGAAGGTTTTGATTTTAAAATTCTTGGTTTTTTAACTTCAGGTTTGTTAGTCCAATCTGTCGTCACATATGTTACTGTCATCGACTTATCATCACCTTCTTTATAATCAGGTCTTTTTTGATCGAACTTTTTATCACTTACTTTTAAATTACCCATACGACTAACCATAAAAGTTCTCCATCCTGTTTTATCAAATCCTTTTTTAGAAACCGATGGTGGTTGAACATATGCACGAACAACTAAATTACCTCGTTTACTTAATCCTAATGCCACCGCTTCGGCATCAATTCTATTACCTTGTTTAACACTATCTTTTGCAGGTTTTTTAGGACCCGTATAGAAAAAAGAAATCTTATTCCTATTTTTGATTGCATCAACAATGGGTTTAGTTTTAGATGTCTTTAAAATATTTTGTTCTTCAAGTATGTCGAAGATTGTGTTAATAAAACTCATTATGTTGTTGGGTGTCTATTATATTCTTTTTTAGATCCGTAAGTATTTTTTACGACGTTTTCAGTTCTTCTAAGTATATCTGTTTTAGAACCAACGGTTCCATTTTCATCTTTAGGTCCTTTACCATTTTCATCACCGTCAGAAATGGCGTCTGGATTTGAACTATTATATTGATTTCTCTTATTAAATTTATTTTTAACTAAATTCTCAGTTCTTTTTAATACGTCAGTTCTTGTCCCAACTTCACCAGTTTCACCTAACTGTCCTTTACCTAATTCATCACCATTAGAAATCGCATTAGGATTATTAACACCATATTGATTATTTCTACCATACGTGTTTTTACTAATTAATAAATTTCTATTTGCAATATCTACAGATGTTCCTATTGCAACATTATCATCTTTTTGACCTCTACCTTTTTCATCTCCGTCAGCTAATGCATTTGGATTTGTTAAACTGTATTGATTATTTTCGTTATAAGTGTTTCTACCTAAACTTGAAATTCTATTTTGTATATCGGTTGATGATCCAACTTTACCATCATCACCTATTTGACCTTTACCTTTTTCATCTCCATCAGATAATGAATTTATATTTCTACTATTGTATAGATTTTTTTCGTTATAAGAATTTCTTGTTAAGGATTCTTTTCTAAACTGTTCTGATATTTGATCTAATTTTGTTGCCATATTATAACATTAATTTTTTTATTCTATTAACTTGTTCAAATAAACCTGTTAATTTTATTGATGCCACTGAATTTTTTTCTGAATTAGAATTAAATTTAAATGACGGTAACCAACTTGATTTTTTTGTATGTTTTGTTAAGAAACTATTTTTTCTTTCTCCCGTTGTACTTGAAATATCATCAGCCTGTTTTCTACCTTCTTTTCTATTTTGAATTAAATCTCTCTCACCCTGAAGATATTGTTTTGACCACGTATCCATTAAATCACCACCAGCCAAGTCATACCTAATTTTATCAGCAACTTTATCCATACCTTGTATGTCATGAATAATACGTTTAAGTTGACCATATGTTACTTTTTTATCGGTTAAAAGTTTTTTTGCTCTCATTACCCCATGCACATTTTGACCGTTAAGACCTGTAACCGTGTGGTTGATCTTATCTAAAATGTTCTGTGGTAAATCAAAGTCCCTATTTTTTAACTCTTTATTCATTATCGTCTTTAAGTCCTTTCAAAATATGGTCTGGTTTAAGACCATAAGTTTTCATACTATTTTTAAGTGATTTTATTTGTTTTGCAACTATTGGGTTTATTTCAACCTCTTCTACTTCCTCTTCTTTTGACAATACATCATTATCTTTTCCTTTTTGTTTTAAAAGATTATCTATGTATTCTTCCATGAATTTTTTAGGATTTTCAACTAATCTAACCTTGTCTTCAGGTAAACTTGGGTCATATCCCATTTGTCCTAATCTATCTTCCAATTCCTTCGGATCGGTTACACCTAATTCAATGAATTTCTTTTTAGCTTCTTCATAACTTGCGTCGTCCATTATGGTATCTTCTGCACCCAAAGCTTTACTCATATCAGATTCACCCCAATATCTTCTATAACCCATACCTAATCTTGGTGATATTGAAGATTGACCAGCTCCCGTTAATGCAAATTCATCACTAGTAGAATTTGATGTTGTCCCTTTTGAATTAAGATTTGCTGGTTTTTTACCTTTAGCAAAATTACCCGCAGCATCTACGATTTCACCCACCTCTTCCTCTTTCTCTACTTTATCAGGGATTTCATCATAATCTGTTTTATCGGAGAACTCCTTAGCCCATTTGGACCATTTCTTCTTTTCTTTTTTGGGTTTACCCTTCTCATTCGCCTTAGCGTAGAAGAATCTTTGTTGTGCTTTTGAAGCAAATTTCTCCTCAATTACCTGTTTTATAAAATTATTCATCTAAATAGACTTTTATATAAATATCAAATGTTATGAAAGATATTTATATTATAATGAATAGACAGAATATTTTAAACTATTATGGATCTAAATTGGATTTGAAGTTAGATTCATCGGAACTTTATGACTATCAATTAACCACAAATGAGGTTGATTATGATACAGATGTGTTAGATTTATCTACCCCAATCACATATAGTGCTCTTACAATTGACTCAAGTTGTTTAACAACAAATTTAAATGATCAGAAACCGTGGGTTGTTCCGGTTGATAGTCGTTACACAGGAGATACTTGTGATTTTACGGTTAGAAGAAGAACTGAAAAGGGTTGGACCTTAGATTTTATCTTTAATAGAGATGAGGTTAATTGGTCAGGAGGAACGGTATTTTATTACCTCGGAGTTGATGGTGATAATATCTATACAAATTATTTAGATAATAATTTATCATTTCAATTTACAAATGATGGTAGGGTAAAATGGGTTGCTTATCACTATTCAGGATATTGTGCACTAACTGGATACACGGAAACACATAGTCTTTTAAATGGGCAAACACCTGTATTATGTGTTACGGGAGATACAAGTGATTTTAATTTAACAATAGTTTTCAATAGATATAGAGAGTTAATAGGTTGTGATTTAGATAATGTGGGAGGTTTTAATGATCTAATACCAGGACCACATGCGGTTCCATATACAGTCGATCCAACAGGATATACTGCGGTTACTTCAACTCAAATCGTAACGGGATACACAATTACAAATACACTTGAAGATTGGGTTACGGGTGGAACAATAACAACTGAATATGTGGAGGAATTAAATAGAAAATGGTCGAACGAAAGAGATAAGAGATTAGGGGATTTGAAATTCTATCTAAATGGTAATTTAATTCATACCGAAACCAATTGGGAAGAAATAATTCCATCTTATAGAGATAATCAAACAATTATACAATCTTGGGGTGGAGGATATAACTACACTTATTTTGGAAATACATCAAAAACATGTGGGTTCAATATTAAATCGGCTTTATATTATGAAGAACCATTAGATTTTGTTCATGTTAAACATAACTTTAGAACAAGATTAAATGACTTTGATTTTGAAATATGTAATGCGCCTTGTGTTGATGACGTATATCAATACGTTCCACCGACCGCGACTCCCACACCAACACCAAGTCCAACTCCGGTTCCAACCGCGACTCCAACAACTGTACCGACGGTTACACCAACACCGACAGGACAACCTACGAATACACCAACCCCATTACCGGCAACAGTTACACCAACACCTGGCCCAACATCAACACCGTTTATAACACCAACACCATATCCATTTACAACACCTCTACCAAGTGGATTTACATTTGATGCTGACTATATAATCGTTTCATATGCATTTACCGATGGTACTGATTTAGATACGAGAACAAGAATTAGTAGTCCTAATATCGGTCAAAATAGTGCACAAACATATCTTGGTTGGTGTAGATCTGAATTTTTTCCCGATAATGAAGGAACTCCAATATTAACTTGGAGTGGTGATAATACGGGACAAGGTTTTGAATCTGTGTTTGTCAATTTAATTAGATTTAAAGAATTATATCCATCTGAGACATCACTTACAATTGAAATGAGTGCAATGTGGTACGGTACTCTTGGAAGTAATCCTGTTATTATGGATGTAATGATGTATAAAGGTGGTACAATATCATTGGTTCAAGAGGCGTATATGTTTGCAAATGATGGTTATAGTGGAATTTACGGAGTTGCCTCAACGGGTACAACTATTACAACACAATCTCAAGAATGTTTTAGTCAAGAACTTGTTGCGAAATTACAATATAATTTAACAACATATAACGGACAATTCATATAAACAAAATATTTAAGGTATGTCTTGGCAGATAAACGGTAAATTCATTTTAGTCCCAAAAAACCAAACATCCCCACCAACGGGGACACCTACGCCGACGCCGTCAATTACCAATACACCTTTACCAGCTACAAGTACACCAACACCGGTACCAACAGATACACCAACACCAACGCCAACATCTACCCCTGTTCCACCAACTGCCACTCCAACAATTACACCAACACCAACATCTAATATAGTAACTTCAGGTTTGGTTATTCAACTCGATGCATATGAGAGTTCAAGTTATTCAGGAGGAACAACTGTTTTTGATATTACAGGTGGATATAACCATACATTAATTGGTGCAACTTATACAGTTCTTAATGGTATAAAATGTTTTGATTGTACAACAGGAAATAATAGAGTTGCGGTAAATGGAACAGGTCCTCTATTACCTAATACAGGATACACATATGTTACTTGGACAAGATTAATGACAAATAATACTGGATTTAGAACATTACTTTACACAAACTCACCTAGATATACACCAATTACCATTCCTAATGGAACAAATACATTAGGATATTGGGATACTTCCTTTAAGAGTTCAGGATATGATGTAACGTCTTCGGTTGGAGTTTGGGTTCAGTTTGCTGTAGTTGGAACAAATACATCACAAACATTCTATATAAATGGTTCACAAGTAGGAAGTACAATCAATACGGGTTCGGGTGGAAATACACATTGGGGATTGGGTAATAATGATGTTGTTGCTCAACCTTGGGGACATGTTGCCAACATGTATTTTTACAACAGACAATTAAATCTTGCTGAAATAACGGAACAATACAATTATTTGGCACCAAGATTTGTGGAACCAACTCCAACACCAACCGTTACACCAACAGCAAGTGTTACTCCAACTCCTACAATAACAAATACACCAAGTCCAACTCCGAATGAGTTTGGTATAATAACCGAAAACGGTATTTACATAATTTCAGATGAAAATGGAAACATACTAATACCTGAATAAAAAATTATAAAAATATAAATAAAAATGGCACTAATAAAAGTTTCAGAATTAACCAGTACGGGTTCCGTAAAAATTGATGATATATTAATGATATCCTCAACCAGTGGTAGTGGGTACACATCAAATCGAATATCAATTGAAGACTTGGTATCAAGTCAACCATTTCTTGATTTAGGTTCTTCAGGAACTGCCGGTTCATCGGGGACATCAGGTTCTAACGGTTCTTCGGGTTCGTCAGGTTCAAACGGTAGTTCAGGGTCATCGGGAACATCAGGTTCTAGTGGTACATCAGGTTCATCAGGAACTAGTCCTGCAAATGTTTTATTAAAAACAACAGGAACATGGACAGTACCAACCGGTGCTTCTACACAAAGTTTCACCGTAGACATGAACAGCTCATATTCAATGTGGGTAAATGGTAATATTCCTTTTGGTATAATTATTTGGAACGCAACCGCAACACTTTCAAATACAAATGTTCCAGTAGTTGGTGCTCAATATGGTTGGTATTATGCAACGGGTAATGCGTTAGTTTTAACTTCAATGCCTAACCAATTTACAGGAACAAATGGTAGTATTTTAAATACACCAGGTGATTATGCATCAAATACTTCAAATGTATTTAGTTTTGGTATAACAAACAATAGTGGAACATCACAAACAATTAATTACGGTTATATAAAATTATCATAATAATAAAACAAAATAGACAGAAAATAAAAGTATTTATATAACATAATGGCAACAACAAGACCCTTCGCATACAACACAGGATCCACCATAGATGGAACAACACAAATTGGAAACATCGCAATAGGTGTTTCAGATCAAGATTATTCACAAGATCCAGGTGGGGTTAAATGGTGGATGGGACCTGATGAAGAGTTAGGTTATGTTATTGCAAACGAGGTACCAACAGGAGACCACCCAACACCTGTCGATGAAGATTCTTATATTAATTTTTGGAGATCAACAGATTTAACCGAACAATCTTTATTAGATTTATTAAACGTTTTACCAATAACAGATGGTTTAGAACCATTTACAAATGGTAGTGATGCTAAAACTTGGTTAAATGATAACGGTTATTTTACAACATATGGTGAAGATTTACCAACACCAACCCCTACACCTACTCCTTTACCGGCAACTAGTACTCCAACTCCGTTACCGGCTACAGCAACACCTACACCTACTCCTTTACCGGCAACTAGTACTCCAACTCCGTTACCGGCTACAGCAACACCTACACCTACTCCTTTACCGGCAACTAGTACTCCAACTCCGTTACCGGCTACAGCAACACCTACACCTACACCAACTGATAATTTAGGTGATAATTTATTACAAGAGAATGGTGATAGTTTATTACAAGAAAATGGTGATAATATTTTATTAGAATCTACATCAACAACACCAACTCCTACACCAACTCCTACGGAGGTTCCACCTACCGACACACCAACACCGGTACCGACAGATACCCCAACACCTACACCAACGGCAACGGAGGTTCCACCTACCGAAACACCAACTCCTACACCAACGGCAACGGAGATTCCACCTACCGAAACACCAACTCCTACACCAACTCCAACTCCGACAGCAACAAGTACACCTACACCTACAATTGATTTAAGTGCAGTAACAACTTATACAATTTCGGGATGTAGTAGTTCAAATGTTTTAGTTGTTGATTTAGGACCAGGATTTATAGTTCCTGGAGATGTATTCTATTTCACATTCACAGGAGCAACACCAAGTGAGTGTTATACCATTGTTAATAAAATTGATACAGCACCTACAGATGGTGGTAACCCAATATCATCTTATTCTAATTGTGCGGATTGTATTGATGGGACAACAACAACTTATACAATTTCAGGATGTACTAATTTGAACGTATTAGTTGCTGATTTAGGACCAGGAGCATTCGCTGCTGGCGACATATACAACATGACATTTACAGGAGCAACTCCAAGTGGATGTTACAGAATTGTCAATAAGATTGTTGATACCCCAACAGACACAGGAGCAC